CATGCGTGCCTGATCGGCGATGACCCGCGCGTCCTTGGCGTCGGTCTTCCCCTCGCCCTTGTAGGCGCCGGTCATCCGGTTGACCGTGCGGCCCGGCACGTAGACCACGCTCTGCCCTTGGGCAACCAGCAAGGCCAGCAGGAGCGTGGAGGCTCGGCCGGAGATGTCCACCGCCTAGCGGATCTCGTCAGCCCGCTCCCGGGCGGTCTCGATGAGAGCGAGGATCTGGGCCTCGTCGTTGATCACCTTCGTCGAGAACAGCGTCCCACCGTCTGCGTCCAGGGCCACCGCCCAGTGGTGCCCCTTGCCTGCGTCGATGCCGACCCATATCCGGCCCTGTCGAGTACTCAACCCGTCGCTTCCGTTCCACCGTGACCAGCACTCTCGTGGCCCGAAGAACACTCCGCCGACAGGTCCCTAACCAGCGATGACCGCAGTTCTCAATCAGTGGTCGGAGCGTCCCGGAGGACCGGGCGGCCATTCCTTGGAAGCCATCAACGGCAGAACCTCATCAGCCACACCCGGTCCTCCCCGACCGCTGACCATTCTTAGGGAGCCTCATGCCAGACCTGGTACGCCCCGTAGACGCTGCCGACCTCCCGATCATGGAGAGGCTGTGGCAACTGTTCCGCCACGACCTCTCGGAGTTCACCGAGCTGCTGCCCAACCCGGACGGGGCGTTCGGCGGCAACCGACTGCACACCGCCTTCACCGATGCCGACCGGGCGCCCCACCTCCTGATGAGTGACAACAGCCCGTCGGCTTCGTCGTCGTCCGGGGCCTACTCGCCCGCACGCGCGTCCTGAACGCCTTCTTCGTCGTACGCGGGGCAAGACGGAAAGGCATCGGCCTGCAGGCCGTCCGGGAAGTCACAGCCAAGTACCCCGGCACGTGGGAAGTCGCCTTCCAGGACGCCAACGTGAACGCGGTCCGCTTCTGGCGTCGCGTCGCCGCAGATATCGCCGGCGAGGCATGGACGGAGGAGCACAGGCCGGTGCCGAACCGGGCGGACCTCCCACCGGATGCGTGGATCTCCTTCAGCGTTCCCGCTCAGCCCGCCTGAGACCGAACTCGCGCCCCCGTGCGCTGCGTGCTGCGCTCGCCTACGAGACCGGCCTCCTTGAGCCGGGCCAGTGCGAGGTCCAGGAGGCGGTCGGCCCCGTGGCCTTCGGCGAGGCGCTCGCGGAAATCGGCCAGCACGCTGTGGTGGAATCCCGGATCGTCCAGCTCCAGGGCCATGGCGTACTTGAAGTCGATGCGGCAGCGGATCGCCTCGGCTGCCTGCCGGTCCGACAGACCGAGCAGGAACTGCAACACGCAGACGGTGGCCAACTGGGCGGGCGAGAGACCGGGGCGCCCATCACGCGAGTACCAGCCGCCGAAGTCCTCGTCATGCCACAGCCTCGTTCAGCCGGTCTCTCACCCACATCACCGTGCCGGCCGGGTCGCTCGCCCGTGCGATCTGCTCGGTCAGAGACGGGACTTGCTCACCGGAACGGGGACGGAGGGACAACGAGCACCTCGACAATCGCAGGGAGAACAGCCCCCAGCATGCCCGTTGATTCACCCTCCACCTCAGCTGCTCAAACTGAGGTTGAAAAAAGGCTCAGTCAAGTTAGGGTTGTCAAGCACTTCTGCGGTTCAGCGGCTTGTGAAATATTCAGACACCTTTGTCGGTAGCTGAAAAGACACTGGTCCCAAAAGTCCTTGGTCCATGCTTTGAGTTGGGCGCTGCGGAAGGGGTGCGGCCGATGCCATCGTAGGCCACATCCTCGACCACCACGGAGCCAGTTAGCGGGCTTCAGCGATACCTCAAACCAGCTCGGTGAGCAGGCCGCGCGCCGTCGCTTCAGCTGACAGCGACGCGGTCAGTCCGCTGTCGGCCAACGTCTCTACCTCGGTGCGCTGCAAGCCGCTCGTACAGAGGCAGGGGCCTGGCGCACGACAGCGCCATCGACTGACCGACCCGCCCTGAAGTCTATCCAGCCTGATAATTCGGAATTCGATTTCTATTCTTGCCATTCCCGCAACGGAATGAATCCTCCGTCTTCGTTAGCGAAACCTGCAGCCCATTCGCGCGAGACGAAGACTGGGCGACTGCGAATCAAGTCGCCTCCCTGCTTCCCGCGAATCACCAGTCCAACCTCTTCGAAAGTCGGTTCACATCGCCGATTCAAGCGGAATTCCCATGCCTCCCCTCGCCTCATCCAGGCCTCAATTTCTGAGGGAAGACGGTGGGTGAGCTGGAAGCCCCCGATGAAAACAAGAGGACCCTGGAAAGGGTCGACTGCTGCGCAGGCCAATTCACCCTGAGCGCTGTAATATACCGTTACACCGCCCTCGTAGAAGAAATCGAATCCACTTGCGGTAGAACCTTCACCGTAGGTTGGCTTGCCTGCAGAGAGAGCGTCGATCACTTGATCTCGGGACATGCCAAAATGCAGCGGCCCAACGCTTATAAACGGAACGAAATCCCAGCGAAGTCGTTCCGCATCGCTCTTCACCTCTGGATCGAGTAGCATTTCTTGAGATATCCATTCCAGTCTGATGTGCGAATCATGTCAACACTACACAGCGAGACGAGTGCGCGGCGTGAAATTATACTCTAGGTGAAATCGCCATACTAGGTCGCCAAAATATTCACTAGGTTGCGGATCTGCGATTTTCCTGCCCGACCAGGTCGGCGCCGGTCCGCCAGGGATTCCAGGAGGACCGGCGGCAGGGTTCGACTCTCTGGGCTATTCTATTGCTCGCCCGTCGATCAACATATCTTGCAATACCCAGTTTTATCCCTGTACCAGATTTTCATGCTTGACCCGATCGGGAGTGAGCACCAGCTCCGGCCCCGGGGCGCCGGTCAAGCGCTGGGAAGGCGCCATCAGCTGAGAGGTTGCGCCAGACGTTCCTCGGCGATGTGCTGGGAAAGCAGTATCGAAGGCGGCATGGGCACTGGCTTCGTCAATGAGAGCAGACCAGATCCAATGCCTGAACACTCCCGTAGTCCTTCCAGCTGACTACCGCTCGGGGACTGCTGCCCCGCCGGAACCTACCGGCGGGGCAGCAGTACAACGCTCGATCAGGAGTCGCTCGGTTTGCCTGGCAAATCCGGCGGCTCGGTGAGGTCGGGGTCCGGGCACAGACACGCCAGCCGCTGGTTCGCGAGGTCGACGGCATCACGCAGCGACTGGCCGCTGTTGGGCTGCAGCTCGTGTTCGACTCGGCTCAGCCGGGCGTCGAAGCCGTGCATGCGCTCGAGGACGCCCGGCCGGCCGGGAACGCCGGGCCGGTCCTCCTCCCCGTACCAGTCGTCCATGAACAGCTCCACCCGGCGGAAGAACCGCAACCCGGCCCGGACGACCCGCCAGACGGCGGCAACAACGCCCACGAGTGCCGTGAGCACACCACCCACCGTCAGGACGCTGTCCAGAGTCGCGTTGCCGGTCTCGATCACCCTCGCTCCCCGCCCAACCGGGGCGAGTGCCGGACCTTCCACCCGGCGGCGAAGGTGAGGATGCCCGGAATGATCGACAGAACCAGCGGGCTGATCCAGTCCGGCAGCGGATCGAGCAGGCGCGTGTTGTCCTGGACTGCTGCGAGGACCGCGAGAAGCCCGGCCGATGTCAGGTAGGAGGTGGCGGTGGCCGCGGTGACCTTGGCCTCAACAGGCGCGTTCTGGGCTCCCACAGCTCAGCTCTCCTTCCACACCAGCGCCGTGAGGACGGCGCTCGCGACCTCGATCTCGGCCGGGCTCTGGTTGAGGAGCCGGACCCGAATGCTGCGGCCCGAGCCGATCCGCTTGGTCAGCGGCACGATCCCGTAGGCACCACCCGGAGTGCCGATCACCTCGTGGATGGGGTGCACCTGCTGAAGCTCGTCGCCCTCCCACTCGCTCATGCGGACCTGGACGACGTCCCCGACCGGCAGGTCCTCGAACCTGAGGCTCAGCGAGCCCGTGAACCTGGCCGGGCCCTCCACGAACACCTCGCTGTTGGGGGCGTGGTCGCCGGTCTCGTCGGTCCACTCCTGCGTGAACTGGACGTCGTGCCACGCGCCGGGGGCCAGCGTGTACGGGTGGACCAGGCCGAGGTTCGCGTACTGCGGCATGTCGGTGTCGTCTTCCTGTGCACTCGGGCTCCAGCTCGCCGGGTGCGCCAGGCGCTCGGCGACGTCGGCGCGGAACTGCGCCATGGTGAACGAGAACGGGCCGCGACTGCCGTAGCCCTCGACGCGGCCCCGGGGGTCGACCTTGCCCTCGACGGACGTCTCCAGGTGGCCGGCGCAACTGCCCGCGCCCCACTGGTGGTGACGGCAGATCGCCGCGTTGAACCGGACCCACGTGTCGTACTGGGCGCGCGTGTAGACGTCGACGCCGTCGCCGAGGTTCTCGACCTCGAGCCCGTAGAGGACGTCGTTCCCGTCGACCGTGCCCGAGCTCGCGTCGGGCTTGGGGAGCGGCATCTCGGCGACGATCGCGTCGAAGGAGTTCTTCGCGGCCAGACCAGCGTGGTTGGCGCGGCCGTCGGCGACCAGGGCCAGGACACCGGACTTCGGCAAGTAGGCGTGCGCCAGCGGCGGCGGCAGGCCAGGGCGGCCGTTGACGGCGATCGTGGCCAGGCTGTTCGTCCCGGCGGTGTGGTGGTTGAGCACCCCGTTCACGGGACCGAAGACTTTCCCCGTCGCGGCGTCGCGCCCGCGTTCGGTCCAGCCGGGGAACTCGGTGAACGGCACGCCCTCAGCGGTGAGGGCGGCCCGCCACAGGGCGGGCGTCATCGGAGGGGACAAGGCGATCACTCCCGAACATGAGAGGTCTCGCCCGGCCCAGAACCAGCGGCTTCGAGAGAGTCTAGCTTTCCGCACTGTCCACGGCTGACTACATGAGCTGGCCAGCGAGGGAGTTGGGCGATCGCGCCGCGTGTCGAGTCGTGTCACGCGAGGGACGCGTACACGACTTGACCAATCCGATGCTGACGACTCTCCTGCTGAAGGTAGAGAAGAAGGTCAAGCGGGTCAGGCCAGCAACGTGACGGCGGGTCTCACCACTCAGGCCGAAATCGGCGCCACAATCGAGGCGATCAAGGTCAGCCCTGCGCTGCGAGCCAACTTCATCGCCAAGGCGACCCAAGCGATGAAATCATGAACACCCCTCTCGAGAAGGCGGGATCCGGGCCCTGAAAGCGCTGGGGTGATTGCATGTTCGGTAGGGAAGATATCTCGCGTGCCCTCGTAACCGGGAGATTCCTGGGTGTAGGTGCCGGGTCGTTGCTAGAGGACGTTGAGGAACGTCTTGGAGCCCATGTGCGGCAGTTGCATGGCAGCAAACACCGCTATCTGAGGCTCGACTTCGGGCTGGTAGAAGTCACCTTCGGTGATGAACCCGACTGGGCGTGCCACTGGCTGGCCGTGCATCCGCATCGACTGGTCGAGGTCCCCGGTCTCGCCGAGGAGTGTGAAAAAGGATTCGCTCTCGAATTCTCCGGGATAATCACCTGGGAGCAACTGTCGCTCGAAGTTCGAGAGAACGCTGTCCTCGTCGACACATCGGCTTCTGGCGTCCAGTTCAGGATTCCGACCGTCAAGGCGACCGTGCACCTGTCTAAAAACGTAGATGACAGCGAGCTTGGCCGAGTGATCGAGAAAATCGTGATCGGGGTCTGAGCATCACACAAGGAAATATCCACTGACACGTGCAAGTCGCCTGCTTAGAAAGAGGCCATAGCCGAACACGTCGGTCTTCAAGGTTAGTGACGATCTGACCGAGTTCACCTTACGCCAGACCCTCCACCGGGAAGAGGCACAGGCGCTGGCTCCGGCAACCGGGTAGCGGAGGCAGATGCGGCAAAGACCCACGTCCGGTAGGACCAGAAGCGGAAGAGAGTCGCTATGCCGATGCCGATGAACTTGCCAGCGTTGTTGGCAAGCGTGCCGTCCCAGCCAAATCCGTAGGTGATCACATAGAGGATCCCGTTCTCGATGACCAGACCGACTGCACTGAAGAAGAGGAAGAGCCCCAACTCCTTCTTCCGGTCGGCCCGGTCATCCCGAGTGTGATGCCGGTAGGTGAAGTAGCGCAGGCCGAGATAATTGGTCATGATCGCGACAGCCGTCGCTAGGACGCTCGCCCGGACAGGCTGCCAGTCGGTGGCGGCTCTGACGAGGTTGAAGACTCCCAGATTGACCACGAACCCCGATGCCCCCACCAGGCCGAACTTTGCGATCTCACGGGACAGCTTCCCCGACCGCGTGGGAAGCGCATGACGTCCACCCACCGTCCCGCTCAGCCCCGTCGGTTTCGCAGCCGCAGTCGCAACGGCACCAGTGCCGACTCGATTTGCGTCGCGAGGTTCATCTTGGATACACCCTCGGTACGCTCCTCGAAACGGATCGGGATCTCCACGCCGTTGTGGCCATTCCGCGCCGCAAGAAACTTCAGCTCCACCTGGAAGCTGTAGCCCGCGCTGTCCAGCGTTCTGAGGTCGACGTCGCGCAACGTCTCTGCCCGCCAGAGGTTGAAGCCAGCGGTAATGTCACGAATCTTGGTGTCGAGAACGGTCCGTGCGTAGCGGTTCGCGAAGCGGGAGAGCAGTTGCCGGTGCTTTCCCCACTCCTCGTCCAGGGAACCGCCGTCCACATATCTACTGCCCACGACGAAGCCGGCACCGGTGGACAGCGCGGTGCCCAGCATCTGGGGGATGACATCGGCTGGGTGGCTGCCGTCGGCGTCCATTTGGACCACGAACTCGGCACCCTCATCCAGCGCGGCCAGCATTCCCTCGGTGTACGCCCGGCCCAGACCATCTTTGGCGGTCCTGTGCAGCACGCTCATCCGCCGCCAGCCGGCCAGGTCGTTGTACTTCTCGGCCAGCTGCTCGGCGAGCACGCCTGTGCCGTCCGGGCTCGAATCGTCCACGATCTTCAGATGCAGGCCGGGAAGCGGTTGCCGCAGAACGAGGTCGGTGATCCGCGGCAGGTTCGCCACCTCGTTGTAGGTCGGCATGACAACCGTCAGCGGCGCCTCTCCCCAGGACGGGGGAAAGTGGTCCGGTACCAGGGCGTTCACGGTCTCTCCTGTCTTGGCCGGGCCGGACGGCCCAGGGCATGGAAGTCCCAACCGGCGGCGGCCCAACGGGCGCCGTCCAGCGTGCCCCGGCCATCGATGATCCGGGGGCGGTAGGTGAGGTCGATCAGTGCGGCCGGGTCTAGTGCCGCGAACTGCGGCCACTCGGTCAGGTGCAGCACTACGTCGGCGCCCCGCACCGCGTCCGGGGCCGAGAGTGCGTAGCTCAACGTCGGGTAGTGCTTGCGGGCGTTGTCCATGGCCTGCGGGTCGAAGACGGTGACCTCCGCGCCTTGGAGGTGGAGGCGAGAGGCGATGTCCAGGGCCGGGGAGTCGCGGATGTCGTCCGAGTCGGGCTTGAAAGCTGCGCCCAGCACGGCGACCCGCTTCCCTTGAACATCGCCGGCACACAGTTCGCGGGCCAGATCCACGGTCCGCTCACGGCGTCGCAGGTTGATGGCATCAACCTCGCGTAGGAAGGTCAGCGACCGGCCGGTGCCCAGCTCCTCGGCACGTGCAGCGAAGGCGCGGATGTCCTTGGGTAGGCAGCCGCCGCCGAAGCCAATCCCGGCGCGCAGGAATTTCGCACCAATCCGCTCGTCATGGCCGATGGCGCGGGCTAGCACTGAGACGTCGGCGCCTGCCGCCTCACACACTTCCGCCATCGCATTGATGAAGGAGATTTTGGTGGCGAGGAAGGCATTGGCGGCCGTCTTGACCAGCTCGGCGGTCGGAAAGTCGGCTGTCACCAGCGGGGTCCCGGACGCGAGGACAGGTTCGTACACTTTGCGAAGGATCGTTTCGGCGCGGTCGGACTCAACCCCGAACACCAACCGGTCCGGGCGCAGTGTGTCGTCGACCGCGAATCCCTCGCGCAGGAACTCAGGGTTCCATGCGATCTCGACATCGCCGTACGCGGCCGCTAGCCGCCCCGCCGTCCCCACTGGCACGGTGGACTTGCCGACCAGTAGAGCGTCGGGCTCGGCGTGCCGCGCAATCGCCGCGAAGGCAGTGTCGACGTACGTAAGGTCCGCGCCCATGGAGTCCCTGAGCTGCGGAGTGCCCACACACACGAAATGCACCTCGCCGAAAGCACCGGCCTCCTCGTATGAGGTCGTGAACCGTAGCTGTCCGGTCGCAGTGTGCTTTGCGATCAGCTCGGGCAGACCCGGCTCATGGAAGGGCACACGCCCTGCCCGTAGCGCCGCCACCTTGTCGGGGTCGACATCGACGCCGAGCACTTCGTGGCCGAGCTCCGCCATACAGGCGGCGTGGGTGGCACCTAGATAGCCGGTGCCGATGACAGTGAGCCGCATGATGTGCGGCACCTCCTTGCAGACGAACCCCTACGGTCTACTGCTTGACGTAGACCCGGTAGACGCGGTGCTTGCCGTTGTCCCGGTAGGGCAGTTGCGCGATCAGGCGGTAGTGGCCGCCGATCCGAACGGCCTGGGTGACGGCCTTCTCGCGGGCCGACTGTGCGCCGGACGTGACGGTGTCGAGGACGATCGCGCCGTAGCGGCCCTTGGTGACGTCACCGACGCGGCCGTCAGCGAGGGAGACCCACTGGCCGGGGCTGGTTCGCGAGCCCAGGTAGTACTCAGGCACGCCCTCCACCTCCGACAGGTAGGTGCCCCTCGCGTTGACGTGGGGGCGCAGAACCTCTGCCAGGTTGTTGGAGTCGGGCCAGCTCTCGAACCGCTGCCCCGACTGGGAGATGCCCAGTGCGAGCATCAACACCCAGGCAAGGATGCCCAGTTGCGGGTGCCGGAAATGGGCGCCGATCATGCGGGTGATGCCGAGCCCGGTGAGCGGGGCTGCAAGCAGCAGGCCGAACGCGATATGCCGGAACATGCCCTCCGACGTGTGCAGCTGAGCCTGGAGCAGCGGGATCAGGGCAGCCGTGGCGCACAATGTCAGGCCGAGCGCCGCACGGCGCAGCGGCGAACCAGGAACGCTGTCCATGTCAACGGCCTCGTTCATCCGTTCGCGCCTGACCCAGGCAACCGCTCCACCGCAGGCAAGCAGCAGGAACAGCCCGCTCCACTGTGCGGAGGTGGTCAGGATGTCCCAGGCACCCTCATCACCCTGGCCGCGCGTGAGCGTGCTGTCCTTGATCGCGCCGAAAGCACCGGTCACCAGCAGCGGAGCGGCGATGCCGACGCCGAGCACGATGCCGCGCAAGAGACCCTTGGCGGGGCCCTTGTATGGCCAGGCCGTGTGCACCGCCAGCAGCAACACCGTGGGTAGGACCAGCACCGCGGTATGGTCCACGGCAGCCGCGAGCGCGGCCACCGGGGCCGCAACCAGCACGACGAACCCGTTCGCCCGGTCGGTGTAGACGACGATCCACGCGGCAAGGGCGACCAGCATGAGCGCGAGTGCGTCCGGCGAGGCGTAGTAACCGACGACGATAGTTGACTGGAGGACGGCGTACGCAGCGGCGGCGCAGGCGGCCACGCGCTCGTTGAACATTCGGCGTGTCAGCGAGTACAGCAGTGCCGTCGCGGCCAGGGCGAACAGCAGGCTGAGCAGTCGTACCGCCGAAAGGCCACCGAGTTTGTCGACGGCACCGGCCAGCACCGGGTACAGCGAGGCCGAGCCCGGCACGCGGTCGACGAGGTCAGTGGTGACGGCAGTTCCGTCTGCAAGGTGGGCGTACTCCTGGCGGCCCACGACGAGGTTGATGGCCTCCTCCGGACTGGCGCCGCTGCTCAGGCCGAAGGAGAGCAGTGCCTGCATGGCCAGCACGCCGATCAGCAGGATGCGGCCGATCCAGCGGCGTCGGCGGCTGGGGGCCGCGGACCAGCCGGTCTCGGGGGTCTCGGGGATCTCGTACGGGGCCGTCTCAAAGGCCGATGCCTCTTTGTACGGCTTGCCGAACTGGCCTTCGTACCGGTCGCTCTCCGTCCCAGGCACTGCGGCAGGCGGGGCGGTCGGCACGGGTGCCGTGGCCAGGGGGCGTGCGTGGGTTTGGTCCGGAGCGGCTTGGTAGTAGTGCTGGAAGTCGGCGGGCGGCTGGTATTGGACCTGCTGCAGCGAGGGGTCGGCGTAGCGGTTCGGGTCGGCCTGCGCGGGGTCCCAGTGGGGCGGCGGGCTGGCCGGGCTGAACCAGGAGTCAGTCTGCTCGTTCACTACTGCTTCCTGATGTCGAAGCCGAAGCCTGGGTCGGTCGCACGCTTGCGGTACTCCGCGAGAGCGAGCGGGCTGATCTCAATCCGCCAGTCGGCACGCTTGGGGATGTTGAACCAGACGAAGCCGAGAACATCGTCGTGAGCCTTGACGCCGTCGAAGAGGTCGTCGACGTCGGCCCGCCGGCGCTGTCCCTCCTGGGCGGCCGTCTCGGCGATGAAGATCGGCTTCTTGGTGAAGGTCCTGATCTGGTCCATCGTCGGGCCGTACAAGGTGTCGAAGGTGTGTGGCCCGGTGAGGGCGTAGTAGCCGATCATCCCGGCCCAGTCCACGTACGCGTCACCGGGGTAGTACTGCTTGAGACCGACGTTCGGCATCGGGGTGATGACGTTTGGCGTCCACACCCAGATCACGTTGGTGGCGCCCGCGTCCTGGAACAGGTCGTGTATGTGCCGCCAAGCCGCCACGTACTGGGCGGGGGTGGCCTTGGTGCGGCCCCAGGCGTACCAGTCGCCATTCATCTCGTGCCCGAAGCTGATGGCGACGGGCAGATTGAGTTGGACGAGGTCGCGCGCGTACTTCTTGATGTACGCGTCCTGTGTACCGTCGGCGATAGCCTTCAGTGATGGCTTGAAAGGTTCCCATGCGATGAAGGGGAGCGCTCCCGTCTGGTAGATGCGGCGGACCCCGCTGGTGTCGAAGCCGTCGCCGAACGCCGAGTAGAACTCCAGGACGTTGGGCTGCTTGCCGATCTTCTCCTTGTACGGGCTGACCGCTTTCAGCGACTCGGGCACGCCCTCCAGCGCGACCCCGATGTACTTGCCATTCGGCTTGATCAGCGGGGTGACGTCGTACGGAGTGACCGGCTCCGCCTTGTCGGCGCCGGAGGTCATGCCGGGCTCGGCCGCAGAGTTGCCGGAGCCAGCGGTCAGACTGCAGCCGGTCAGCAGCATCAGGCCGGCGGTAAGCACGGCAAGGAGCGGCATGGTGCGGCGCAAAACCACGTTCGGACGGTGGGCGGACATCTGCATCACACCCCTTCCCGGCTGCGGGGCTGCACCAGAACGCGGCCGACGACCACGGCGTAGAAGAGCCCGGAGGCCAGCACTAGGGCGAAGTCCAGGGGGTTCATGGTGAGCATGCGCCAGGTCGCGGCGCCGACCCAGACGGCGGCCGTGCCGCCGCCCCAGACGGTCATACCGATCCAAAAGCGCCGGGTCTTGTTCTTCTTGGCGCCACTGGAGCCGGTCGGCTGCCAGCCCATGCGGTTCTTGCGGAGGATGTCCCAGATGGCGAACAGGTGCGCCCAGCCGTACATCATCCGGGCCGCCCAGGCCTCCAGGCGGTACGGGTTGCGGTGCCAGAGCGGAAAGATCAGCGTGGTGTAGATCAGGCTCGGCAGCACCAGGCCCATGTACTCGATCTTCAACATGTGGGGCAGGGCCAACAGCAGCACGATCGGGATCAGAGGCGAGATGAGGGTGAACAGCGCCGTGTGGATGTAGTAGAAGAACCCGGACATATAGCACAAACGGGATTCCGGTCGGAGGTTGGCCTGCCAGAACTTCTTGCTACCTAGCAGGGACATCGACCCGGAGCACCAGCGGTACTGCTGGTTGAAGAAGGCACCTGCGGTGTCCGGGCAGACTCCGGTGGAGAGCGCGACCGGCACATAGCGCAGGTCCCAGCCCAGGCCCCGCAGGTCGAAGCCGGTGTGGACGTCCTCGGAGTGCTCGATCAGCGTGGTGCCGCCGTTGGTCTCCAACGCGGCACGCCGGTAGATCGCGCAACTGCCGACACAGATCGCGCCGTCGTTGCTCTGCCGGGAGACCTGGACGGAGCGGTAGAAGAGCTCCTGCACCGCGCCCGCGCCGCGCTCGATCCAGTTCTGAGAGTCGAGAATCCGGAAGAATTGCGGACTCTGCACAATTCCGACATCCGGGTCCTTCTCCATGTACGGGAGGAGTTCCTCCAGAAGGTCCTCACGGGGGGCGAAGTCGGCATCCAGGATGAGGATGTAATCGCCGTCGGAATTCTGGAACCCGAAGTGCAGATTGCCAGCCTTCTTGAACCAGCCCCGATTGCTGCGGGTGCCGTACACAAAGCCGAAGTCCACAGCCATCGCTGCGAGTTGCGGGTTGGCCGCGTCGTCGAGGACGTACGGCGTCACCACACCGGGGTAGCGGTCACGCAGCCGGGCCACATGGGTCCAGGTGTTGTGCAGCACCTCGATCGGCTCGCCGCACACCGGCAGGAACACGTCGACGGTCGGGTAGCGCTGCGGCCGCCAGCTCCGCACGAGCTCGCGGTGTGCCTCGAGGTCGAAGTTCTTGGTGAAACCGTTCACCTTGAGCGAGACCAGGTAGTACACGACCGTGAACAGCAGAAACGGAAGGTAGACCCAGAGCCATGGGGATGACTGGGCAAGGGCCACCTGGCTGGCCACCAGACAGCAGAAGCTGATGATCGAGCAGCAGGTGAGCACCCACAGGTTGCGGCTTGTGTAGGAGAACTTCTCCTCGTTGTCCGGCGGCTGCGGCAGCAGCCCCCTCCACTTGCGTGCGGGCTGCCCGCGCTTCAGTCTGCGATGGGAGGCGGCCCCCCTGCCCCCGTCCGCAACCGTGGGCCCGTCCATGACGGTCATTCCTGTGCCCCCCCGGGCGGTTGATGATTAAAACTTCCTTCGACCGAGTGAAGATAGTACGGATTTTTTTCGGTCTTTCGTGAGGGCTTGCGAGAAGATTTGGGCAAATCGCCATCTATCCGGCACGGAAACGTGTAGGACACAAGATCGTGACAGGTTACGAGGAGTGATTTACCTCTCAATGAACGCCCGGTTCCGCATTGCGGCGTGCTGGACAGCCCTCGCCTTGCTAGCGGCCTGCTCAGGCCCTTCGGTCCCCAGGACCGCCCCCGACGCGAAGGCCACGACGAGTTCCGCGCTCTGCACATCCGCCGAGAAGCCGTACCCCCAACGCCTGGTGGAGGCAGACCGGTACAGCATCGAACCCAACCGCTGGAACGCCACTGACGGCACCCTCTGCCTCGACACCCCCGGCGGCACTCGCTTCACCGTCTCCGAGGTGCGGGGCTTGGCCGCCAAAGACCCGCGGGCCCCGCGCGCCTACCCCAATATCGCAACGGTCCCCGGTACGGGAGGACTGCCCGTCCCAGTCGCGGCCCTGGGTGACGCGACCAGCGACTGGTCAGCCTGGCCCGCTGCCAAGGGCTCGTACAACATGGCGTACGACCTCTGGTACGGGCCGAGCCAAACCGACTGCTCCCCCGCCCATAGCGCCGAGCTGATGATCTGGCTGGACGCCACCGACAACATCGCGCCGGCGGGCAACCGTGTGCCCGGCACCGTGACCCTCGGGGACGCGGCATACGAGGTGTACCAGGCAGCAAAGACGGGCTCCCACACCGTGATCAGCTATGTCCGCGCGAACCCCACCCGCACGGTCCACGCCCTCGACCTGCGCCTGTTCACCGCGGACGCCCTTCAGCGTCGATACGTCCCCACCTCGTCCTACCTCTGCAAGGTCGCGGCCGGCTTCGAGATCTGGAGCGGCGGCGACGGCCTGCGCACTTTCTCCTTCGCTTTCCGGGCCCGCAGAGGCCTGCCGGCCGGGGCCCTACGCTCCGGCGCCCCGGGCATCTGCCTGCGGGCAGACGGCAACAGGGCGGTCACGGGCTCCTGCGGCGGCAGCGGCGGCCGGACGACTTGGACGGTGACGAACGACGGCTCGCTGCGGACGGGAGACCGCTGCCTCCAGCCCGCCGCGGCGACGGTCGTGTTGGCCGCCTGTAGCTCTGAAAACAGCGCTCAGCGCTGGACGACCGGCCCGGGACGGCACCTCGTGCACACCGCGTCGGGTCGCTGCCTGGACACGGACAAGGGCTCCCTGGCCGTCGGGGTCACGGCCGCCCTCCACACCTGCACCGGAGGAACGTCGCAACGCTGGACACCGCCCTACAACGGACGGCCCTCCTGAAAATGGCCTATCATCCGGCACATCGTCCACACATTCGTCCACACATACGAGCGATAGACCTGCGGGGGGCCGTCGGGTCAGGCTCCGAAGTCCTAGCAAGGGGGACCGCCTGATGACGGCGGATGGCACCTGGATTCGACCCGAAGGCGCCCGCCCGGCGCCCACCGGGCCTCGCCATGACACCACCATGGCCCTGGGAACGGTCGCCGAGGACGTTGCCGCCCGCAAGGCCGCCGCCCGGCTCGCCCGCCGACGTCTGGAACCGCCGCCCCGACCGCCCAAGGCCGTCTTCCGCACGGACTGGCTGCCCCTGCTGATGGTTCTCCTGGTCCAGGGCGCACTCTCCTTCCGCCTCACCGGCTCCAACACGGCGTTCGTGGACGAGGGCACGTACATCTACTCCGGCTACCAGGAGCTCGGCCACCTAGTGCACGGCCACCCGGTCGCCGACTACGCGAGCTTCTTCTCCGGCTCGCCCCTGATCTACCCGGTCGTAGTCGCGATCGCGGACATCGTCGGCGGCCTGCGCGGCACCCGCCTACTGAGCCTGGTCTTCATGCTCTCCTCCACGCTCGCGGTCCATCTCTCCACACGGCGAATGTACGGCTCCGTGGCGGCGTTCTTCGCGGCGGCACTGTTCGCCGCGCTCGGCCCCACCCAGTTCCTCGGCGGCTACTCCACGTACGACGCGATGGCGCTCGCCCTGCTCGCCTGGGCCGCCTACTGGACGGTCCGCCTCACGACCAGCGGCGGCTACCCCAGCATGGCCGCCGCCGCCGTGCTGATGGCACTGGCCGACTGGACCAAGTACGCGTCCTTGCTCTGGACTCCGGTCGTCGTCGGCATCGCGATCTTCGCCGGCCATGGCAGCGGTCCCTGGGACAGAGCCCGCTGGCGCCGCGGCATCGAGCTCACCGTCGTCTGGCTGGTCGCCCTGCTGATCCCGGCGGTCGGCGCGAAGGCCCACATCGATGGCTTCACTCACACGACTTTGATGCGCAAGGAGGGCACGGACGCCGCGTCCTACGTCGCGGAGGAGGCCGCCAAGTGGGTCGGACCCCTGCTGGTGATCGCCCTGATCGGCGTGCTGGTGACCGTAGTGATCTCTCTCCGCGGCAAATCCGGCAAGGCGGAGATCTGGCTCGCCCTGGTCCTGTTCATCGGCGGTGTCCTGGCCCCCGTCAACCAGGTCCGCATCCATACCTGGCTCTCGCTCCAGAAGCACGTCGACTTCGGTGCCTGGTTCGCCTGCATCGTGGCCGGCCTGCTTCTTGCCCGCATCTTCATGGTCCTGCGCACCAAGTTCCACGTCGCCATCGGGGTCCTGGTCACTGCGGCCGTGGTCGCGCCCCTCGGCTACCTCGGCGCGAGCCAGGCCACGCACATGTTCGGCGAATGGCCCGACTCTTCCGGCCTGGTCTCCGCTCTCCGCCCCTACGTCCACAAGGGCAAGGACGAGTACTTGGTCGAAAACTACGATGTCCCGGCCTACTACCTGCGCACGTCCACCAATTGGCCGCAGTGGCAGGACCTCATTGGCAAGAGCTACACCGACCCGGAGACCAAGAAGACCCTCACGGGCGCCCCCGCTCTCCAGGCCGCCGTGAAGGATCACGTCTACTCAATCGTCGTCCTGGACTTCACCCAGACCGCGGACATCGACGTAGCCCTCCAGCCAGCCCTCAAGCAGGCCGGCTACCGGGTCCACAAGGTCGTCAAGAGCACCCAAACCGGCGACGGCACCTACACGATCTACTTTGCCCCGGGCTTCGGCAAGAACTGACTCACGACACCCGCACCAGCCAGCATCGACCACTTGCACGAGTGCGTGCACGAACGAGGGGTCGCCTGATCAACCCCACTTACCCACCCTGCCCTCACCCTTCGTGAGACGGCCCAGAACCTCGACGTGGACGGTGCATCCACTATGCGGACCGCTTCATGACGCTACTGGGCTCAGTGTGGGTTCTCGATCGTGGTTTTCGGAGGATGGGTATCCACCAGCTCAGCCTGCACCACAACACCGATCGACACGTCGTTCGGTTCCCCGGCGATAGGAGCGCCGAGACACTCACTGCGGGACTCGGTGCATTCGATGCACTTCACCCCGGTTCGGCGAGTTCCTCGAACTGCCCGCGCCGCCTCCCGTCCGACTTGCCGACCAGCGCACCTATACCTCCGCGTGCACTGCTCCGACACGACGGCGACAAGGACGGAACCCGCACTTATTCAATCTCTTTGGGAGCGGCCGCCGGTCGAATCCTCACCTGGAAAGAGCCGACTACTGCGGACACTGGCCGCCCGCTCTCAACGAGTCTTCATCCGGAAGCAGGTACTCAAGCAACTACACGGGAGTGGGCGCTGCTGCACGGCCCCTACGGTGGGCTCGCATGCCGTACTGATCTCCGCGTTCTCGGTTGCAGTCACCGCATGGCTGGCCGTCCATACAACGGCTCGCGCTATCCGCCAAAAACAAGAGCAGTGGCGCGTATCCCGGTGTCCGCTCCCCAAGCTGAGACTCAATCCACCGACGGAACCGATCACCGGGTCAAGGTTGCGGGAGGAGCCACTAGCCAGGACTCTCACCGACGCGGTGGTACCCCAGTTGGTAGTGAGATACTGCCTTCTTCACCGCTGAGATCGCAGTTCGTAGCCACTCCGGCTGGCGGCGTCCGGAGATCCCCACCTTGAGCCGCGGAACCCGGTGCGCCCGGTCACGCGGGGGACGGAGAATAGAATGAACGACGATCTCTACCGTCGGCTCGGCGCCTACATTCGTAACGCCCGCCAATCGCGAGGCATAGCACAAGAGGACCTCGCCCGCGCCGTCAAACTCACCCGCGGCTCCATCGCCAACCTCGAAGCCGGTCGCCAGCGCATCCAGGTCCACACCCTCATCACAGCCTGCCGTGCGCTCGGCATCGACCCGGCCGACGCTATCTCTCGAGCTCTCGCTGGTCACGAAGCTCCAGCTCCATTGCCTGCCGAAGACCAAGCACGGCTGGCTCCGCTCCTCCGTCAACTCGCTTCTGTCCGCGACGGCATCGATCAGCTCCTCAAGGAAACCTTGTGACCGTCCCCTCCGAAAGGTTGCACGTCTTCAGCCAGCGACGCCATGCGTGCTTCTGCCTATGGCACTCTCGGACGCCACCACTACGGCTACGTCCACATCGAAGTCCGCGACGCGTGCCCGGTCGTCATCGCCGCTCGGCAAGAGTTGAGTGAGATCCCTGACGGTTGAGTCTGCTGCAGGTTTGGGTGACAGGTTGACCTGCCCCACCTCTCAGGTTCCAGTTCTGCTGGCTAACTGACGGCCTTCACGAAAGGCTGCCGGACATGCCCCGCGCCTACCCCGCTGAGTTCCGCGCCCGCGCCATCGTGTTGGTGCGGGCAGGAAAAGAACAGAAGCAGACCGCCGTTGACCTCGGCATCCATCCGGTCACGTTGTCGCCCGCCGCCCCGACCCTCCCTATCGAGCCGGCGATCCGGTGCCGATCGAGCGCCCGGACGAACTTCCGTGACCGAAACTGCGATCCGCATCGCTGTGCACGATGGACCCGGCGACGTGTCCACGCCGGGCAACAGCTTGTTCAGGGCTGTGACGGCCAGGCGGGACTTCATTCACGTGTCAATCGAGGTAGCCGACGATCCTGTTGCTGAAGACGTTCTTGACCGCACAGAGATACAACTTGCCTTCGTGGGCGGCGTGTTCGGTGACATCGGTGAGCCACAGCCGGTTCGGGCCGGTCGCGGTGAGTCACGGCGGACGAGGTCGTCGTGCACCGGCGGGCCGGCCTTTTTGATACGGCCGCGCTTCTTGCCGAACACGCTCCACCAGCTGTTGTCCCGGCAGATCCGCCACGCGGTCCGGTCGGCCATGCTGGATCGCGCGCGGCGGGCTTCCGGCGTACCGAGCCCCCGCACAGCAGGGCTATCCCATGCGGAGGACGGGGCATGGCTCCCCTTCGGCGTACTGCTAGCCGTCGTGAACCGCATGAAGATCACATCACTATTCCAGAAGCCATCCCAGCCTTAACCTGACGAAGGTCCATCCCCTCATTGGAGGTTGCATCTTGCGAAGACGTACGTTTGTCACCGCCCTCGGCGCCGCAGCCGCCACGTCCGTCGTACCGAGAGTGGCGCAGGCAGCCACGCCACTCATCGCTCCCAGCCTGACAGGCCGGGATCCGTCGGCGTCGATGAACGCCCAGGCGGTGTATAAGCACCTGGTGTCGCTGGAGAACGCTGCGCGTTCCGGGACCCGCCCAATGACGATCATCGGGCAGCACATCGAAACGCAGCAGGAGTTGTACAACAGAACCTACGGAGACACGGGTGGCACGACGTTCTCCGGTTACTACTACAAGAAGGCTCATGACATAACAGGTAAGCTTTCCGGCTTCATCGAAGTCGACCTCGGGCCTGGGTACGGTGCCACCGGCTGGGGAACGTACGGTGACCGGTCCTACAACCGGCCATTGGGCCTGCCCACTGGGCAGAAGCAGTGGCAATACGCGGATGACGCCATCGACCTCGCCTTCGGTGTGTGGAAGGGGCTGCCGCGCGCGGAGGACGGCACGTATAACCCGGACGGCACCATGATCCGGCTCGACGGGAGCACAGCGACCCTCACCAACGGCGGCGCTGCTTCTGGCATCGTGGGCATGAGCTTCCACCAGCCGTACCCAGGTTCCTCGCTGAAAGCCTGGAGTGGGGTGCTCACTCAGGTCGAAGGACAACACCCAGGTGGTGACGAGTCCAACCCACTGGCAACACTCACCACCGACCAGGCGTGGTTCGACCGCGTGGTCGACTGGGAATCGGACACGCCCGAGTACCGAACACTGCTCTCGGACCTGAGCTTTCTAGCGGCCGCGCTTTCGTACTTTGCTGCCTGGGACGTTCCTGTACTACTGCGGCCGTACCACGAGATGAACGGCGCCTGGTTCTGGTGGGGCGGGAAGACCTCAGCCTCCTACAAAAAGCTATGGCGAATCACATATGACTATCTGGTGAAGACGAAGGGCCTGCACAATCTGATCTTCGTTTGGTCGCCCAACGCCTGGAACCCCCAGGGGACCGACGTACCGTGGGACTACTACCCCGGGGCCGACGTCGTCGACATCGTCGCCGTCGACGACTACAACCCGGCTACTTCGAACCTCACGAACGTGTACTACACAGGGTTGGTGAACTACGGGAAGCCGCGGATGCTCGCTGAGTCGTACAACGTGCCCATCACAGCAAGCGGTTCGAACGCGCTGACCCGCAGCCCATGGGTCATCTGGAGCACCTGGGGCTCTGGACTTACCAAAACGGACTACAACACGAACGCAGACGTGAAGGCCACCTATTACGCCACAAACCAGGTGTATACGGGCGGCTCCGGCACCGGGTTCGGACAGAACTTCGCCTGGGGCTCGATCCACGCCCACTGACCGGCTGGGTCCCGGAGACGAGTACTTCTACTGGAGTTGACGGCCCGCGGTTCACCCCCGTTCTCGACCGCGGGCCAGTCATCCCGACGCCAAGCTGCATCTCAAACTTGAAGATTCTGATCTACGGCTGGATCACAGGCGGGCGCAGCCAAAGGCGTGTGACCGGACAGACGGCTGGCCATCCGTTCTGGAATGCCGCAGGCGAGCAGGTCCTCATAGTCCCCCCGCTGCTGCAGGTCCTCGGCAGCCAGCAGCTCGGCTACCCGCCGGTTGTGAGCGGCCGTCATCCCAGCGGAGAGCTGATTGTATTCGCCTTCCGTAATCAGCCGTCCCGGCCGGGGCAGCGCCGGCTCGCCCTCCCCAGTTGCCCCGAACTGGCCAAGGGTGCCGTCCTCGTACACCACCCAATGCTTGCGTGGCTCGGATGCGGGCTCGGCGCCCGGCAGCGGGAGGGGAAGTTCTAGCATCGTGCACTCCTCACAGGCTGATGATCATGGCCCGGATGGCGACCTCAATCCGGTAGTAGTAGGCGCCGCCGCTGCCACGGCCCACTGTCACAGCGAACCCGATAGGAGTACTCGCGCCCGGGGCCAGAAGCCCCGGGTTGGCCAGCACCTTGGTGGTCTGGGCGTGCGCGCCGACAATGCTGGAAGAGCCAGTGTTGCGGGTGTAATACATCTCGTCGCCCTCGTAGCCGCACCCGGCGCCACCCCCGGCGGGGAGGACGAAGAAGACGTCCGCTTCACGTTCGACCAGCACGAAGGCGTCCCGGCACGGGTCCGGGTTGGTGACCGTCATCGAGAAGGTGTCGGCAGTCGTGTTCTGCGCGGTGGGGACCGTGATGTCCGAGTAATCCCTCGAGTCGAAGAACTGCTGGTAGGAAACCCGCCCTCGCGGCTCAGACCGAAGCTGGCCGCTGCTGTCGCAGACGACGACCCCGCCGCTAGTGTCCGCGCCGCACGCGTACGGCCACGTACCCGTCGATACCTCCAGAGGGGTACCTCCGGAGCCGTTGCCGGTCAGGCCACACCCCACGCTCACCGTGGCGGCACCGGTCGGCACGAACAGCCCGCCGTCCGGGCCGAGGGTCAGGTTGTTCCCAGATTGCCCGGACAGGTCTGCGCTGATGGCGCCGGTACCCGGGTTGTATTCGACCCCGCCCGTGCCGGACAGGCACTGGCGCACCTCCTCGCAGCTTAGCGAGGCGGAGAGCACGTAGGGGTTGGCGACGCTGCCGGAACCGCTGAGTGCCACGTTGTCGCCGGCGGCGATCGAGCAGCTGCATTGCCCGCCGCCGCATCCGCATCTGGCCAAGGTGCCCACCGTCCTCGGGGATTTGTCTTGGCCCGGCCCACAACCAGCGGCGCACCATTGAGTCTAAGTGGTCGGCGCTCGAAGTCCTTCGGGGGTTGATCATGCTGGAAGCGTCGAACTCGCCGGGGTCCGGCACAACTGCGCGCTCGATTCGCGTTGAACCAACCGCTCTGGCCTTATCGGCGGCCGCCCGCACCCGCGACGCGGTGCGGGCGGCTGCTGCACGCAGTTGGGCAGGGCTCAGCGCAACGTCGCGTGGTCCACGTACACCGCGGAGCCGCCCGAGGCCCCGGAGGCGTAGATAAACTGGACCCCGGCCTCGCAGACGTGGTTGAGGCCGGCGACGCCGGTCAGGTTGTAAGAGAGCGCGGTTCCTGCGGAGTCCACGGGATGGGTTCCGCCGTCGTGCCAGGTGCAGTCGGGGCCGGACCTGACATACAGCTTGGCCCGGGTGCCGTCGGCGTGATTGCCCCAGGGAGCGGTGCGGGCTACGGCGGCGAAGGTGGTCCGGCCGCTCCAGTCGACTGGCGTGGAGAAGTACCGGTAGAGAATGCTGCTGCCCGCCGTGAGATCGACATCGGCCTTGAAGGAGTGGGTGCCCATGGCGGCCCATTCGGTTACCGACCAAGGACCGGCCTTTGTCCGGTAGCCGATCCAGCTGTCCGCGCCGTCCTCGAAGTCGGCAAAAGTGGTCGGCGGCCGGGTTGCCGACACGTCGTCCACGTAGACGGCCGACTGGCCGGACGCACCGGTGGCGGGGGTGATCCGGACGCCGATCTCACGGACGTCGTTGAGGTCCCTGACCTTGGACAGGTCGATAGTGAGCATCGCCCCGTTCGTATCGATGACCGTCTCTCCGCTGTCGTACCAGGTCCCGGCCGATCCAGTACGCAGGTAAAGCTTGGCGTGGGTGCCGGCAGCATGGTTCCCCCAGGGAGCGGTGCGCACTGCCGCGGTGAGGGTGCCGTAGCTGCTCAGGTCCGTGGTGCCGGTCCAGTTGAGGTAGCTCTCGGGGGAGGCGAGGTCGATGTCGGCCTTGAGGGAGTAGGTGCCCTGCGAGGCCCACTCGGTCACTGACCAGGGGCCGTGGAGCGTAAGGTAGCCGTTCCAGTCACTGGTGCCGTCCTCGAAGCCGTACAGTTCCTCGACGGGGGCCGGTGGGCGAGCGGGTCCGGCGGCCTCGGTGCGTGCGCTGAGGTTGATCTCGCCCCGGTTGACGGTCCAGGGGTCGTTAATCAGCTCGTCCCGCCCAGCTGGTTGACGGGACTGAAGGAGCTGCTCCAAGTCAGGAAGTACGTGGTGGCCGGGAACTGGGCGCGGATGGCCTCGGGCCACTGAGCGTAGTCGAAACTTCCGGTCGCCGGGACGCTGCTGCCGGACGGGATCGGCGGACCGATCTCCGAGAAGGCAAAGGGCTTGTCCAGCGCGGTGAGCTCGGCGTACCCCTGGGCGGCGGCGGGATTGCCGATGTAGCAGTCGAGGCCGACGATATCGGTGTATGCGTCGCCGGGGTAGTACCCCGCCCGGTCGCCGGACCAGCACCCCGGTGAGTAGACCCACAACAGGTTGTGCAGGCCTCTGTTCTCAGTCAGGTACTGAAACATGTCACGCCACACGGCCTTGTAAGCCGACCGGCTCTGGGAACTCCACCAGAAGGTCTTGGACCCCTGCGCGTTCATCTCGTGCAGCGGCCGGAACAGTACCGGTACGCCTGCGGCGTTCAGGTCCTCGAGCCCGTCCGCGATCTGGTCCAGAGTCGCGCGCCAGGCCGCCCCGGTGGCGGTGGAGGGGTCGGTCAGCTGATCGAAGGTCTCCAGCCGCGTCCAGAAGCCATCCCAGCCGGGCTTGACCGGGTTGGGGACATGGGCGCTGACGGAGACCAGGCCGCCGTCGGCCCACCACTGCTTGAGGGTGGCGTTGCAGGAGTGGTCGATGGTGGCGGCGTTGACGCCGTAGTCGCAGGCGAGCAGCCCGGGGTACTGACCGGTCTGGTTCCTGAGCGCTTCGGTCTGGGTGAGTGAGAAGGTCAGCCCGCTGTGGCCGCCGAAGGCGCCGGACACCACTCGGTTGCCCGCCCGACCGGGCAGGTGGGCGAGCCAGTCCAGGGTCTGGACGGCTGCTGCATCGGCCTGTGGGTCGGCGGGAGCGGAGGTGTGAGCGGAGGCAGAGACGCTCGGTAGTACGGATGCCAGCAAAACTGCTATGACGACAGCAAAGTGACGGAATGTTCGATGCATGACCGTTAACGCTATAGGAGGGTGTTACGAGAGTGATCACGGTGATCGCCGGACTGGGCACAGTCCCTCGAGCGGTTTTTCCTGGCACCAGAAAGAGCATTGCGGCCTGGTGTTCCCGCCGGGCCGCAAGGCCCCGCCCAACCAAAGTCGCCCAGCTCCAGACAGCAGTGAAGTCGCATGCCGTGATCGACCAGGCAATCGGCGTCATCGCCGCTGTGGCACGCATGACACGAGCCCAAGTCTGGGACCTTATCCCCGAGACATCCATGTTCACCAACATCAGGCTGCGAGACGTAGCCGAGCTGATCGTTGCGTGGGGTACGACCGGCTCCCTCGCGGCCGACATCCGCGAAGAGCTCTCCCGAAGGCTGAACGCCATAATCCTCCGCTAATCAGTTCAGGACGCCGCGGATCACTGTCCGGACACCGCCCGGACAACGGGCCAGCCGTGCCCGGGCAACCCGGCTGCACGGCTCAGACCTGCACGGACAGTGTCCGGATCATCCATACAGCTCGATGATGACGATGCCTCCGCTGCCCGCGGTGCCGCCCACGCTGTCCCCTGCGCGCGCTAGAGCTCCGGCCGCGCCGGCGCCGTATCCGCGTGGCGCGCCGCCAGGGTTGGACGACGACCGCTGCTGGCCGCCGTGCCCGAGCTGGCTGCTGCCGCCCTCGCCGGACTGGCCTTGGAAACCGGAGAGGCGGAGCGAGCCACCACCGGGGCCGCCGCCGATGGCGAGCTGGCCGGTCCCGGGAGGGGCCCCGGCGATGCCCGAGAATGCGCCCACGTCCGAGCCGGACTCCATGGTCTGTGGTGCGCCGCCTCCTCCGTTGGCGGAGACGAGACCGCCGAAGCTCGAGTTGCCGCCCGAGCCGCCGTCCGTGTTGGCCGAACCGGCGGATCCGCCCGCGCCGACCACGATGGTCTCGACCGCGCCGAGAGCGGAGACGTCGAGGAGGGATTCGGAGTAGCCGCCGCCCGTACCACCGATCTGGGCCACCATCTGGTTCGCGGCGGACGCTGCTCCCGGTGCTCCGCCGCCACCGGCTTGGACCTTGACCCGCACGCGGGCAAGCCACGGGTAGTCGGCCTTCTTGAACTGGAAGTTGCCTGGGTTCTTGAAGTACAAGATCTCCCGCAGGCCCTGCTGTCCGGGGATCAGGCAGAGCGAACCGTCGTCGTCGACGGTGAAGTACGTGTCGCACACACAAACTGATGAGGCCATGGCGGGGCCGCTCCTTCGAGGAGACTGCGGCCCGGCCCACAACCAGCGGCGACGCCAAGCAGGGTAGCTGGGCGTCAGGAGGCAGAGTCGACCGCGACCAACTGCACGCGGACGCCCTCGCCGACCGGGGAGGCGACGCCGTGGCCGCGCCGTGGCCGCGTCTGCCACACCCGGACGACGGCGTACCAGGTGGTGATCTCCTCCACGGCCACCGTGACGGTCCGCTCGTCGTCGCTGGGGTCGGGGTCGACGGGCAGGGCGGTCAGGACCGGTGGCGCGGCGTACGGCGTGGGGAACTTCCAGCGTGCGCGGCCATCCTCACCGGTCACGGCGACGGACGCGGCCGGGACCGCGGCCGCCGTCCTGGGGGCTATTCCCGGCTCGCCCTCCTGGGCTTCCTGTTCCCTGCGTCGGCCTCGTCCCGGGCTCGGCATCCGGCTGCGCCTGTCCAGGTCGCGCAGCATCCCGCCGAGCGCGTTGCCTGGGAGCCGCCTGGTCGGCCCTCCTCGCAGCCCCATGTCAGGACGCCTCCGATCCGGCTGCCGCCAACTGCACCTGTACGCGCTCCGCGCCCGGCTGGGCGTCTGTGCCGCCTTCCTCGGTCACCTTCACGCCGACGATCTTGAGGCGTTGGGTGATCGTGCGGCAGGTCGTGTTGCTGGTGACGTCCAGGCACCAGCCCGGTACGAGCTTCGGCACGTCGATGGCTGCCTCCGGGGACAGGGTGACGTCCTGGCTGTCGATGAACACCGGCACGGGCAGACTCGTGCGGACCTTGACCCGGGCCGCCGACGTCGCCGACGCGTCGTCCGTGATCGAGGTGTCCTCCACGTACCGCTCCAGCAACCCGTAGTACTCGTCCGCGTCGCCTGCCTCGCCGAGGACGTCGCCTTCGTCGTCGCCGGCGACGACCCAGCGGGTCGCCAGGTTCGTGCCGTCCTCGGTGACTTCCAGGCCCTCGGGCAGGTCGGCGTCCGACAGGCGGCCGACGCTCTCCCGCCAGTCCTCGGGCAGCAGGATGATCGACTGGCCGACGATGGTGTAGTCGAGGCCGGTCTCCGCCAGCGCCCGCAGGTGGTCGCCGGACTGACCGACGTCCTTGATGTAGCGGCGCCCGCCGGTCACCCCGGCCGGGGCCATCTTCACAACCTGGTACCCCGGGTCGTCGGGTGCGAAGGCATCCTCGATCAGCCACTCGGCGATGTCGGCCAGATCGGTGGAGCCGAAGGTAATCGACTCGTGCGGCACCCTGCGGTCGAGCCACGCGCCGATGTCAGCGGCCCGGATCTCCAGTTGCCCCAGCGACCAGGACGGCGTGATGATCGGCCCGTCCCACACGAACTCGCCGTCCCGGTAGATCAGCAGCCGGTGCCTCCACGACCGGACCCGGCCCAGAGCTTCGCAGCAGTCGCCGTCCGGATTGATGACGACGCGCGCCGTAGACGTGTCGTCCAGCAGGCGCACCCATTCCACTTCGGCCAGGACAGACCCAGTGGCGACGGTCGCCCCCGACCGGTCTACCACGCGGTACGTGTGGCTTCCGCACCCTGCAACGGCCAAGACGGGACCTCCCCGAAGTGGGTGGCAGCCCGGCCCAGAACCAGCAGCACAACCAGGTTACTGACTTCGGCGTCGTAGGGTCAGTCCGGTCTGTCGAGAGTGAGGCCCGTTCCGGCGAGGAATCCGTCAAGGAGGGCGCGCCGGTACTGCAGTGCCTTGAGCCGTCTGCGGAGCAGGGTCTCGAGGTTGCTGAGGGGGCGGGCGGCCAGGTTGGCCAGGCTCCGTTTGATGTGTGCCCACATGCCCTCGACCGGATTGAGCTCGGGCGCGTATCCGGGCAGCAGCACCACCGTCAGCCACTCGCGCTGCGCCACGAGCATCTGCATCGTCTTGGAGATGTGAGTGTTCAGCCGGTCCCACACCACGATCAGTGGGGCTTTGAGCAGGTGGTGGGCGCCATCCAGCAGGTGGATGTAGTCGCTCTCGCCCAGCGAGCGGCGCTCGTCCTTGCGGCCGGTGTGCCGGCGTAGCCGGTAGCACAGGCGGGCGGGAAGGCCCGGCTTGAAGCACAGCAACCCGGCCACCGACAGGCGGCCACGGCTGCGCCCGGGAACGCGCACCGTCGGGGTGATCCCGCGTCGGCCCCAGGTGCGGCCCTTGGGCGGACGGCCGGTCACGCCTGCTTCGTCCTCGAAGCAGATGAAGGCGCCGGTCGCCGCCCTAAGGGTTTTACCTCCTGCCAGGTCGCCTCCCGCCATGCGGTGATCGCGTCCTCGTCGCGCTCGGCGGCGGGCCGGGCAGGCATCTGCACGCTGTAGCCCATCCGGTGCAGCAGCCGGGTCACCCCGGAGACGCTGTAGGAGATGTGGAACCTCCGCCCGATCAGTGTGCGTACCCGGGCGGCGGTCCACACCTGGTCCTCCGTCCAGCCGTGTGCGGCCGGTCCTTCGTCCAGCCAGGCGGCGAGTCTGGCCTGAAGGTGGGGTCCGAGCCGACAGTCGTAGCCCGGGGCCCCCTTGGACCGCAGGGCTTCCCGCCCGCCTGTCTTCCAGGCACGGCGCCATTGGTAGACGGACTTCTCGCTCACCCGTAACTCCCGGGCGATGCGCGGGACTTTCACACGCTCCTCGAAGAGTTCGACGGCCTGCATCCTTATCTCTTCGCGGCGCTTGCGCTGCTCGGCGGTCAGCCCGCCCCCATCTGCGTACCGCATACCTCCGGGGTACCAGCCAAAGCGGACACCGTCACCAGGCCCGACGAATACCCAGACCCTACGACGCCGAAGTCAGTAACTGTCCCCTCCCAACTGTCGCGGCGTCCGCCTAGCCATGATCGGCCCATCACGCCGGTTCAGGTGTTCCGGATTCGAGCGTGCAAGTGCATGTCGTGTCGACCGTCGTCATGCACTGCGGCGCTGCGCATGGTGCCTTCGAGTAGGTATCCGGACTTCGTAGCAACCCGGCAGGAGGCATGGTTGCGGATCGAGTGGTCCAAGTGCAGGCGATAGAAGCCAATCTCATACAAAGCCCAGGCTGAGAGGGCGATGACGGCGCAGGTCGCAACACCGGCGCCGCGGGCCGCTGGAAGTACCCAGTAGCCGACACCGGCGACGCCGTCGTCGAAGTTCCAGCTACGTGTGGATATCCTGCCGAGGACTTCACCGTCGCGACGGGCGATGGCCCAATGGGCGCCCGTAGCACTTTGCCAGTCCTGGCGGTAGCCGGCGAACCACTCTCGAACCTGGGCCCCTGACTGGGGGCGCCGCGTATGCCAGCGGCGGATCTCTTCGTCCTGGTAAGCCCCCAGGAATACGGGAGCGTCAGCCGGTTCCCAAGGCCGCAACTCCAAACCCTGGGCAACGGACAGCACAGGCTGCTCAGAGCGGGAGATTACCTCCGCAGAGACTGCTGGCGGCGTCGATAGTGCGCGAGTCATGGATCATGATCGCTCGGGGGCAACCAGACAAGTCAAACTTGCAGGCGTAACTCGACACCCTTATGGCCGCCAGCTCTTGCGTGACAGTCCCTTACGAGTTGTGCGTGATAGCGGGTGAGGGCTCTGCGCTGGTGGTTGACATGATCAGCGGATGGCGATCAAGCGGGCGGTGTGGGTGAGTCCGAGGTCCGGCAGGTAGCAGTAGCCGCGGCCTTTGGGGCAGCCTTGAACTGGGTTGATGGCCAGCCAAGTGTCACGCTGGTCGATGAGGGTTCGAAGAGGCGTTGGCGTGCCATGGGTGCTCTCCTTGTGTGCCGCCCGCCGTGGCCAGGCGGCACACAAGTAGACCGACAGCTCAGGGCATGGATGTGGCGTCCACGCTGGAGTCGGCGCGGTCGTCGTCGAGTTCCCGGACGAGGCCGCGCAGGACGGGCCCGTACTCAGGGTGGGCGAGGGCGAAGGCCATCTGGGCGACGAGGTAGTCGGCCGGGTTGCCGGTGTCGTACCAGCGGCCTTGGATGACTTGCCCGTACACCGCCCGGGTAGAAGCGTAGGCGTTGATGGCGTCGGTCAGGTACACCTCGCCGGTCTTGTGCTCGTACCAGCGGCGAGTCTGTTCGCGCAGCTCGTCAACGATGCCGGGAGTGATCACATAGCCGCCGATGGCCGCGTACGGGGATGGCGCATCAGCCGGTTTCGGCTTCTCGATCAGGCCGGTGATGCGCAACTGGCCGTCACCGAGATCTTCCTTGACAACGGGCACGCCGTAGCGCCGGGACTCGGCGGGGTCCACCGGCATCAGAGCCAGGACGGGGCAGCCTGTCTGTTCGTAGGCGCGGACCAGCTGCTGGGCTCGGGGGACCTCGGCCACGAACACGTCGTCCGGCCACAGCACCAGTACCGGTTCGTCGCCGAAGGAGCGGGCGGCGTTCAGCACAGGCGTGCCGTTGCCGTACGGGCCGTGCTGGTCGAGGTAAGTGATGTGGCCCTTGCGGGCTAGCTCGGCGACCTCCTCCACCGCGGCCGCGTACGCCGCCTTCCCATCGCTGCGCAGCTGTTCTACGAGGGCGGGGTTGGGCCGGAAGTGATCCTGGATCAAGCTCTTGCCGCCGGAGACGACGATGGTGATGTCGGTGATGCCGGAGTCCACCAGCTCGCGCACGGTGTGCTCGATCACCGGCTTGTCGCCGACCGGGAGCATTTCCTTCGGCGTGGCTTTGGTCAGCGGCAGCAGGCGGGAGCCCAGTCCGGCGGCGGGGATCACAGCCCTGCGGATCGTCGGGGACATCAGTCTCTCTCGGTCGGACGACACGCCGTACCGGTCGGCACGGCATATGCCGACGCTAGCAATGGATCCTGCACGCGATAACCCGTCCCCCCATCCTTGATGATCAACGGCACAGGAAGCTTCGGGTGTACTTCGTTACCGCGAAGTACCCGTTCACTTCGATCGTCTGGATGACCTGGGTGCGGACACGGTTGCGCAGCTCGTGCAAGAAGTACGACACGGTCTTAGTAGCCCCTGCCAGAGACGTTGACGGTGATGAGTGCCTCCGGGGACGGTGGGTTCGCGACGTCGCTGGAGATCGCCAGGCAGTACGTTGCGCAGCCCAGCATTGCCCAGGACGGTGGTTGTCCATCACGGCCGTACACGTCGGGGCTGGCCTCGCAGGTGCCGCCGCATTCGACGAAGGCCCGGCCGACCTGCCCGTCCAGCGTGACCGCGCCGCCCGCGGGGACGAACGCAACGTGGTACGTCGAGTGCGGCGAGCACCGGTACTGGGCGGCGGCTTCTTCGCAGGTCAGGCCCGTGTCGTTGGGGCTGCGTTCGAAGAACTCGATCGTGATGTTCCGCAGGTCGGTCGAGCCTGCCGACAGCGTGATGACGGGGGCGTCGACCGACCAACTCGGCCGGCTTGTCAGATCCACGTCGTAGAACGACGTCTCGACCGCCAGCGGCAGGCAGAAGCAGGTATCGGGCGCGACTGGCACGGGCGGTGCGGGCGGCTGGCAGCGCGGGTCTGCGCAGTGCGCGGTGGCGTCGACGCAGGGTGCGAACCTGCACGGCCCGTCACAGCCCGCGCCGCCGGGCGGGTGCAGGCACCAGGTGACGCAGCCGCCGTCCAGGTCGACAGGCGGCACCACCTGCATGACCTCCATGGCGTCGGTCCACAGCCACGGCGTGGCCGCGACGAGGCTGAACTCCACGGTGAGGAGGTCGGCGCCGGTCTGGCACTCCCCCGAGGTGCAGCCGTCCCCGGCGCGGGAGATGACACGGGGGCCGTCGACGAGGGCGACACGGCGAAGGGTGCGCCGATGCTTGGCGTTGAAGGTGTCCGCGTCCATGCCTGCGCCCGGGCAGCAGCTGTAGAGCGTCACGCAGTCGCCGTCGCACTGGCCGCCCGTGCAACCCTGCAGAGCCTCGGTGAGCCAGTGGAAGCCGTACTCGACGCCACAACAGGTGGAGCCGAGAAGGACTCCGGTGACGGTAATGGTGCGCGGCATCACGCGAGCCGGGCCGATCGACCCGCCCCCGGCGACGGAGTTGGTGACGCTGCGCTTCACCGGGTTCTCGTCCAGGCCCTCGACGGACAGCACCAGCAGACCAGCGAACTCATTACTCTCGGGCACGTCCGCGTCGTACCAGGGCGCCTCGTCCTCTTCGGGCGTCGTGTACGGCAGCTCGCCGAAGACCTCCGCGGTGAGCGTCTCGCACGAGCAGATCGACGTGCTGTCCAGCGGCGAGCCGACCGTCTGCAAGTAGGTGTTCAGCCGGGCGTGGTTGGCGACCTCGACGCCGCCCACGGTCAGGTAGTCGGTCAGGGCCATCAGATCACTCCTGCTTCAAGCGCGAGCCGGGTCGAGACACGGTGCGCCGTCGTGCGGGCGTTGCCGACCTCGGTGATGTGGAACGTCTGGTGGATGACCGTCCCCTCAGGGGCGCTCGAGGAGCCGCCGCCCTTCGGGGCGGCGCCGAGCATGTCCAGGAGCCCGGAGCGCTCCGCCAGTTGCCGGGCGCGTTGCGGCTTCGTCAGCGGGATGATGACCTCCGGCCCGGCCTCACCGACCAGGGCGTGGGTGGGGCCGTAGACGATGCCTCCCTCGGCAAACGGCAGGTACTTCCGTACCGCCGATGGCAGTCCGCTCTTGATCTTGCTGACGATCTGGCCGCCGATGTTGCCGAGCGCCCCCACGATCCGGCTACCGAGCCCGGAGAACAGCGACACGATGCCTGAGATCAGGCTCGATACGGCGCTGCGCGCGGAACCGGCAGCACTTCGGAAGACGCCAGCGAGGCGGCTGCCGACGCTGGACAGGGCGCTCGCGATCCTGCCGGGCAGCCCGGAGAAGAAGCTGACGACCGACGAGCCGAACGACTGGGCGGCGCCCAGCGCGGACGAGCCCGCCGACCGGAACATGGACGCCAGCCGGCCCGGGAGGGCGGCCAGCACACCGGCGATCCGCCCGGGCAGTGGGGCGAAAAACGACGCGGCGGAGGAGATGAACGAGCCAATCGCCGATGTCGCCGCGCTGAACCCGGAGGTGAAGGCGCTGATGATCGTGGCGCCCAGCGATACGAGGGCGCTGGCGATCCGGCCAGGCAGCTCGGTGAAGATGAACACGATCGCGGCGATCGCGGTGAGGATGGCGATTCCCACGGCGGCGATGGCAGTGGTGAACGCGTTGATCAGCAGCCCGGGCAGGGCCTGCAGTCCGGCGAGGATCAGCCCCGGGAGCTGGGTGAAGAAACCGACCACGGCCTGGAATCCGGTGGTCAGGTACGTGCCGACGGTCGTGAAGAGGCCGGAGAAGAACGACGCCAGCAGCGAGCCCAACGAGGACAGCCCGGACATGATCAGGCCGGGCAGCTGGGTGATGAACGTGATCACCGAGGAGACGCCGGACACCAGGCCGGTGAGGACCCCGACGACGCCCTGGATGATCGGCACGACCGCGTTGATCACGACCCACGAGGCGAACGCCGCGGCGATCTGCAGGACCGGCGCCACAAGCCGGATGATCATGACGACCAGTGGCGCCACAGCAGCGATCAGTCCGGCCAGGGACGGCAGGAGCGGGATCAGCGCCTGGAGCAGCGCGTTCAGAGCGTCGACGATGGGCGGTAGAGCGGGCAGCAGCGCGCCGACGAGCTGCGTGATGACCGGTGCCAGAGCGGTCGCGACCTGAGCGAGGGCCTGACCCAGGCTGAGCATCACCGGGGCGAGACCGCCGATCAGCGACGCCAGCGCCTGGCCGATGCCCGTGGCCAGCGGCATCAGAGCCTGAACCAGCGTCACGAACGCCTGCGTCAGGGGCGGAAGAACCGGCATCAGCGCGTCGACCAGCGAGGAGATGACCGGCGCGAGAGCAGCAGCCAGGACCTGAAGGGTTGGAGCGAGGGCCTGGGCCAGGACGGTCACGAGCTGCCCGGCGAGCGGCAGAAGAGGCGCCAGGGCGCTGACGGCGGAGGCGATCGCCGTCCCCAGCGGCCCGAAGTCGATCTGGCCGAGGCCTTCGGCGAGGGCCTGGCCAACCGTCGCCAGCGCGGGCGCGATCTGCGCAAGGGCCGGGCCGAGCGCGTTGATGAGGTTGACCAAGACGGGCCCGAGCGCGGTGAAGATCGGGCCGAGAGCGGGAGCGATCCCCCCGAGCTGTGTGACCAGCGCCGACAGGATCGGGCCGAGCTGCGCCGCGATCTGGGCGACGGTGCGGAGGACGTTCGTGATCGCCGTCTGACCGGCGGCCGAGTTGACGAAGTCGGAGAACGCGCCGGTGATCGTCTGGATGTTGTTGAGCAGGCCCCCGCCAGAGGTGTTGGCGGCCTGGAAGACGCCGCTCAGAATGCTCCCGACGTTTTGCGCGATACCGCCGAGCTGCGCGAACACGGTGAGCGCGTTGTCGACCCAGCGGACCGCGTCGCCGCCCTGGGCCGCTTCCTGCAGGAAGGTGCCGAAGCGCTCACCGAGCCGGGAGATGCCGCTTTCGAGTTCACCGCCGAACCGCTGGGAGATGACGGCGGCCACCTGCAGAAGGCCCGCGGTGAGCTTGTTCGTCGTCTGCGACAGGCCGTTGACGGCTTGCGCGGTGCCGCCCAGGATCGACTTGACGTTGGCGACGCCCTGGGCGCCCTGCACGTAGCCGAGAGCACCTTTGGCGGCGGCACCCCACGCGGCGGAGATGCTCGTCAGCCCCGACTTCAGCGGCCCCTTCAGGGCGTTCGCGGTGCGGGTGATGTCCCCTTCGATCTTCTCGAAGAACGCGTCCTGGACGCTGTTACGGAGGTTGTCGAAAGCGGGCTTGAGAGCGCGGACCTCGCGGGCCGCTGCCTGCGCGGCGGGCGACAGGTTCTCCAGCGACTTCTGGAACTCATCGGCGGCACCGGTCAGTGCGGCGGAGAAGGCGTCACTGACGCCCATCAGCGCGAGCTTCAACGCACCCAGCGCGGCCTGGAACCCGGCGATCGCAGCCGGACCCGCGGCGATGATCCCCAGGGCCGGGGCGAGCGCCGCCCCCAACACCGCAACGCCCTGGGCGGCGCTCGCCGCAGCGATACCGATCGCCCCCAGGCGCAGCAGGCCGCTCAGGGCCCCACCGACGCGGCTCGCGATCCCGCCCAGGCGGGCGAGAGAGCGGGTGAGCCGGTCGGAATCGACGTCGACGTTCGCGCGGACCGTGACATCCGGCGGCCTGTGCGCCCGGATACGCGCGTCGAAGTCATCGAGGTCGGGGACGACACGGACCGGGATCTCAATGCCCGCCAGCAGGGCACGGAGCCGCTCCTCGAACCCGGTGACGTCCGGCACCACCGGGACGTTCAGGGAATCGATCCCCCGCAGCCCGTTCAGCAACTGCGCATCGAAGCGCCGCAGATCCGGCTCGACCCGCACCGTGAGCGCCGTGGCGTTCAGACCCCGCTGGATCTGGCGGTGGATCTGCTCGCCGATGCGCCGCGTCGAGCGGAGTAGCGCCCGCTGGAGCTGCGTTCCGGCAACCCGGCCATCGGATTCGGCGTCGCGGTCGTCGACGTCGATCCGGATGACCGCGCGGCCGTAGTCGATATCCTCGCCGGCCATCGGGCACCCTCACGAAGGTCGTGATGATGCCCGGCCCAGAACCAGCGGCGATCTCAGACTAGCCGGTTCACCCCGCGCCGAGCTGGGCGTCCTGTGCCGCCAGCTGCGCCATCAGGGCCATCGCGTCGCCGCGTTTCATGCCCGTGCCCGGCCGCTGGGGGCGTGGCCCGTTCGGGTTCGGCTGCCGTCTCGTCTTCGGAGGCGCGTACAGCTTCGCCCGGATCCTGTTCCGCTCGGCGTCGTCGTCGGCGGCCATGTACATCGCCGCCTCAGCCGCGTTGATCAGCGTGCGGAGGCGCCACGCGTGGACGTCGACCCCTTGGAGCGCGAGCTGGCCTTCGAAGGAGCCCCAGCCCTCCGCGACGCTCGCGAGGATCCGCTCGACGGTCCAGTAGGGCGGCTATCACCGCCCCCGTACAGCTCGGTGACCCACTCCAGCAGCTCGGTGAGGACGCGGTCCGGCAGCCGCATCGACTTGTCCTCCACCCTCGCCCCGGTGACGGTGGCCGCGTGGGCGTCGGCCTCGTCCCGGGACCGGAAGTCCGCGACCGTCTTGCCGCCCTTGATGACCTCGAAGCGGAGGAACTCCGCCGCCGACTCGGGCGTCATCAGCCCGGCCAGGAAAGTCCGCATCGCCGCGTACAGCGACCGCAGCTCCTCCGACGACAGGGCCGTCAGGTCCGTCTGGCCGCTGATCTTCTCCCGGGCGTCCTGGATCTTCTTGTAGCCGTCCAGGAACTGGTCCCCGAACACTTCCGGGATGAAGTGGAGCTCGGCGCTGTCGCCGAGCTTCGCCACGTGCGGCTGGGTGTTGAAGCTGAACAGTTTCTCTGCCACGGGCGTGCCCTTGTCTCCCGCGCGAACGCCCGGCCCAAAACCAGCGGCGTGCCGAGCAAGAGTAGCTGCAAGCCGTGTCTGGAGACCTTGCCAGGAAGGCTCACGACACAGCTAGTAGTACGGCAGGATGCGACCGTGGATCTAGCGGGCATCGGAGCGGTATCGGCAGCGGCGGTCACGTTATTCGGCATACCGGCAGCGATGGTCGTCGGTCGTTGGCAGATGAAGGCGGGGATACGTACAGCGGAGTCGACGTATCGGGCGGCCGTCGACGCTGCGGAGGCAACGGCAGCTGCCAACCTTGATCAATGGCGTCGCACTGTTCGGCGGGACGCGTACGTGGAGTACTTGGTTGTCACGTCGAACATAGAACGGCTCACTCTGCCGACAGAGGAATCGTCCACGGCAGATGAAACCATTCGGGAGGCCGAGTCGACGCTAAAAGAAACGCTCTTACGGGCAGAGATTGCGTGCTGGGTCGTGCGCCTCGAATCGGCCGACCTGTATGGCCCTGCTGTCGATTTGCTATCGGCAGTAGTGCAGTACGCCACAGACAAGGTTAAGTGGTCAGAATATCAACGCGCGCATAGCATCTTTGATCGATGGGCAAGCGAGGCGGAGCACTCGCTCGTCACACACGTCCGTGTCTCCATCAACCGTCTTCGGGTGGTTGCCCGTGGTCAGTTTGACCAGGGGTCCGAACTGCCCCCCGAAGTGGAAGAAGCCAAGCGTGATGCGCAGCAGGCACTGTCGCTAGTCTCTGGGCTGGATGCCGATTACATCGGCTCAATCGTGGCCATGACGATTCAACCGATTAACATGACGCAAGTGAGCACGTCCCTCACGGCGGCCCGTGCGGAGTTTGTGATGGCCGCGTATAGAGATCTCAACGCCCAAGGCGGAGTGCCCTCGCCAGGAAATTATTCGCCCTCGTCCCTGGGTGCCGGACGAGCGCCGAATACACCACCTGGCCGTCGACCTCGAAACGCAGGGCCTTGGCACTTCGGGGACGGATGATGTGGGGGCGGGTGCCCTCGATGACGAATCGGACCGCAGGGTGATCGCAGGTGATGACACCCTCCAGGCCGCGGGCACCTTCGGTGATGTGCCAGTCGACGTACTCGCCCATGTGCCCGGGGGCTTCGGCTCGGGCATAGTCGGCGACCCGGGCCGTACGCGTGGCGAGCCGGCGTTCCACGATGCCGCCGCGCAGTCGCAGGAACCGTGACAGCCGGCCTTGCTCGATCCGCACGTCGACGCTCACGACGACTCCTCCGGGCATCCGCAGGAAGGCAGCAGCACCGTCAGCCGCTGCTCGATGCCGACGCACTGCCCCTCGGGGCCGACGACGCGCTGCTGGCCCATCACGAACTGCTGGCCGCGCCGCGCGTCGCTCGTCTCCGGGAAGCAGCACATCACGGCATTCCAGATCGACGCCGCGTCCGTGTGGAGGATCCGCGCGGCTGCCGCCTGCTCCTCGCAGGTGGGCGGGCAGCCCTGCTCGTTATAGGTCGGCGCGCACCGCAGCAGCGTGATGACGTACTCCGCTGAGGTCCTGACGGGCTGGCAGTTCCGGCTTCCGATGACGTCGCGGGACTCGTTCGGGAACGAGGACGTCGGGGTGAGCCGGGCCAGGTTGACGGTGAGCTGGCCTGGCGTCTGGGCGCCCGAGCAGTCGCCGGTGCAGTTGTCCCACGCCGGCGTGCCCGGCACCACGCACGTCGTGCAGTCCGGGCAGCCCGGCTGATCCGGGTCCTTCGCCGAAGTCTCCGCGAGCGTCGCGCAGACACAGGCCAGGATCTTCTCGGCCGTCCCGTGGACGGCATCCAGACTCAGAGCCATGTCACACCCCTTCCGTACGATTTGGGGTGTAACGCACCGACCCCCAGGCGGCGATGGGCGCCAGCCCGGGGGTCACGCCGACTGAGTAGGAGTCGACTTGCCACAGGGTACGTGCAGCGTCTCTGACTGCACCAACACCGGACGCCTTCGACGGAGCCTCTGCTCCGCCTGCTGGCAGTGGTCGCAGAAGAACCCGGGGAAGGATCCAGCGGGACGACAGCGCCTCTCCAAGCCGCCCGTTGACGGCAAATGCACAGTGGTCGAGCGCGGAGCCAAGTGCACCAAGGCCCACGTCGCACGGGGGATGTGCAACATGCACTTCAGGCGTGGCCGGATCCACGGAGATCCACTGATCACCGCAACGCGCGCCAAGCGCACCCTGGTCAACGACCTCCGAGCCGCCGCCTACGCCACCACCGACGAGTGCGTGTTCCTCGACGGGTACGCCATCCGTCCCAGCGTCCCGTTCGAAGGCAAGATCATGTTCGCCTCGCGAGTCGTGTGGATCATCCGACACGGCGACCCCGGAGAGGCGCACGTCTTGCACCGCTGCAATGGCGGGTCGGGCGCGCACGGATGCATCAACATCCGGCATCTCTACCTGGGTGACAAGGCGCAAAACAGGCTGGACGCCGTCCAGGCTGGACGCTTGGTCATCAAGCCGCGCCGTGGCGAGGAGTGCACCAGCGCTGTCCTGACGGAAAGGCAGGTGCGCACCATCAGGGAGCGGTGGGCGGCGAGGGACGTCACGCAGAAAGCCCTCGCAGCCGAGCACGGCGTGAGCCGCGCGCTCCTGTCCATGATCGTGAACGGGAAGCGCTGGGCCCACCTGAGCTGAAGTCAGGGCCATGTCGTCGTCCTGGGTGGCTTCCAGTCTGGCGAGTACACACGGGACGGCGACGCAAGCCGGTAGGGATTGGTGGTCATCAACCACAGGTCTGTGAGCGGAAGGCCGGTGCGGCCTTCCTTGTACATGACGGCCGGGTCGGTGAAGTCCAGCTCGACGCCTTGCCGGATGAAGCGGGTGGCGGCGCGCGGGGTGGCCTTGCAGCCGCACGAGCCTCCGCCGCAGCCCTTCAAGAGGTGACAGGTCAGCTCGCTGACGGCTGCGATCGCCGCCTCGTCGAGGGGCAGGCCCAGCCGGTACGTGACGACGAAGGTGTCTGGTTCGCCGGGCATGGCGGCCATGTCCTGGCAGTCCGGCCAGCAGCCGCCACCGACTCGCACCAGCTTGTTCGGGGCGTCGACGCGGTACTGCTCGGGGTCGAGGACCTGGCCGTCGACGCTTACCTCGGTCACGTCGAAGACCGGCCCGGGCAGCTGTACCTCGCACAGCTCCCCGCAAGAGCAGTCGGATCGGCAGCCGCACACCGACGCGTTGCGCCACTGCCCGTCGACACCGATGTACGGGATCCACGGGCCCGTCCCCACGCCAGCCTGGAAGGAGACCGGGGCGGACTCCAGACAGGCCCGGCGGCACGGCCGCACCGTGACCGGGCACGGGCCATAGCGTCGGCCGGACAGGGCAAAGAGGATCTGTGAGGCGACGCGGTGCCACCGATCGATGACCGCCTCGTCGACGTCGGCGACGTCGCAGCACAGTTCCAAGGGGCCCCAGGGTTCGCACGGGCCTGTCTGGAGTGGCATCAGCGCCTCCGAGTCGTCTCGTATCTGGAGGCCTTCGGGAACGAGGTGCGGATCAGGCGCCCGACCTCGCCGTTGGTGAAGCTGTCGGGCATGGTCGACAGGAACGGCGTTGACCTGTCGAAGCGGGGCCCGCGGTGCAGGACCTTCACGTCGGCGATCCGCTCCCCGCCGACCTGGGCGAGGTTCCCGTAGGCCGTGCGCTTGTGGAGCACGTCCAGGCGGCGGCCGCTCTCCAGGGCGTGGAGCATGCCCGGCTTGTCGACGAGGAGCGGGACGTGGAGTTCGTACGAGAGCGGGTCCTCGTGCCCGTACTGGACGAGGAGGTCGCGGGTCTCCCGCATGCCCCGCAGGTACGACCCGGAGGCCCAGGCCGCGTAGTACTCCTCCACCTCGCGGACCGGCCCCCGGTGCAGGACCGGCATGGACTCGAGGGGCTCCATGACGAACATGTCGTCGTTGGCGTACAGGAACGGGTCGGAGATCTCCGTGCTCCTGCAGGCGTGCCGCATCGCCAGCGTGGTGTTGGCGTACTTCGTCCGGCCGGCCTGCCGGGTCGGGATGAAGCCGACACCACCGAGCCATTGCGGCCGGTAGCCGATGATCCACACGCGCCGGTGCGGGAGGTTCGCCTCCCAGGAGCGCAGGGCGTACCTGAGCTGCTGGTTGACGGCCCCCTCACGCACCGGCACAACGATGTCCGGGAGTTCCACGGTCACGGCGATGTCGAGCAGAGAACCGGCGTGTAGTCGCAGACCGGCTCGGGCGGCGGTACCGACGTGAGGAAGTAGCGTCGGTGGCAGGACGATCCGACCGGGGTGAGCATCTTGCCGGGGGTTCCGGCCATGTCGGTCGGCATCACGTCGTACGGGCCCGTGCCCCAGCCGCCACCGGAGCGGCTGGCACCGGTCAGCTGGAGCGTGACGGCCTCGCTGCCGATCTCCAGGTCGCCGAGCAGGCCGTTGGTCACCCAGGGGATCAGGTAATACAGCCAGGCCCCGCCGGTGCCTTCGGCCTCACAGACGTCCTCGCCGAGGGCGTCCGCCCAGAACTCCAGGGCGAAACCGGTGCGGCACTGCACGGAGCAGTCGTCGTAGCCGATCGGCTTGCCGTCGAAGCCGAACACGACCGGGTTGCCGGTCGTGATCTCAATGAACTCGGGCGACACCGAAAAGAAGTTGATCTCCAGGTCGTAGCCGTTGAACGTCGGGCAGCCCTTGCGGAACCCGCACTGCCGCCCGTTGGCGGCCTTGTACGAGATGTCGTCGCCCTCGTCGACATTGGGGTTCATCGCGATGGACGCCAGGCAGTCGAAGACGAAGCCGTTGTCCTCGCCGCAGACCGGGCGACCGCAAGAGTCCAGCCGGGTCACGCGGACGGTGTCCAGGTTGCTGATCAGGGGACAGCTCATGGGGCCCTCCAACACCAAGGTGTCGCCTCGGCCCACAACCAGCAGCGTGAAACGTGGTGGGGAGCCCGGCCCAGAACCAGCGGCTTACCTAGTACGGATTCTAGTGTCGCATCTGGGGAAGTTTGTCGAGCTCAGATGCAACGGTTCGCCGCCGACCGTCGCAACCAGGGCCGCATTCATTCTCGGCCGTTGAAATGCTGCACAACTCGTCGGCGAAACAGGGCACTTCGGAAAGCCTTGGTCAGGCAGGGGTAAGGATTGCGCAGGTCGCCTGTTATTCACCCGCCGGGTCTACTCGCATAGACCGGGGTAGTGGTGTCATGCCGTCAGCCGCCCGGCGCCCCACTGTCCGGGCCGACCCTGCGGGAGAACCCCTATGCGTCGCTTCACCGCCACCATCAGCGTCCTGGCTCTCGGAGCCGCCGGTCTGATCACCGCCACGGCCGGAACCGCCCAGGCCTCGACCTGCTCCCACGCCCGTCTGCCGCTGCCCGACTCTTCCTGCACGCCCGGCGCCTACAACCCGGACGTCACCCAGTCGAACATCCACAGCACCATCTGCGTGTCCGGCTGGACCGCCACCGTGCGCCCCCCGACGTCTTACACCAACCCTCTCAAGGCCCAGGGCATCATTGACTACGGCTACTCCGACACCAACATGGCGGACTACGAGGAAGACCACCTCGTCCCCCTGGAACTCGGCGGCGCGCCTCGTGCCACCGGGAACCTGTGGCCCGAGCCGTACTCCGGCTCCCAGACCGCTTACTCCAAGGACGGCGTGGAGACGAAGCTGAAGAACGCCGTCTGCGCCGGCACCGTCACCCTGTCCGCTGCCCGCAGTGCCATCAAGAGCAACTGGACGACGGCCCTGCAGGTCACCGGAATCGGCTGACCGTGCTGACCGCCGGGACATTCAGCCGACCGCGCTGAATGTCCTGGCAGCACGTCAAAGGACCTTCACGTAGGACGTGACTCAGCTTCGGGAGGCCTTGCGACGCCGCAGCACCATGTAACCGCCCGCGGCCACTAGCGCCGCCGCGACGCCCGACAGCAGGCCTACCGGGGCGCTGCTACCGGTCTCGGCCAGATCACCGCCGCCCTGCGGGGACGGAGGGGCAGCGGCTGTTGGGGCCGCTTCGCCACTCGAGGAGGCGCTTGGCTCGTCGGTCGCACCCGAAGAACCGGACGGAGAGGTTGACTCCGACGAGGAGGGCGACCCCGGGGTGGTCGGTGTCGTGCCGCCACCACCGCCCTCGGAGCCCTTGCAGTCGGTCCAGAACACCTTCTGCTTGGCGTCCCCGTTCTCGCCGTTGAAGTTCCAGAACAGCTTGTAGTGACCGTCGGGCAGCGACAGGTCCGCCGTACGGCCGTGGCCCTTGCCATCCAGGGTGATGGCCCCGGACTTCACGGTGTCGCCCTTGGTGGCAGCGGTCGGCGCCCAGGTTTCGATGTGCCAGTCGACCTCCTGGACCGCGTCGAAACCGAAGGCGTCGAGGTAGAACGTGCAGACGTGCGGCTCGTTGCGGCGCAGCTCTTCGCCGGTCTTGGCGTCGTGGATCTTCACCGTCCCGTTGTCCCCGGGAGCGGTGGCGTGCGCGACCGGCCCGAGGAGCAGTGCGGTCGAAACGCCGGCGGTCAGCGCGCCGGCGCGGATGAGGTTACGCATGGGGTAGGTCCATCTTCGAGATGCGAATGGGAAGATGTGGAGGGGGCGGCTTAGCCTGCACACCGAACTGACCAAAGGTCAATCACGTACAGGCAACGAAGTGGACTTGCTACCTTCCAGCTTTGGCCTCGTCGAGCAGCTTGCGCAGTTCGGAAATCGGGGCGACAGACGGTGGCCGCTCCTCGCCGTCCTGCGACGGCAGGGCTCCGTCGTTGGCGAGGAACTCGGCCGAACGTGCCTCTGCCTCCTGGCGGGCGGCCTCGATGCGGGTCTCGTAGTCCTCGGGCGTGATCTCCGACCAGCCCTCGGGTGGCGTGGAGAACGGGCCACCAGAGGCGGTGAGGAAGGAACCACCGTCGGGGGAAACGTAGTAGCGCGGCATGGGGGTGTCCTCCCTAGCTGGACTGCGTGGTGGTGTGGATCGTGCCGTCGGACGTCCAGCTGTTGATCGTGATCGTCCCGGCGGTGACGTTGATCGCTGCGAAGTAGTTCAGGGTGACGCCGTTGGCCGGGAGAACGTCGAAGGCGGTCTCGGCGGTGCTGCCCGAGTACCGCTCTCGGCGGGCAGATCCGGCCGCCGTGAGGATGCCCCACAGGGGGCGGATCTGCAGCGCGGCGCCGTTCTCCTGGTAGATGTAGCCGACCTGGAACGTCGCCGTGGAGCTGTAGCTGATGTCGATGGAGCCGTGGCAGTGCGACGAGTAGGACCACTTGCGGCACTGGTTGCCCAGGAAGTTGCCCGGCACGTTGAACGAGAGGACCGCGGCGGCGCCGCCCGGCTGGAGGAACGCCCAGCCTCCCGTCGGGCCCTGGTTGGCCACGACCGGGTTCATGTGCTCTTGGTACAGGTGGTCGGCGGCCGAGAAGTGCTCTGGCGGCGTCCACAGGGCGCCCGTGTCGGGGTCGCACTTGAGCGTGGAGTGGTCGGTGTCGGTGCAGGCCCAGCTGTCTGCCCACGCGGTCAGCCCGGCGATCGGGAACGCGGCGAGCGGGGCAGCAGCCGTGCCGTCGCCCTGGAGACCGCAGCCGATCTCCAGCGGCGGGTCCTCCGGGACGAACAGGCGGCCGTCGGCGCCGAACGCGAGCTGGTTACCGGCGTCGGCCGACGGGGCGACGAGGAGGCCGTTCGCGGCCACCTCCACGCCGTTCGGGTCCGGCGCCACGATCACGTCGGCCTCGATCGTGTACGGGTCCCCGGCCGTGCCATTGCCGGTGATGGTGGTGTCGATGGTGCTCGTGTCGGCGGACACGAGGGCAGTTGAGCCGGCCGGGGTGTAGAGGCCGCCGTCCGTGCCGATCACCGTGGTGTTCCCGGCATCGGTCGAGATGTTCGCGGCGATCTCGCCGGTGGCCGGGTCGTAGGTGATGCCGATCCCGGCTGTGAGGCAGCTGCGCACGTCGGCACATTCCACGAACAGGCCGTCGGCACCGGACTGCAGCAGGTTGGAGCCACCGCCGGGTGGGGCGGGGTCCAGGACGACGTCCGTGCTGACGACGTACGGGTCCCCAGAGGTGCCGGTGCCGCTCACGGTGTTGTTCGCCGTCGGGGTGTCTCCGGCCTGCACGACCGTGGCCGTCCCGCCTCCCCCAGTGGCGTAGAGGCCGCCGTCCGTCCCGAAGGTGACGATGTTGCCTGCATCGGTCGACGGGCGCGCCTCGATTTCCCCGGTGGCAGGGTCGTAGGCGATGCCGTCCACCGCCGTGAGGCAGCCGCGCACGTCGGCGCATTCCACGAACAGCCCCTCGGGGCCCGCCTGCAGAAGGTTCGTGCCGCCCTGCGGAGGCGTCGGGTCGAGGATGACGGCAGCGGCCACCTGGTACGGGTCAGCGGTGCTGCCCGTGCCGCTCACAGTGACGTCGACGGTCGGAGTGTCGGCGGCCTCGAGTACCGTCGCGGCGGCTGGGGTGTAGATCCCGCCGTCCGTCCCGATCACCGTGGTGTTGCCGGTGTCGCCGGAAATGTTCGCGCCGATCTCGCCGGTCGACGGGTCGTAGGTGGCGCCGTCGCCAGCTGTGAAGCACGTCCGGACGTCCGCGCACTCCACGAACAGGCCCTCGGTACCGGACTGCAGCAGGTTGGAGCCACCGCCGGGCGGGGCCGAGTCCAGGACGACGTCCGTACTGACGACGTACGGGTCCCCGGAGGTGCCGGTGCCGCTCACGGTGTTGTTCGCCGTCGGGGTGTCCCCGGCCGTGACAACGGTGGTCGTGCCACCTCCTCCGCCTGCCGCGTAGAGGCCGCCGTCGCTGCCGATCGTGACCTGGTTACCCGAGTCGGTGGAGACGTGTGCGCCGATCTCCCCTGTGACTGGGTCGTAGGTGGCGCCGTCGCCAGCCGTAAAGCACGTCCGGACATCGGCGCACTCGACGAACAGGCCGTCGGGACCGGAGCCGATCAGGTTCGTGCCGCCCTGCGGCGGGTTGGAGTCGAGCTTGACGTCGGAGCTGACCACGTACGGGTCGGCCGCGGTGCCGGTGCCCTCCACGGTGACGTCGACCGTGTCGGTGTCGCCTGCCTGGACGGCGGTCGAGGCGGCAGGGGTGTAGATCCCGCCGTCTGTGCCGATCACCGTGGTGTTGTCGGCGTCGCCGGAGATGTTCGCGGCGATCTCACCGGTCGCGGGGTCGTAGGTGATGCCGTCCCCGGCGGACAGGCAGGACCGGACGTCGGCGCACTCGACGTACAGGCCGTCAGCCCCGGCATGCGCGAGGTTGCTTCCCCCACCGGGTGGGGCAGGGTCCAGGACGACGTCTGTGGTGACGACGTACGGGTCCCCGGCTGTGCCGGTGCCGGTCACGCTGGTGTGCGCGGTCGGGGTGTCCCCTCCGTCGACCGCGGTCGGGTCGGCAGCCGTGGCGGTCGCCAGGAGTCCGCCGTCGGTGCCGAAGGTGACGAGGTTCCCGGCATCCGTCGAGGGACGGGCTGCGAACTCCCCGGTGGCCGGGTCGTAGGTGGCGCCGTCCCCGGCCGAGAAGCACGTCCGGACGTCAGCGCACTCGACGTACAGGCCGTCCGCGCCGGGCTGGAGGAGGTTGCTGCCGCCTCCGGGCGGCGCAGGGTCGAGGATGACGTCCGAGCTGACGATGTACGGATCGGCCGTCGTTCCGCTCCCTGCGACGGTGGTGTCCACGGTCGCGGTGTCGGCGGCCTGGACCGCAGTCGGTGTTGTTGAGTCGGCAGAGATGACGTACGGGGTCGCCGCGGAACCGTTGCCGTCCACGGTGACGCCCGGGCCGGCGGTGACGCGGCAGTTGCAGCGCGGTGCTCCGCAGCATGCAGCCATGAGCAGGCTCCTTGTGGTGAAGGGGGTCGCCCGGCCCATAACCAGCGGCGTCGTGAAGTCTTGCTGTGTTGTCAGGGGGCGGCGGCGTGGGCGTGGACGGTGACCCCAGACGCGGGCGCCCCGACGGCCAGGACGCCGATGCCGAGGAGCGTGACCCCGGCCGCCGCGAGCACGTTGACCGTGGTCGCCGTCGCGGTGTTGGCGGTGATGGAGTGCGAGCGGAACACGCTCGTGCCCTGCACGCCGATCGTGACGACGGGCGGCGCCGAGAACGCCCCGGCCGGCCAGGTGAAGGTGACGTTGCCCGAGCCGTCCGTCACGCCGGTGGCCCGCTCCAGGCGGGTCGTCGGCGGGGTGTAGTCGGCTCGGGTCGGCACTGGTCAGATCTCGCGCGTCGACAGGACGAGGAAGTCCGACCCGGCGACCCCCGTGAACACGAACGCGTCCGCGAGCTGCTCGCCCGACTTGCCGCCCTGGTCCACGGACCAGGTGCCCGAGGAGCCCGCAGGGAACGGCACGGCCGGGTCGCCGCCGATCGCCACGGTGGGAGCGCCGGCGAACACGAGCAGAGTCACCGAGCGGGCCCCGGCCGCGATCGTGACCGTGCCCGCCCCGGTCTGCCGGGCGGCCTTGCTGTCGATCGCCGGATTCGGGCTCGTGCCGCACCTGACGACCGTGCCGGTCGCGGTGTACGGCGTGGTGCCGTCGAGGGCTGTGTCCGACACGGACGGGGCGCCGGATCCGCCGGTGGTGTAGTGGCGGAGGAACGGCGTGCTGACACCGCTGGCAGCGACGTCGCACAGGATCTCGTACTCGGCGTCGGGGCCGTAGCCGCTGCTGAAACGCTCCCGCTGGTACCGGACATGAGCCCTCCTCGGGCGGCGTGGGGTGAGGCAGGGTGGTCCGCGCTAGTCGGCGATCTTCTTGAAGGCCAAACGGGTGGTCTGGACTTGGACGCCCGTGGTGGCGATGGGAGTCCCGGAGCCGTCGATCCGCGCAGCCTCCAGACGCACTGTCGTAGCCCCGACGACCTGGACGAACTTCTGGAAGGTGCCCATGTCGGAGTCGGCGACGGCGCTCGTGGGGTTGTTGTTGGCGTTCTGCTGGATCGTGTACAGCGTGTCCGCGATGGGGCCGCCAGCCGTCACGTCGAACAGGCGGGCCACGATGCCGATGCTGAAGGAGCCGCTCGTCGGGTTGGTCGTGATCACCGTGTGCACGGCGGCTGTGACCTCGTAGACACCCGCCTCCGGGAGGACAACCGACAGTCCGGTGTTGATCCAGTCCCCGCTTGCCGTGGCGACGAGGTCCACGAAGGAGGGCAGGAACTCCTCTCCGAACGCAGGGGTGAGGCGGGCCCCGACCTGCCACTCCTGCGGGCAGTCCCCGGCGGCCGGCGCGGTCACGTCCACATCGACGGAACGGCCGGTTCCGACCGCTGTGCCCGGGGCGACCCCCTCCACGGCGGTAGCGGGCACGAGGAGGCCGTTGGGCCCCTGCGTGAGGGCGTTGCACGACTGGGGGTCGATCGTGACGGCGGCGCTGCCCGCTGCCGAGCCGAGTCCGGCGTTGGTTCCACTCATGACAGGTACGTCCAGTTCAGGAGGTAGGAGGCGGAGGAGTCGGCCCCGGCGAAGGAGGCCGCGGCGAGTGCGCTGTCGGTGTCCTTCGAGACGGACCAGGTGAGCGTGACACCGGCCGGGATCGGCACGCTCGTCCCGTCACTCATGGTCACGTCGACCGTGTCTGCGAGGACAGCCAGGCTGACGCTCTGCAAGTCCGGGAACTCCGCGGTGAGGTCCTCGACTGTCGTGCCGGTGACGGAGCGGATGCCGGTGTCGACGGGCCCGCGAGCGCTACTGCCGTCCGTCGCACAGTTGCCGACACGGCCTGTCGCCTCGTACGCCGACCCGTTCAGGTCGGTGTCCATGGTGAGGACCTGGTCCCCGACGTAGGACACGTGGCGCAGGAAGGCGCCATTGTCGTCGCACAGCGTCAACGGCTCCGCAGCGCTGCCGCAGGGCACGACCGCCGACGACAGCGGTAGTTCGTCCCGCCGCTCCCCGAACTCGTCGATGTAGTAGATCGACCCGTCACAGCACATCATCCGGGTCCATGACCGCTGCCCGAGGCCGGGCACGTCGTAAGTGACGATGAAGTGCGCCATCACCCCGGCACCGTTGCCCGGGTTGTCGTCGACGGTCTCCAGCACCTCGAAGATCAGGGTGTTGGTTCCCGGTTGTGCCCCGGCGACGATGCCCGGACCGAACGTGTACGGGGTGCCGTTGTAGGTGGCCGAGCCCGGGAGGGCCGTCCACGCGCCGCTGTTGAGCCGGAACCTGGAGGCGATCTGGTCGGCGTTGAGGACGGTGATCTGTACGCGGATCGAGTCCGGGTCTGCCGCGGCGGGCAGGCTGAACGCCGCCTTCGCCCACCAGCGCATCGGGTTGGCGGGCGTGCCGCTCAGCGTGGGGCCCTCGCCAGGTGCTCCGGTGCTGGTCGTGGCGCCGTTGGGATGGGGGGAGATCCAGCCGGCCTTACGGGTCGGCGCGGAGTCGACCACCGACCAGGCGGCCGGGTTGAACCCGTAGCGGGCCCGGTACATCTGGTACCAGGTCGCCGCCGCGGCAGGACCGCTGGCGTCGCCGTCGTTGGTCCACGTCCATACCGTGTCGATGCTGTCGTCATCGACCTGCGCCTCGTTGGAGATGAACTCGATCGTCTCCGTGGCGGTGGCCTGGACGCAGACTTGGACGGGCTCGCAGCAGTCCCCGCCGCAGATGCCGACGGTTCCGGCTGGGGTGTAGGCCGTGCCGTCCAGGTCGTAGTCACTGTGACCGACGATGGCCCCGGACTCGTCACGGGCGTAGTCCCGTACGAAGGAGGTCACGGTGCCGTCTGTGGCGGTGTCGCAGAGCTGGATCACGTCCTGCTCTGGCTGTGTGACCCCGTCCGGGCTGCTGCCGGTGCAGCAGGTCGATGCGCATGGCACGACCTCGGCATCCGCGATGGTCTCACCGCTGTTCGCGTCACGCACTGTGGGTTCGCCGTTAACCGGGTCCCACGTGACGTAACCGCTTTTCGTCGCCGCGCCCGAGACGATCTCGGTGGCGAAGTCGACCGCGCCGTCCCCGGTCACGGTGATGACCGACCCGTCCGCGAAGTCGAGCGCGGAGAAAGCCGCTGGGTTGTCGGTGATGATCCGGCCAGTGCCGCCGCCCGGCACCGTGAACGTCAGCGTGTGCGGCCCGTTGACCTGGGTCAGCTTGCCGTCGGCGTACGTGAGGCCGGGCTGTTTGCCCTCGACGAGTGCGGACACTGGGGCGCCGCCGCAGTCCACGGTCAGGGTCGCCTCGTAGGTGGAGAACAGGTCGATCTCACGCCAGCCGACATCGGGCGCCACCGTCCCCACGGACGGCGGGAACTTCGCCAGGTTCTCCAGCCGCATACGTGCCACACCGTCGAGGTTCCCGACCGGGGTGACGCATGGTGTGGCGTACGCACTGCTGGTGACGTACTGGCATGCAACCAGGGGGCCCGTGAACAGGACCGCACCGGCCTCGTCGTACAGGGTGACGGTGGCAGACCCGATGCCGTCGTTGTCGGTGACGACGCTGCCGAAGCAGTTCCACAACCGGACGGCCGTGACGTTGTCCCGAGGCGCCGCGAGCAGGTAGTCAATGACGACACCCGTGTCCCCTTGGAAAGCGTCGCAGTTGATCACCCCCTCGGGCGCGTTCGGGCCGCCAGCCCCGGACACGTTGCCGTTGATTGTGCTGGCGAGGTTGGCCTGATTGACCGGCCAGTTCTGCGGGTTCGCGACGACGGACGCGGATGCGAACTTTGGCTGCGGCAGGTCGGTGATCTGCACGTTGGTGCACGCGCCGAACGCCGTTGGCGAGCGGTAGCAGACGACTTCCCGGTCCGGCTGGGGCGTCGGCTGGCAGGCACCCACGGTGCCGGCCGGCGGGGCACCGGTCGACCATGCCCCGGTGCTGAGGTTGATCCAGCCCTCGGACGTCACCGCACCGCTGCAGTCCCGGATGACCGTGACGGCGATCGGGGTGCCGTCGGCCAGGCACAGCCCGACCGAGGTAAGCGGGGTGGTCGGGGACTCGCAGTCCGAAGACGTCGAGCAGGGCTGCAACGTGCCCGTGGCCGTGTACGCGGCCCCGGTGACCGGATCCACGGTGCGCGTGCCGACACGCTCGCCGCTCCCCGTGTCGTACAGGGCCTCAACCAGCGCGACCCCGGCCACCGTGCCGTCTGACAACACATCGCAGAGGAGCGTGCCCTCTGCATCCAGTCGGGGCGTGGCGGCAGCCCCGGAAACGATGACGGGCCCCTGCCCGCAGCAACCGGACATTACAGCGTGACTCCTTGGGTCCAAGTGATCGTGACTGTGCCGGTGTCAGCGGTGATGATGAGTGGCCCGGTCACGGCGGCGTCGACATCGCGGGCCAGGCTCCAGGTGGCCGCCTCGCTGGTGTGCAGGGTGCTTTGTCCGTCGGCTGTGGACACCGTTCCCGCGCCTCCGTGGGCGACGGCGGTGACCGACTGGACGAGGACGTAGGTGGACAGGTCCCAGGACTGGCCGGCGGCGAGCTCGAGGCGGTGGGCCTGAGCTCCGGTGGCCGGGTCGGCGCCCTCGTCCCCGGTATCGCAGGCGACTGGCGAGACGGGCGTATACGGGTGGGTGAGCCCGTCGGTGTAGGTGCCGAGGCTTGTGAGCGTGCCCTGACAGTCGACGGCGAGCAGCTCCACATACCCGGTGTCGGGAATGCCGTCGCCGTCGGTGTCGTCGCACCTGCACGTCTCGATGATGTTCTGTGCCGGGCAGGTTTGTTCGGGGCAGCATGAGCCGCCGCCTGCGCTCTGGCACTGGCCGATCTCGCCGGTCGGCGTGTAGGGCGCCCCGTCCAGCGTCGTGTACGTGACCGACTCGACCTGTCTGCTCTCGCAGTCCGTGACCACGTTCGCGAGGACCTGGGCCGCGCATCCAGCCTGGTCGTACGCCGCGGTGATGGTGAACGCGGAGAGCTGCCAGCCGGTGTGACGGGGGCTCGGCGTGCACGATGCCGGGCTGTCGTCGTAGGCATCCAGGGCGAGCGCCACGGCGACGTTCCCGGCGGCCAGGTCGGCGGCCGGGATGTCCGCCTCCACCGTGAGGGTGCCGAAGTACCCGTTCGGGGTGTTGGCCGGCAGCACGGTCAGCGCCGCCTGTGTGGTGCCGTTGAACAGGCGCAGATGGCCGGTGGGGCCGCACCCGTCGTCCGGGCCGGTCTGCTGCACCGTGAGCGAGACGGTGACGTGGGCGATGCCGGTGTCACAGGCCGGGCGCGGCGCCGCGATGGTGGCGGCCAGGCTGTTGACACTGCCGGTGGTGCCCGGCTGCGGACCGGTGCCGGGCGGCAGGTCCAGCGTGCCGCCGTCCCACAGCGCCTGGGCGCCAGCCACCGGGGAGCCGGTGGCGTACGGGTAGTAGGGCGTGGGGCTGGTGTCCGTGACGGTCGCCGTTGGGGTGCCGTCGGTGGGCAGGTCGCACAGCAGGAGCGTGCTGGAGTTGCGGCACGGCTCCGGCGTCGGCTGCTCCGAGGGGCACAGGTCCAGGTGCGTGCCGCCGGGCAACGCGACCGGCCCCCAGGTGGTGGGGTCCACGTAGTTGACGCCGAGTCGGGCGCCGGTGGCGGTGTCGTAGGTGACCTCGGCAAGGATCCGTTGGATCACGCCGCCGCTGTTGTCGTCGATCACGCACATGGGCGTGATCTCGACGTCCCGGCCCTCGGCCGCTGCTGCGCCCTGGCACAGGCCGACCGTCCCGGCCGGCGTGTAGGCCGTGACGCCGTCGAGTGCGGTGTCTGCGACGGTCGGGGTGTCTGCGCCTGGCTGCCACGTGAGGGCCCGAAGGAACGGGGTGCTCGTGCCGTCCGTGGCGACGTCGCAGAGCTGCACGACCTCCGTGTCCGGGCCGGGCGCAGCCACGCCGCTGCTGCCGTCTCCTGCGCAAGTGCCTGCCTCGCCCTGCACCTCGTACGGCGTGGTGCCGTCCAATGCGAGGTCCTGGGTCGAGGTGAGGCCGCCGTTGCAGTCGAAGGTGAAGCGCCGCAGGAACGGTGTGCTGTTGAGGGTCAGCACCGCCGTGCGCACCTCAAACGGCATCAGGAACAGGTCACGGTCGTTGATCGGCCCGCCGGTCGTCTGGTCGGTGAACCGGATCGTGACCGCGCCAGTGGCAGGGGCGATGAACGCCAGCGGCGGCAGGTCCTCGGACAGCACCCCGCCCGGGAACACGCTCGACCCGTTGGACGTGTTCCGGGTCCTCGTGGCGAGCACCGTCGTGCCGTCGAGGATCTCCAGCAGGTAGATGGCGTTGTTGGTGGCCGGGGTGGGCGCTCCTGCACCGATCCACGCGGACGCGAACCGGAACTCGTATAGGACGGTGGGGAGCAGCCCGCTGACGGTCAGCTCAGCTACACCGTTGGCCTCCTGGTTGGCCTGCGCGAACCACAGGGTTGTGCCGTCATTGGCGGCGACCACGTTCCCGGTCAGGGTGAAGTCGCCCGCTGGGGTAGGAATCGGGGCCTGCGGGTCGTAGGTCAGGTCGCACAGCTCGGCGAGTTCGGTGTCCCCACACGGCTCGTGCTCTGGTGCCGGACACACGGTGAGGCTCGCCCCGGCCGGGACGGTGACCGGATCGCCAGTGACCGGGTCGACAAGCCGTTGCTCGATGCGGTCGCCTGCCTGGTCGTCATAGACCCGCTCGGCCAGGACGCGGCCGAGGACGTCACCGCTGGCGTCGTCGACCAGGCACAGGAGACCGGTCTCGACATCGACGCGGGCCTCCGGCGGTGGCTGCTCGCAGCACTCGGCGACAGGCTCGCACTGCCCGACGTCACCCGTGACCGTGTACGGCTGCCCGTCGAGGGTGCTGTCGTGCGTGGCGATGACGTCGCCGGTGTCGCAGTCCACGGTCTGCCGGCGCATGAACTGGGTGGTGTGCGGGAGCAGGATGTCGAGGCGGCCTACGACGTTGTTGATCCCGCCGACGTCACGGACCTCGATCTCAACCGTGTTCGGTCCTGCCGTCACGGGGATCTGCGCGGTACCACTGGTGGCGGGCTGGTTCCACTGCCCGTACATGCCGGCGTCGATGCCGTTGATCCGGACGCGGGCGCCACCGTCGCCGCGGAAGCCCACGCTCTGGGCGACTGCGACGCCGTCCTCCGGGGCGTTGAACGTCTTCCGGAGAACCCACCGCACGGGGGCAGCGTCGTAGGTGCTCCAAGGCCCGCCGCTGCCTGTGCCCGCGGACTGGTCGGCGCGGGCGCCGAGCGCCGGATACCCGAACGGGGTGCCATACGGGGCCGGGTACGGCATTGCCGCCTGCGGTCCACTGCCCGGGTTGGCGCCGGTAAACGAGACGACCTCCCACCCATCCGAACTCGCTCGGTTCGCCGGGTCGAAGACGGTGATCAGGTCGGTTGTGGCGGTGTCGCGCAGGAGGGTGCTGGAGGTGTCCCGGCACGGAACGGGCTCCTGCGACTCCTCTGCCGGTGACGGGCACACGCCGACCGTCCCGGCCGGGGTGTACGGCGTGGTCCCGTCGAGGCCGGTGTCCGTGACAGTAGGGGCGCCGCCATCGGCCGGGAAGGTGAGGAGACGCAGGAACGGCACGGCGGTGAGCTGCAGTGTGGACGTCTGAACCGTGTGCGTGTTGATGTACAGGTCGCGGTTGATGCCGCCGCCGGTGGTGAGGTCCGTGAACCGCACGGTGACCGTGCCCGATGCTGGCGCGACGAACGACAGCGGGTCCTGGGCGGCCATGCCCTCGTGGCCGGCCGAGGTGCTGCCGTTGGTGAGGTTACGGTCCCGGGTGGCCAGGACGGTCGTGCCGTCCAGGACCTCCACGCGGTAGATAGCATCCACGGCTCCGGGTGGTGCGCCGACCCCGTTCCACCCGGCGTCGAAGAGCAGGTCGTAGCTGGCGGTCGGCGCCAGGCCGCTGACGCTCCTGGTGGCGACGCCAGTTACCGCCTGGTTCCCGCCGGAGAAGACCAGCGCCGCGCCGAGCAGCTGCACCGAGCCGGTGAGCGTGAACGAGGACGACGGGGTGGGGATCGGCGGGGCCGGGCTGTACTGGAGGTCGCACAGCTGGACAACCTCTGTGTCCCCGGACGCCTGTGCCGGCTGGCACTGTCCGACCGTGCCAACCGGCGCATACGGCGTTGCCGCGTCGAGGAGCGTGTCCGTGGTCGAGGTGACGGCCCCGGTGCAGTCCCGGCACACCGTGCGCAGGAACTGCCCGCCGATGGAGACGTCCACGGCGCCGAACACCCAGTTGCCGAACCGCCGGCAGTCGACGAGGAGGGTCCTTGTGCCCAGGTACTTGAGCGCGAAGGAGGACACTCCCGTGACGCGGAAACGTGCGCTGGCCGCGCGGGTGGGGGTGTTGAGGGTGGTGCAGCCGGTGAGGGTGGCGTCCGCGCGCAGGATGCCGGTGGCCCGGTTGTAGGTGTAGCCGGGCGGCAGGCTGAGCGGGACGGCCCCGGCCGGCAGCTGAACGGTGTTCTCCCCGGCTCCGGTGCCGGTCGAATAGACCATCACGACGCTGAACTCGGCCGTGACGGGCTGGTCGAACGTGAACGTTGTCAGGGGGACGTTCGGGTTGGGGAAGAGGGCCGGGCCCCACCAGGCGGCGCCGTCGCCCTGCGTGCCCGGCGGGAAGGCCGAAGGGCCCGTGGACGTCCAGGTGACACCGTTGGCCAGTGTCCCGGACGCGGCCGTACCGGCGAGGGTGGACGGGGACGCGGCGTCGACGTCGCACAGGAGCAGCGTTTCGCACGCCCCGCACGTCTCCGACTGGCAGATGCCGACAGAGCCGGTCGGCGTGTAGGCGGTGCCGTCCAGCAAGTAGTCCGTGTGGCCGGTGATGGCGCCGTTCTCGTCGCGGGCGTAGTCCCGCACGAACGCGGTCACGGTGCCGTCGGCGGCGGTGTCGCAGAGCTGGACGAGGTCCCGTTCGGGTTGCTCGACGTCGGCCGGACACGTCGTCACTTCGCCTTGCGGGGTGTACGTCTGGCCGGTGGTCGCGTCGACCAGGCGCACCGCGGCGACCGCGCCGTCCGCGCCGTAGGTGTACTCGATCAGCACCAGGCCGAGGACCCCGCCGCTGGGGTCGATGTCGCAGAAGGTGCCCGTGGTGCTGATGCTGCGCGGATTGCCGCACGCCATCGTTCCGGCCGGTGGTTCCCCGGCCGAGTAGGCGCCGGTGGTGAGGTTGAGCCATCCGTCCTGGGTCGTGGCGCCGTCGCAGTCGCGGGTGACCACCACGGCGATGGGTGTGCCGTCGGCGAGGCACAGGCCGAGCGTCGCAGCGGGGGTCGTCTGCGCCTCACACTCGGGGGCGGCCGGACAGACGCCGACGGTGCCGGTGACGACGTGCGGGGTCTGTCCGTCGAGGGCGACGTCCTCGTACGTGGCGGTCCCGTTGAGGAAGCTGTACCGGCGCAGGAACGGGCCGTTTGCGTCGCACAGGGTCACCGTCTCGGACTCGGGGCAGCCGTAGGTGCAGGCGACGGGCGCCGTGGGCGTGTACGGCGTGGACGGGTCGTCCTGGTAGGTGAGGACCAGCTCGGCGGAGCCGTCTGCGCGGATGCACCACAGTTCCGAGTAGGTGGCGTCGGCCTGGCCGTCGCCATCGGTGTCGTCGCACAGTTGGCGGCAGACGGTGTCGACGCATCCGGCCTCGCACGGGCCGGCATCGGCGGGGGCCGGGCCTGCGGTGAACGCGCCGCTTGCCGGATCGATCCAGCCGACGACCGCCGGGTCCTCGGCGGCCTGACCGCACTCGACGCAGCCCGAGCGGACGACGAGGAGCACGCCCGTCCCATCCGCGCGGCACAGGGGAGCTGAGGCGATCGACGGAGAACAGCAGGTAGTGACGTCGACGGGCGTGCCGCCTCCGCCGTCCTTGCACGGAATGGGCTCAACGGCCACGGCGTCAATCCTCCCGGTGTGCCTGGCGGCGGTGCAGGTCCCGCCCCCGCTTCGTGGAGAAGTCGCGCGGGCAGTCGCCGCACGCGTACCGACCGCCGGACTCCTCGGCCAGCTCGTCGTCCGGGTCGCTGCCGCCGTAGTCGGTGGGGGCGTCCTCGAGGGGCGCGAAGTCCGGCGGTGGCAGCGGCGTGGAGTCCGGGCCGGGGATCGTCGCCGGTTCCGGCTGGGCGGACTCCTGGTCTTCGTCGGGGCTGATGTAGCGGTGGCCGTCGACGATGGAGTCGATCAGCAGCGTCTCGGGCATGTGGGTGAACAGGTGCAGTGGGACGGCGAAAGTGTTCGTCGACACGGTGCGCACCTTGGGGGTCTGGGCGACGGCCCAGCGGGCGAAGTCGACGAGGCGGGCCCGGATCGGCCGCACACGAATCAGATCTGTCATGGACAAGTCACCACCTGGATCGCGCAGACCACACAGGTCGTGGCCACGACGTACGACCGCTCGACCAGAACCCTGAGGTCGTTCGTGCGGATGTTCACCGACGCTCCCGGCCGGTCCGGGATCGTCACGGTCGGACCGCGCCGCACGACGACCGGCCCGGTGATGTACAGCCACGCCGTGCCCGGATCGGCCGGGATGTTCCCGGGGCCGGTGTTCATGGCGCTGTATCCGGCGCCGATCACCGCGCAGTTCCCCGCGAGCGTGCTCAACGAGCCGTTCCCGTCGCGGTGGACGAGGTTGCAGCAGCCCAGCACCGCGGCAGCGCCGGCCGGGACGTGGAGTGTGCCGACGCCGCCGTACTGCTCGGCCAGGCAGCCCTCCAGCGCGGCCACGCCCTGGGCGATGTTCACCGGCCCGGCCGCAGGGGTGAGGTCCTGCGCGGTCATGGCCAACGTGTTCGTCCAGAACCCGGCCTCGACGGCTTCCTGCTCGCCGAGCTCCAACGACGCCTCGGCGTGGGTGCGGGCCTCCGCGTACGTCCAGCCCATCGTGGAGCACTCGGCGCCCGCGTACACCGTGATCGGGTCGGCGTGCTCAGCGGTCGGCCTGCAGAACTCCTTCTGCGGCGGCTGGCCCGGCGATTCGCCCCCGAGGGACTCGTCGGTGCACGGGTCGCGCCACACGTTGACCGGGCAGCAGCCCAAGCCGAGCCATTCGATGCCGAGCAGCTCGTGTTCGTCGGTGACGTCACGGACGTCAGTACAGGTGTTGAGGAGGATCCCGTGCGGCAGAGGCCTGCCGGGGATGGCCTCGACGTACTTCCGCAGGCCGGCAGCCATTGCGCGCCTCCGTCTCTTCAAATCGGGGCGTGCCGGGCCCGCGTCAGGAACGGGCCCGGCACGTGATGGGGCGGGCGAGGGGTCAGGCTGCGGGGCAGGCCATCAGGGTCTGCGCGCCGGTCTCACCGGACGGGCAGACGGGAACGGTGACGACGCGGGTGTCGACGGAGCGGTCCACGAGACCGACACACTCCTCCGAGAACAGCGCGGTGTAGTCATTGGTGGAGAACTTCGTCGAGTCGTGGATGACGCCGAGGTTGACCTCTTCGCCACGGCCGATCTGCAGCTGGCCGGACGGGTAGATCAGGAACTTGATCTCGGCAGGCCAGGCCGTCGCCGGGGCGGTCTGGCCCATCGTCGCGCCGGTGACGTTCGGGGCGATCAGGTTCCGCGCCCACTGGATGCGGACCCCGAGCGGCCGGAATACGCTCTGCACGTCGGCGGTGGTGACCTCGTCGATGCTGACGCCGTTACGGCGCGCCAGGTCGGCGAGGAACAGGTTCCGCGACCACCACGGGAACACGACCTCCAGGGAGATCGAGTCACAGAACGAGTGGCGCTCGACCATGTCGGCGGCCTGTAGGGCGACGGCCGCGAAGATCGCCGAGATCGCGCCGAACGTCTCCGTGAGGGTGACGGGGGTGGCGGTGGCCAGGGCCTGCGAGAATAGGACCGAGCGGAGGCGGATCTCGTGCGCCACCATCGCGTTCCGCAGGTACCAGTTGACCAGCTCCGGGAAGTGGCGCTGAGTCAGGATGCCCGCCTCCAGGCAGACACCGACCGCGTCACAGCGCATCTCCACCGGGTCCGGGCACGGGATCTTGAAGCACGGCTTCGTCGCACCGGAGATGTCGTCGGCCTCGGTGTGCACGAACGTCATCGCCGCGACGTCCAGCGACGGCGTCTTGTAGTACCGCAGGCCGCCACGGGCGAGCTGGATTTCCGGCGCGTCCCACAGCATGTCGGGACAGGCGACCGACGTCAGCTCGTACACGGTCTCTGACGGCGCGCACCAGCCTCCGGACGCCACGAGGTCCTTCTCGGGGAGGCGAGACTGGTCGGCCGCGCGGAGCGCCACCTCGGTGCCCTCGGGCGCCGACGAGGAGTCCGTGACGATCAGCTCCTCCGGGTACGGGTGGTGGTAGCTGATGACCTGTCCAAGGCCACCACCGGCGGTCTTCAGGGCGTTCGCGCGGGAGATGACGCCCGCGGTGACCTGGTTGAAGTCGAGTTCGGCGCCTGGCGTGTAGCCGGGGACGTCGACGGCGGCGGTGATGACGGTGCCCGGGGCGGGCGGCTCCGGGAGGACGCGTGTCTGACGGCGCCTCACCAGGGACAGGTCGAGGGAGGGGCGGGCAAGGGAGGCGGTCGCGGTGGCCTGCGGCTCGTTGGCCGGCTCGGAAGCGGCCGGGCCGGGCTCGGCCGCGGGTTCGGCTGCGGCGGTGGTCGGCTCGGCCGGGGTCTCCTCGACGTGGGCAGCCGGGTCGTCTCCACGGACCTGCGCGGCGAGCTGCTCGATCTCGTCGGCGGCGGCCTCGGCGGCGGAGATACGGTCGGACTGCTCCTGCCGGATGTCCTGAACGCACGTCGACAGGGCACGCAGCTGCCCCATCGTCGAGTCGTCGATGCGGGTCTGGGACGACAGGGCCTGGAAGGCCTGGGTGGCGCCGGCGAGCGCCTCAGCGAGTTGGGCGTCGTCGAGAGCGCGGATGTCCTCGGGAATCTGGAAGTCGTCCATGGGCAGGTTCTCCAGCGATCGATCTGGAAGACCCGGCCCATAACCAGCAGTCGTCTAGCGAGGATCTTAGCCTCACCGTGTCGGTTGTGGTCCCCCCGTCCTTTCGGTTGGAGTGCGGAAAAGAGGGTTGGCGGAGGGCGCTATTCCGCGCCCCGATGCCGTGACATGGCCCACAGTCGCACACCTGTCGAAAGTAGGTTTGTTGGCCATCGATCTCGTGATGGCGTAGGCGAAGTCGCCGCGCATCGCTGCACGTCGGAGGCCGTGAAAAGGTCGTGAGCGTACGCCGGTAAGCCCCCGGACGCGGGTAATGGAGCGGTCGATTGAACAACTGTGACCGAGGCCACGTTTGTTGCTTTTGCGGTCACCGGGGTGAGGCAATTCTCGTGGCACCCAACAGGGGTGCTCCTACAGGCCTTTGGCCGCAGCCGCGCCCCGGCATGGCTGCGGCCCCCTGCTGGAACAGGGGGCCGCCGGGCATATGCGTGAGGACCAGAAAGGTCTCTACCCGTGCACCACCGTAGTGCTGGACGTACTGAGCGCAAGACGAACGAGACGAGCCTCACGCTCCGAAAGCGCAATCGGCTCATCGCCGGGAGCGTCGCGGCGGCGGCTCTCACCCTGGGCGTCAGCGTCGTGACCGGCGCCGTTACGCCGGACGCGGCGACTGCAGTCGCCACCGTGAGCAGTGCCGCGATCGGCATCCTCGCCACTGTGTTCCGCCGGACCCCGGCGGTGGCCCAGGACGAGGAGGATCCCGTCAGGCTCGACAAGTAGCGGCAGCGCGTAGTCGCCTCTGGGATGCAGCATCGTGTCCCAGGGGCGGCACCGCTACTGCGCGTCCACCGTTTCGGGGGATGAGCGCCACAGGTCGGCTGCCGGCCCTTGATGTACTTCGTGTCTTCATTGGCCGGCGGGACGTCGTCGAGGACCTGGTTCGGGCTTCTTGACCCACTCCTGCTTGGCCGTATTCCAGACGATGCGCAACGGGAACTGCTCGTCGCTCTCTGCCATCAGTCGTTCAAAGTCGCGTACCAGTCCCTGGTGTGCGATCTCTGGCAAGTCGCCGGGAAGTTCGACCCGGTACTGATTACGGGCCAGGAAGACCGTGATCTGCCAAGTTCCCTGAAGCTCGCGCGGCTGTCGCCGTAGTCGTTTCGAAAGGGAACTCATCCAACCGCGAAATGTCTGGTATGAGTCCGATCCCAAGTGCGAGATGAATGCCTGTAGCAGGGGCGTTGCGACGTATGCAGTGAGCGCACCAGCGAGCATGGCTTCCGTGGGCATGCGGTGCGCCACTGCGACGGTGTTTAAGTCCTCTGGCACGGGTCGTGGTGCCACGTCACGGCTTCGCGGCACGCGACTGGGCTGCTGCGGCCTCGCATCGCGGCTGCTCTCGGAGCTGTCTGACATCGCTCACCCCCTGAAGCTAGGACATCAGCTTCAGGGGGTGAGCGTCCACCGTTTCGCGTATGCGCGCTACGCGTCGGCTGGAGTGTCTTGAACGGTCTTCGCGTCGCCGTTGGTGTGCACGATGTCGCCGGTCTCCTTGTCACGGACGACACTGCCCGCGTACCGGCCGGACACGGTGGCGGCGGTGGGCTTGCTGGCGGAGGAGAAGACGACTCGTCCACTCCCGCCGTTGGTGACGACCTCGAACGTCTGGCGGTTCTTGCTCCCGCAGTTGCATCCCATGTCAGTTCGCTCCGTTCTGCGTGGTGGTGTCGGCGGCCACGAGTGCGGCCATGGCTTCGAGTTCGTCGCGGCGTTCTGCTTCTCGGCGCTCGATGGCCGTGGCGAGCCGGTCGACGAACGGCCCGTCGGTCAGGGCGGCGATCAGCCGGTCCACGTCGATGTCCGGTACCTGTCCGGACACGCTGTCCGGGCGCTGTCCGGGCAGGTCAGGGGTGCCCTCGGCGGAGCTCGCGGGGACCGTCGGGGCAGTGTCCTGGCGTTGTCCGGGGATGGTGTCCGAGAACGCTGCGGACGCGGCCAGGGCGAGGTTCGCGCGTTCGGCGACCGCGGTGGCGAGGAGCGGCGACGAGTGCCCGGGCACCGGCACGGAGAGGACGGCGCGGAGCTGCCAGCACCCGTCACGGCCCTGCTTCATGTGGTAGCTGGGCTGGCAGGCGGAGAACACTCGGCGGTCCCAGTCGGACAGCCACGGGCCGGCCGCGCCGGAGAACCACAGGCCGCGCTCGTTCATGCCGACGGTGACGATCGCGGCGACGGTGCGGGTGTCGTCGAACTGGCAGCTGGCGGTCTCGCATTCGGCGCCGTCGCGGTGGTGGCCGACGTTCATCGTCATCGCCCCCGCCTTCACGTAGGCGCCGTCGTCGAGGAGGAACCGGGCGCGCAGGAAGTGCGTGAGGTCGATCCCGCCGAGGCTTTCGATCGTGAGGTTCTTCCCGGGATACCCGGCGTGCGGATCCCCGGCCTGGGCGACCCAGCCGTATACGCGGCCGTCCTTGTAGTGGACGCCCCCGGAGCCGGGCGGCAGCTCCTCCATGGTGGGCTCCTGGAACCAGGCGGCGGGCATGGGCGGCGCGTCCTCCATCGCCGTCCACGCGGAGGCCTCCAGGTCGTCGTCAGGCGCCGCGGCTTCACCTTCGGGCATCGAGGAGGGGCCGCAGAACAGGCCGGGGACGAGCCGGATGATCCGGCCGCTCTTCGCTGCGGCGTTGAGGTGTCCTCGGGCGGTGCTCATGGCCATGCCGAGGGCCTTGGAGACGTCGCGGGCGCCGACGGCGGCCGGGGACGTGCACACGTAGGTGACCACGCGGTCCCGGGTGTCGCCTGTCGCGGTGACGAGCGGCACCACCGCGGCGGTCTCCTCGGCCGGGTCGAGGACGATCCGGGCGTCCTTGAAGGCGGGCATGGCCACGAGGGTGGCGCCGCGCAGGCGGGCGCGGGTGATCCGCATGACGAACTCGCCGGACTTCTGCGAGTAGACGACGAGGCCCTGCTCGGGGTCGTCGGCGTCGCCGGCGGCCGCGGCGAGGACACCGATACCGGCGAACGCGTTCTGGATGCCTGACGCGTTGAGGGCGCCGCCCGGGCCGGTGATGAGCTGGAGGTCGTAGCGGGACCGGGAGAACGCCCCCTCGGATGCGGTCCATTCGGCGCGGGTCGTACCCGACAGCATGACGGAGCCGTCGTCGAGGCGCAGCACGCTCGCCTGCGGGAGCCGGGCCGACGCGAACAGCCAGTCGGCGTCTTCCGGGCTGAGAGTGTTGTCGACGAACTCGATGTCCACGTCGTCCAGGTCGACGCTGATGCCGAGGGGCGCGTCCTCGTCGAGGAGCTGGATGGCGTCCGCCCCGGCCGAACGGGTCGCGTACAGCACCCCGGAGGCGGTGATGCGGTTGCCGTCCCGCTTCACCGTCTTGATGGCCCCGGCGAGTTCGGCGCCCTCGTGGCCCATCAGCATCTCGTCGGCGTACTGCAGCGGCATCGGGCGGCGGTCCCACTTCAGGGCGCCGGACTTGAAGATCCGGCCGTCACCGGTCTGCTGATCTTCGAAGGCGATCGCCGTGTCGTCGGGCGTGGACCAGGTGCGGACCGACAGGGCCGCGGCGGCCTGTACGGCTTCGGGCATGGCTTCTTCCTCCTGCTGGGGGCCGAGGGGGATGTCCGTGTGCTCGTCTCCGAACGCGACGCGCAGCCGGTCGAAGGTGACCGGGCCGACGCGTTCGGTCATGGGCTCGTACGGCCAGGCTTCGGCCGTGTAGACCCCGCAGGTATGCGCGGTCCAGGGCGAGTGCTGGCGGGGCAGCTCGGGGTGGTGGGTGTCTTCCAGGGCGACGGTGACGGCCGCTCGGGCGTCGCCGAGGGTGGGGCCGTCCTCGGCCTGGTCGCTGATAGTCCACACCCAGGACGGCTTGTCGCTGTCGGTGTTCCAATGGGCGGTGCCGGTGGCCTTGGCCAGGACGGGCCCGCCAAGGTCGGAGACGGCCGCTTCCAGGGCGCGGATGAACTCGGTGCGCTCGCCGGTGCTCCACTGGGAGGCGTCGTCGCCGAGGAAGAACATCGTGCAGTGCAGCTCTTCGGCCGCTTCGCCGCCTTCGAGGGCCAGGCGGGCGGCGTCCTCAGTGCTGGGCATGAGGGCGACCATGGCGCCCTGCAGATGGTCATCGTCCGCAGCGGCGGTCTGGGTTTCCTGCGATTCGAAGCCTTCAGAGCACTTTAGCGCTTGCGATTCGTAGGCAGATGCGCTGGTTTCGGGATGTACGGCCAGGATGCACCGGCAGTTCACGACTTGGGAGGCCGGTGCGGTCGGGTCGTGCGGGGCGTCCATCTCGATCCCGCCGACGGTGAACGGGTCGTCGAGGAGCTGGATCTGCCCGTTGGCCCCGGCATGATCGTGGCGTACACGGTCGTCGCGGCGGGACAGCCACTGCTTCACGATCGGCGCCAGGGTGCCGGTGGCGTCGCGGGCCGCGCCCAGCGTGGCGGTGTTCCAGGCCCGGCCGGCTTCTGTGCGGGCGATGCGCTCTTCACGCATGTCGCCGAGCTGGGCGCCCTCGCGGGCGAACGCCTCGCGGAGGCGGGCCCTCAGCTGCTCGATGGTCTCCCCTGCGTCGACACCGGCGGCGAGCTCGTCGCGGGCCACGGCCGCCAGCCGGTCGCCGACGGCGCGCAGCAGGTGCTCGGTGACGTCGACGTAGTCACTCATGGCAGGGGGGAGGTCGCGGCCGTCGTCGTACCGGCCGGGCAGGTCCTCCCACTCCGGAGGCAACTCACCCTCGGTCGTGTCGGCGGCCTGCTGGGCGGCCTGCTCGGAGACGCGGAGGAGGCGGCGCACGATGCGCGGCATGCGGTCCGTGAACATGCGGGCGATCCGCGAGACGGAGAACCTGGCGGCCACGATCTCGTCGGCGTTCTCCAGGGCCGCCGCGAACTCGTCGGCGACCGCCTGCAGGACGGCGCTGACCTCTTCGGCGACGGTCTCCTCGGCCTGCTCCAACAGCTGGTGCGGGTCAGCCACGGGGGTCCTCCATGACGGGGTGGGGGGTGGCGTTGCAGTGGAGGCACAGCGCCCACCCGCCGGCCAGGCGGGGGGCGTCGTCGAGCTGCACGCGCACGCTGGTGACGGTGAGGGCTTCCCGCCCGCAGGCCGGGCAGGGCCGCTCGTACTCGGCTGTGGTGTCGATGGCGGGGCTGGCCGCGCACACGGTCTTCGCGATCTCGTACCGGGACCGTTCGCGGGTGCGCCAGGCGATGAGTTCCTCGTCGAGGCTGCGTTCGATGGCGCACCAGCCGTGCACGCGGTGCGCGGACACGGAGTGCCCGAGGGGTGCTTGGTACAGGAGCGGGTCAGCCACGGGTCGCCTCCCGGTAGCCGGGGTCATCGCAGATCTCGCACCACGCCCACGTGCCGACGGTGGACACGCCGGCCGGGGTGAGGAGGGCGAGGCTGCCGACGAGGCGGGTGTACGCCTTGCAGACCGTGCACCAGTCCTCCCGTACGTCGGCTGGGGCGACGGTGACGCGGAGTGGGGCCGATTGCATGCCGGTTCTCCCTGCGGCCTCATGCGGCCAAGCCCAGGCATGAGGTGACGACGGCGGGCACCACCTCATAGGAGTGCTCGATCCCGGCGGCGATCAACTCGCGGGCGTACGCGTCGAGCGCGGCCGTCAGGCAGGACGCTTCGAGGCCGTACCGTTTCGCGATCTCGGGGACGCGGGTCCAGGCGCCTTCCAGGAGCCGGTACTGCTCGACCTGGCCGGGCTCGACCTTCAGCTCGGTGTGCAGGGCGGCGGCCTGGATCTCGCGGGCCCGGGCGCGTTCGCTGCGCGGGCAGATCGGCGTGCGCAGCAGCTTGTCGCCGGCCGAGGAGAGGGCGGCCCAGATCAGGCCGTCCGCCGCGGCGATCAGCCCCGGGGTGGTGCGGGCCCCGGCGGAGGCGGGCAGGGTGCCGGGTTCGTCGGTGGTCTCGTCGACCGGCAGGTCCGGCGTGGGCTTCTCCGGGGCCTGCTCCTGGCCGTCCTGCTCCTCCTGGTCCCGGGTGTCGTTCTGCTGGTTGCGGGCCTCTTCCTCTTCTGCGCTGGGGGCGTCGGACTCCTCGAAGCCGGTCTCCCGGCGCAGCGCGGCAGCACCGATGACACCCCGGTCGTAGGCCTGCAGGGCGGTCTCGGCACGGTTGGTGCGCACGCGGAGGGCCGCGGTGTCGTACCAGACGAGCCAGCGGTGCCAGTCCTCGACGTTCTCCGCCTCCAGGAGAGGCCGCAGCCACTGCTGGGTGAGCGCGTACGAGACGGTGGCCAGCTTGGGCTCGATGCCCATACGGATCGCTTCGGCCGTCAACCCCCACAAACCCCAGTGGTTGACGTCGCCAAGGCCGAGGAGAATCTCCGCCGGGACTTCCAGGCCGGTCGCGAACCGTTTCACAGCTTCCTCGCGGAGCTTCAGCGCCAGCTCGTCGAAGTTGGACTCGAAGGTGAGCAACTTGAAGTCGGAGATGGAGTCCGCGGGGACTTCCAGCACGATCGGCACGGTCGCGGCGGCCGACTCGGGTTCGCGGATGGCCGTCTCCGCGACCTGCATGAGGATCTCGATCAGGTCGTCCTCGGCGTCGCCCTGCGTGGGCAGGGTGGGGAAGCGTGTGCCCTTGGGGACGAGGAGGATGCCCCGGCCGGTGAGCCGGGAGCGGGCGATAGCCTTCACCGCGGAGTTGAGGAGGAGCAGTTCCTCCAGCAGGTCGATGCTCGAGCGGACCGGGCTGTCGGATTCGATGGCCCGCTCGGGGTCGGGCTCCCACACGCGGAGCGCCACGGGCGCGTCAGGGTCGAGGCGTTCTTCGTCGCCGGCGGGGATCTCGACGTCCTCGCCGTCGATTTCGGCGGTGAGCTTCCCGGACTGCTGGCGTACCTCACGCGTGGACAGGACGCGCCAGTCGTGGCCGTCTTCGGGGGCATCCGGGGACAGGACGTCGGAGTTGGGGCGGATGACGATCCAGCCCTCCCCGGGCACGGTGAGATGTTTGCCGAACGCGCCGAGAAGCTTGGCCTGCCCGTCGGGGCCTCCGGCGATCTGCTGCACGATCTCCGAGGCGCGGTGCCCGTTGGGGGCGGGTTCGATCGTGCCGTCGTCGGCGCGGCGGCCCGCGTACAGGGTGGCGCCGGACATGGCGTTCGCGACGTAGGTCGCGGCGAACCGCACTTCGGGGATCAGGTGATACAGCTCCCAGGCCCGGCCCTGCCAGCCCTGGTCGACGGTGCCCTTGGTGCGGACCTTGCGGTCGATGTATCGGGACGCCGCGGCGGCGATCTCGCGGCGGGTCACCGGTTCACCACCTCGCCCAGGGTGTCGTCGACGCGGTTCAGGAAGACGGCCGCGCCGGCGACGGCGAACCATTCGATGCCGTGGACGAGGAACGGCACCTTGTCCATCTGCCCCGATGCGAGGAGCCACGCTGCGAGGAGCGCACCGGAGATCCACCAGCCGGTGCAGTACACACAGGAGATCAGGGTGATGACGAAGGTGCGGGCGCGGCTGTCGGGGTTCCGGCTCTGCCAGTCGAAGACCGTGTTGCGGGCCGGGTCCAGGATCGTGTCATGGACGGCGAGTTGGGTGCCGCGATACCCGGCGGCGGCTAGGACGACAAGCTCCGGAATGCTGATCATGCCCGGCCCCTTGCAGACAATCTTGCGGATGCGGCCGCACACTATAGGCCGATCTGCGCAAATCCTGCTCAGTGATTGATCTTCAACCGTTTCACCCCGGTCACTACAGATACGTCACATTGCCCCGACCCTGCTACATTCTGCGGCGCTCGCCTTGTGCACGGCGGGCACGCCCAGGAAGCGGGGCAGGTAGGGACGCCGGCGGCTACGCCGGTGCAGCGCCGGACAGCGGGTGTCACGCAATCCCAGTCGCCGACGTCCCGATCACAAGGCGCCCCCCGTCCATTTTCTGCCTCAATGGCAAGCTGTCGAAGCACACCCATCTGATCCGAGTTCTCATCCGGGAGCGGGCACGCCACCCTCACCCACCAACATCAGGATGGCGAGGGGTGATCGGGTGATGGAGGAATAGTCGGCGTATGGGTGCAGAACCCGGCTAGTGAAACCGGGCGGCGTTCAAAATGTACCTGTTCAGGCCCCGACGAGAACTCGCCCGGATGTTCTATGTGCGCGGAGAGTGAAACCGGGCGGCGCCCAAGGACCTATCCGCACCAGCGTGTCCGTGTGCGGGGCGCGCATCAACCGCTCCATCAGCGGCACCGCGCAGGGGACGATCAGGGAGGTCACCAGCGAAGGCTGGATCGAGTCCCCCCTGGGGCGTGAAACCGGGCGACCCTGTGACCGTGGGGCGTTCAACAAGCGGGCGTTCAATTTGCCGGAGGTCGACCTCGACGTCTACACGCTGACCTCGCAGTGCTCAACGTGCATCTCAAGATGTTGAACGACAAATCCCGAACGCCCGGAATGCCAAAAGTCCTGGAGATCGAGGCGCTCGATGTGATCGGAAACGGCGCCACGCTCGCCCACCACATCAGGGACCGCGACCCAAGCTCACCTGGTCCGACGTTCGTCGGCAGCATGCAGTCGTGGTTCGACCCGCTGTGGAAGCTGCTCGCGGTTCAACTCCTGCGTCGGGGTGCGACGTGGTGACACGCCGCCTCGCAATATCGCGTCCCGTTACGTCGTTGAGACCACTCCCGACGGAGGGGGCAGCCGAGTTCCTTTACCGTTGCCCTCGGCGGCCTTTCGGGGTCACCGCCGAGTTACTTGGCGGCGGCCTTCGGGTCACTGTCGAGCTATATGGCGGTGGCCCCCTGCTCACAACAGGAGGCCACCGACTGCGAGAAGAAACCGTGGACCTAAGGAGGATCCGATTTCTACCAACCACGAGACTACGGGACCCGATCCTGACCGCAACCTGACGTGCATCTTCCTGGCCCTCCCCTCGGGGAGAAGCCGCAGTGCAGGGGCCTCCGACAGGGCTGGCTCAGGATCCCGCGATGGGAGTACTTCAGGCGGCTCCGTCCGGAGTGGCGGCAGGCGCGTCGGCTGTGGGAGACCGCGGGTGACGAGCTCCTGCGAGTCGCGGTAAGGGCATCCCTGACCGGTCTGCCCGCGCTAGCGGCCTACTGCATCGAGCGCTTCCACTGATCCACAACTGGCTGGGGCTCCGCTCGGAGTCCCAGCCAGCGACACCTCCCCCTGCCACCGCGGCGGAGCGGCATGAATCAGCCGTCGGACGGGCTGATCCTGGCCGCCCTCTCCAGCATGTCAACCGCAACCTCGGTCTCCCGCAGCGCGGGATAGTCCTCGGCCAGATCGAATACCACTCGACGCGCGAACGCCACGGCGGCCGCACACAGCTCAATGTAGGTACACCGAAGTGACGGGGATGAGTCCGATGGCGCGACGGTCACCCACTCACCTCGCCGACGAAACTCGATTTCCCCTTCCACCTCAGTGAAGTCATAGCGAGCCTCCTCTTCCTCCCGCAGGCGTTCGCATACATAGAGAAGCGACAGGGCGAAGTGCAGAAGCGGGATCCAGCAGTTGTCGCACCGCCACTCTGCATCATCCGTCCGAATGGCGATGCTCGCCGGAAAGAAGGACCAGAGCAGCTGACCCCGCGTGGCGGACCCGCAGTTTCTGCGGGTCTCCCATCCGCGACGGTCTTCCTGACTACCAAGTGTGTAGGAGATTGCGATCATTTGACTGGATGCATCGTCTGGACGTTTTGGTCTTCATCAACCCAGACCCGGACCTTAGTTTCGCCATTCTCACCGACTACCCGCCCGAGGTCGTGTTCATGGGCATGGTTACCGGTCACCGGATCCCTCTTGACGGGCATCGGCGCATTCGCCACTACCTCATTCGCGATGTCTTCGTAGTCGTCTGGGTCGATGTCTTCGTGGAACTTGCTCCCCGATGCCGGCGAGCCAGGGCCGTGCCTCGGCAGGACATGGATGTCGAGCTGGTCATCCGAGAGGCTAACGGGCCCATTGCAATTGTGCACCAGCACCGCCGTGCTGCCAGCGAGTACATAGTACGTGTGCAGGTTGCCAACGGTGAGGTCGTATGTGGTGTTGTGCTGATGGAAGTTGTGTACCGCCCGGACGATGACGGCTGTGCCGTCGTCCTGGCGCAGCTTGGTGCCCGGGGTGAGGTCGTGGGCGTCGGTCCAGCGTTGGTGGGTGGCGTCCCAGAAGGGGTGGTGCCAGGTGGTGGTGAGGGTCTGCTGGGCCGAGGGGTGGTCCTTGGCCTGGTGGTGGGGCGGGCCGCGGACGGGGGCGGTGTCCAGGGTGAGGGTGGTGAAGTCCTTGTCGTTGTGCGTGACGATGACGTTCTGGACCTGTTCAGGGGCGGTGACGCCGGTCTGAGGGTCAGTGGCCAGGACGGTGTCGCCGGCTTTGACCTTGCTGATCGGTTGGGATGATCCGTCTGCCATGCGTACCGGGGTGCTCGGCACGAAGCTGTGCTTCAGGCAGCCTCCGGCCTCTTCGGCTCCGGCACTTTCCGCCTTGCTGGCGTCCGCGAACGCGTGTTCGGCCTTGACCGCGTCCTCGGCCAGCTTGGAGGCTTCTTCGGCGTCCTTGACGGCGGTGTAGGCGCGGTCCAGTTTTCGCCAGATCTTGAAGGCTTCGACGCCGACCTTGATGGCTTTGAAGACCTTGCCCCAGGGGACGAAGGTGAGGGCTGTGTTGATGCAGCCCATGACGTTGCCCTTGGTGAAGCAGTTGTAGGCGTCGGTCAGCCCGATGATGTCCGCGACAAGGCTGAGGAGCTGGTGCTTGAGGCCCGACGCCTGCTTCTTGGCGGCGGCAGCGGCGGCATCGGCGGTGGCCTTGCTCCTCTGCAGGGCTTGTGCTTCGGCTTGCGGGTCGTAGGTCGCGCTGCTGATGTTGCCACCGCCCGCGCCTGTGCCTGAACCGAGGGTGTGGCCGTCCGAGCAGCGGCCGTGATGGCAGACGGCGGTGTTGCGGCCACCTGGGTCGACTGGGCCGGTGGTGACGTAGCGGACCGGGTTGCTCTTGCTGGTGCCAGTGCCGCCGATCGGGTAGCCGACGCCGCACAGGTCTGCAGGGCACAGGCCGGAGGGGTCGGAGGTGGTGACGGGTGTGTCGTCGGCGTAGTCGTAGGCGTTCCAGGACTGTGGATCGCCGGGGTTGAGTACGGGATCGGGGCTGAGGAAGCGGCCGATGGTGGGGTCGTATTCGCGGGCGCCGAGGTTGGTCAGGCCCGTGTTGTCGTCCTGGGTGCCGCCGACGTATCCCTGTTGGCCTACCCAGTTGCCGCTCTGGTCGCGTGTCTCGCCGAAGGGCTTGTACTGGCGGCGGGTGACCTGCTGGGTCTGGGAGTCGATTTGCAGCGTGCCGGTGCCCTGGCGGTCGGGGATCAGGTAAGTGAAGTGGCCGTCGGAGGAATGGGTGGCCACGGTCTGGCCGGCGATGGAGATGTAGCGCACGCCGTCGGCGCTGGTGGCGCCCTTCTTGGCGGTGATCTCCTCGTCGCCGGTATAGAGGGTGGTGGCGTCGGGGCTGCGCCGCAGCAGGAGGCTGCCGTCGGCGTCGTAGAGATACGTCGTATCGCCGGCGGAGCCTGTGGAGGACAGTCCGGACAGCATGCCCTCGTCGTTGTAGGTGAGGGTGTCGGTGCCCGCGCGGGTGGTGCGGGTGTGGACGTTGCCGCCGTCGTCGTAGGTGTAGACGTTGGTGGTGTTGGAGGCCGCGTCTCCGGGGGTGACCTTGTCCACCTCGGCTACCGCGTGGGCCGGGCCCTTGTTGGTCGCCGTGAAGGGCTTGTAGGTGGCGGTGGCGTCGTGGGAGGTGTTGCCGGTGGGGTCGTGGTCAACCTGGGTGTTGCGGGCGCCGGTGGCGTCGTAGGTCCAGGTCTGCCAGTACGGGGAGGGACCACCCACAGTGGTGGAGGAGCCGGGTGCGGGGGTGGCCGCGCAGTTGTCGCTTGCGGTCCAGGCGGCGTTGAGGCGCTGTGCCCAGTCGTAGGTGAAGCACTGGGTGTCGGTCTGGCCGGTCTCCAGCTTGTCGGCGATCTTTGTGACGTTGCCGGAGGGCTGGTAGCTGTAGGTGGTCTTGTCGGCGATCGCGGCCCCGGACTTGGTGACTGTGGTGTCGTCGGTCAGCCGGTGAGTTTGGTCGTCGTAGTTCAGCGTCTGCTGAGCGAAATTGCCGGAGGTGCCGTAGGTGAACTGGTGTGGTTCGTCAAACTCTGTGTAGGTCAGGCCGCTGACATAGGCCCAGCCATTGGTGTCACCGCCCACACCGACAGGCCGGTCGTAGGCGTCGTAGGTGTAGGAGACCGTCTCCCCGGGGAGCGTGATGGCTGTCGGGTCCTGGTCGGTGTAGCTTTCCAGCGTGCCGGTCAGTTTGTAGTGGTTCTGGTGTATGTAGTTGCCCGCCAGGGCGCCTTCGGAGGCGGGGACCACGAGTTCGGTGGCTTGGGTCCAGCCGTGGCTGTCGTAGCCGAGGACCTTGTTCGTGTAGGCGGTGCCGCTGGTGCCGCCCACGTAGCGAGTGGAGGAAGTCGGCTCGCCCTTCTTCAGCGTGTCGTATACCCAAGAGGCGAGCTCGTTCGTCGCCGAAGGGGCGGAGCCTCCTGTGGTGTCGTACTCGGCCGTCTTGCGGCCCATCTCGTCGTACGTGTAGCTGATGGTCTTACCGCGCGCGTCAGTCGTAGACAGCGTCTGGCCGGCATTGTCGTACATCGACGAGGACTGCCCTGTGTCCGGGTCGCCCTGCCAGACGCGGCGACCGAGGAGGTCATAGCGACTGGACCAGGTGTGGCCCTGGCCGTCGTCCTGGCCGATTTGATGCCCGGCAGAGTCGTAGCTGTAGGTGACCGTGTCCGCCGCACCTGAGGGGGCGGTGCCGTGATAGCGCAGCAGCTTGACCATCTGACCGCGGGCGTCGGCATAGGTCGTCGTCGGGGTGGCACCCGCAGGCGGTGTGACATCCACCCGGTCCGAGCCTGGGTAGGCCGTCTTGGTGCGCCAGGTCTCCGTGGCGAAGCGGTAGGCGATGGAATCTGTCACCCGGCCCGCGCCGTCGTAGACCGTGCCGGTCTGGGACGGGGTCTCGTTGTCGGGAGCAGCCACCAGAGTGCCCGTGGGAGCACCACTGTTGTAGTAGGGGTCGGAGCTTGAGACGGCCCAGCCGTGGCTGTCATAGACGGTGTCGGTGATGACCCGCCCGCCGTCCACAGTCGCCGTCTGCGTCTCCCGCTCACGCAGCATCGCATCGTAGATGCTGATGGAGGTGCGGTAGGTGTTGTTGTCGAGCAGGCTCTGGGTGGTGACCGTCGAGGGAACGTCAGGACGGAGGTTGTAGGTGTATTTAGTGTTGGGGCTGCTGCTGGTGGAAAAGCCCGGATTCCAGACGGCGGTAAGGCGGCCGAGGGCGTCGTAGGTACTGCTGGTGGAATAGCCGGCCGCGTCCGTGGTCTTCAGGTCCAGGCTGCGGGCAGGGTCGAGGGTGGTAGTGGTGGTGAAACCAGCCGTCTGACCGGTGACCTTCGGCTGGGTGACCTTGATGCTGGTCGGGGCGGCACCGGTGGTGGGCGTGTAGGCCGTGGTGGTGGTGCGGCCGTCGGCATCGGTCTCGGTGAGTTCGCGACCGTAGGAGTCGTAGGTGTTCTTCAGCGCCGTGATGCGGTGGATGGTGCCGTCGTCGGCCACCGAGTCGGCCTTCTGCACCATCGTCACGTCGCCCTTGGTGGGCGTGGCGGTGTTGTCGGTGGAGTTGTCGAAGAACGTCAGATCATCACTGAGCAGGTCGGTCTTCAGGTTCGGAGTGACGGAGCAAGCGACGGACACTTCCTGGACCCGGCGCGGGATGGGGAGCAGGTTGCCGGAGGCGTCCTGTGCGTACCAGGTGCGGGTGCATTTGTCGTCGGTGGAGGTAGAGGTGTCGCCCTGGTCGTCGACGGCCTGGGGCAGACCGGTGGCGTCGTCGATCGTGTAGTCGATCTCGGTGGTCTGCTTGTTTCCGTTGGCCTTAGTGGTGACGGTGCGAGCCCGCTTGGTGTTAATGCGGTGGGCGATAACGGGGTCCAGGCCGGACTTCGTGCGTGACTGAGTGGCTGTGGCCGAGGACGTCCAGGGGTCGGTGACACCGTCGGAGAGCAGTGCGCCGTTGTCGCCGTTGAAGGACTGGGCTTCGAAGGTTTGGCCGGCCAGCCAGTCGGAGTCCTTCTGCGAGTCGTCGTCAGCGCTGTCTTTGAGCGTGACGCTGCGCGTGCCGGTGGAGGTCTTGTCACCGTCCATGCCGCGGAAGTACGTCTGCCTCGACAGCGTGATCTTCTCCGGGTCGGTGCCGGTGCGGGCCTCGACCGTGCCGTAGCCGCGCCACTGGTTCCACGTGCGGTACTTGGCCTGGGTCAGCGGATCGTCGTTGAAGTGCCAGGCAGGATCGCCGACATACTCGTAGGAGGTCTGTACGGGCGGCCCGTTGCCGGTGGGGTCCTGGGCTGTCACGGAGTTGACGACGAACTTGTTGAACCAGTCCAGTTGCGGCGACGTCTGTCCCGGCGGGGTCCAGTACTGCGGATAGCAACGGTAGGTGTTGCTGTCCTCGCTGGACGGCAACACCTTGGTACCCGCACGGTGGCACTCCGGGCTGCTGTAGTTGACCGTGACCACCTCACCGGATTCGGTGGTGACCGTGGTGATCCGGTAGCGGGTGATCGGCTGGTAACCGTCCAGACCGTCCACCCGGTTGGCCAGCGCCTGCCCGGCGAACTTCACGGGCTGCATGGCCAGGCTGCCCCCGTCCTTGCCGGTGTGCACGATCTGGCTCAGCCACAGCGACGGGGTGGTGGTGTCACCAGTCGACGGGAACGTGTGGCTGAGAGTCCAGGCGTCTACGTCCTGGTAGCCGGTGCCGACCAGGACCTGGGTGCGGATGCCGGTCAGACGCTGGGTGGTAAAGAACGCCGGGCCGTGGTTACTGCAACTTCCCGAGGAGGCGCAGGTCTGGTCGACGGGGACGTCGGGCCAGTGTGTGGCGTTGGCCGTTGTCATCTTCGACGTGTCGCAGTCGAAGTCGGAGTCGGGCAGGCAGCGCTCGAAAGTGTCGAAGAAGACCTGGGCGGCGGCTGGGGCGCTGCTGTCGTAGACCTTGTCCGCCAGCTGGCCGTATTGGATCTTGGATAGGTAGCCGCCGCGGGTGTATGCGGTGGGAGCGGTGGAGTTGTCCCTGCCGTAGTAACCGGTTTCGGGTGTGTACCAGTAGCTGATCGCGTTGCCGTGCGGGTCAACGGTGTAGTCGAGGTTCCACCGGTATGCCTGCTGGCACCAGGAGTCGGCGAAGGCGGAGGCGTGGCAGGGCTCGCCCGTGTCGTTGCCGTACACGGGGCTGGTGAACACCGAGTTGGTAGTCGCGTTGCCGGATGCCCACCCGGGCAGCCGGTTCAGTCCGAAGTAGTACTTCGTGCCGTCGGCGGTTGTGACAATGAAGTACTCGTTGTCGTTGTCGCCGTTGACCGTGTTGGTCTTGATTTCGATCTTCTCGCCGTTGTCGTCCTGCGGGTGCCAGGTGTTCGTGGCGTCGTCGTGGACGAGGGTGTTGGACGAGCCGTTCAGCGACAGCGTCAGCGTGTCGGTGGCGTCGGACCAGCACTCGTCGGACGTCTTCGGCGTCCCGTTCGCGGTGTCGTCGGAACAGGAGGCGTAGGTGCGCTCGACGAAACCGGGCGAGTAGTCCCAGCCGTCACCGATCCAGGAGGACTGGGCGTTTGTCGAGGACGTACGTCCGTCCACACTCTGCGAGCTGTAGTTCAGCGACACGCTCGGGACGAGGCTGCCGGGGACGTCGGGCGTCGAGATGGGGTACGTATAGCTGAAGGCACCGCTGGAACCGCCGGCGGACCACTGCCCGGACGAGGCAAGGGAGGTAGCCGCGTAACTGCCGCCTCCGCCTGACGCGGTCGCCTCCGCCGCCAGCACCACCTGCGTCGTGGTGGAAGCGGGCAGAGCGATTTCGGCCGCGACAGTCTGGGCCTTGGCGTCGTTGGTCGAGGTCAGCAGGGTTTGCTTGCGGCAGGCGCCGGACTGTGGAGTGGTCAGCGCACAGGCCGGCAGACTGACCAAACGCAGTCGGCCTGCCCAGTCCCCTCCGTAGGCGTCCTTGAAAGCCGAGTAGTCCAGATCCACTCGGGCGGTGCCGCCAGAGGTGGCCTGGTCGGGCCGCACGGTGAAGACGACGCCGTGCAGGCCCAGTTTCTGGGCGGCCGCCTGACCGGGCAGGCTCACGTGGACCTTGGTGCCGGCAGTGATGCGGTGCCCCTTCTTGGCCGCCGAAACAGCGACCGGCAACTTTCCCGCCCGCTGTGCCACGGCGCCTTGCGCGGGCACCACCGCGTCGGATGAGGCAGCCGCGGGCCACGATTTGCGGGCCTGGCCTGTACTCCAGCGTGCCATTTTCGGCACCTTGGCGGTCTTGCCCTTGACCGCCGACACGGGCACCGACCGTTCCTTGCCCGTCTTGACGAGGTAGTCGGGACGGTTCCCGTCTGCAAGGGCTGACTGCGGAGAAAGCAATGCGGTCAGCAGGCCCAGTGCGGTAACGGCGACGATCCACAGGGCGGGCGCCCTACGCATACGCATGGATTTTCTGTAAATTCGCCACAGCGAATTCCGACCCACCCCAGACCCCCCAATTCGGCGTGACTACCGAAGGAGAATCTAATCAATACGAGATCAGATTCCGCAGGCCGTCCACGGCAATGATCAGGTAAATAGATTGCCATGAATGCGCTTGATCGAGTCAAGAATTTGCATATGCGGCATGCGTTGAGTCGAAAAAACGGACCGATCACCCAAGAGACACCCAACGACGTACTCCGGATATCAAGGTGCACATGCCACGCACTTGCCGCGGGTGTGATCGACAGGCGATTTTCGGCCATCGCTTGTTGCTTTGACCTAATACAGGTACCCTCCCCGCTGTCTATTGGCTCCGACTAATCGGACGCACCATGGGGGGCAAATGTCCGGCCTATTCCGCCCGCAGCTCGCGAACAGACCATTCAAAAAGAAACCGCGAATTCCTGGCAGACTACTGATCACGGCCGCTGTCAGTGCCCTGACGGTGTCGCTGGCGCCCGCCATACCTGCCGCAGCCGACAATGGCGGTGCGTCGCCGGTTTCCATACCCGCGCCACCCCTGCCCGAGACCCACCCGGACGGTCCTCTGGGCACAACCCGACCCGCAGACGACTCAGGACTGACCAGGGACCAGCAGACAGCCCTGGCCGCGGCTCAAAGCAAGGCGGCCACGACAGGCAGCCCCGTCCAGATCGACGCCCTGACCACGGAAACCGCGACTGTCCAGGCCAACCCCTCAGGGACCGTCACCTGGACCACCAGCCTGCTCCCCCAGCGTGTCCGCCAGGACGGCGCCTGGGTTCGCGTCGACGCCACCCTTCAGCAGAACAGCGACGGCAGCTACAGCCCCAAGGCTGCGTCCGAGCCCGTGACGTTCTCCGGCGGCGGCACTACGCCGTTGGTATCCATGACCAGCGGTAAGACCGGCTTGTCCTTCTCCTGGCCGATGGACCTGCCACAGCCCACCGTCTCAGGAGCCACCATCACCTACCCCGACGTCCTCAAGGACGTCGACCTGCGCCTGACTGCCAACACTCTGGGCGGGTTCTCGCAAGTCTTCGTGGTCAAGACCGCAGCCGCGGCCGCCAATCCCGCGTTGACCACCGTGAAACTGACCGCTCACACGACAGGCCTGACCGTCTCGGACGACGGACATGACAACCTGCAGGCGGCTACACCCGCGGGCCAGGTGATGTTCAGCGCGCCCCAGCCGCTGATGTGGGACTCCTCCACCGCCGGCACCGCTGCGCAGAAGCGCGCCGCCGCGGCCACAAACGCTGACACGGCCCAGGACGCGAGCCCGGACGCCCCCGGCCCCGGAGTGGGTGCGCAGGTCGCCCATGTCGCCGGTGAGGTCAGCGGCTCCACCCTGTCGCTGACACCGGATCAAAAGCTGCTCACCGGTTCCAGCACCCGCTTCCCCGTCTACATCGACCCCGCGTGGAATCCCCACTACGCCAGCGGCAGCAGACAGCACTTCGTGGAGACCCAGCAGGGTTGCCCGACGGCAAAGAACTTCGACTCGACTGCGCACGGCAACCCCGGCGTCGGCTACAACAGCTGGTCGGGCTGCATCGGCACCGAGCGCTCCTACTTCCAACTCGGCATCCCCTCCGCCGTCTGGGGCACCCACATCGTCTCCGCCACGGTCGACGCCATGGAGAGCTACTCGGCCGGTTGCGACTACAGCGCCGACGTCAAGCTCTACCTCTCCGGGTCCATCAGCTCCTCCACCACCTGGAGCAGCAGGCCCGCTCTGTCCAGCCTGCTGGCTACCAAGAGTTTCGGGCCGGCCTGCAGCAGTGAGCCTTCGGGCAGTTTCGCGGTGACGTCCACGATCGCCAGCAAGGCCGCTGCGAAGAACTCCAGCTGGACCTTCGCCCTCGTCAGCAGCCGAGAGGCCAGCAGCGACGGCAACTACTTCAAACGCTTCGCCACCAACCCGACGATGTCCATCGAGTACAACCACATCCCCACCAAACCCACCAGCCTGGCCACCAAGTTCGGCACACACTCGGTCGGCTGCAGCACCACGACGCCGTCGGTCGTCGGCAAGACCCTGGCCACCACGCCACCGACCCTGAACGCGACCGTCAGCGACGGCGACAAGGACGCCCTGGCGGCGACCTACAAGTACTGGGTCAACAGCGGCACCGCCACCACAACCGCCAGCGCCACGGTCGCCAGCGGCCAGAACGCCCCTAAGTCCCTGTCCTCGACGTTCATGAGCGGGCTGAAGAACGGTGACGTGGTCAGCTGGAGCGTCACCTCCAGCGACGGTAAGGACACCAGCCCCGCCTCATCTACCTGCCACTTCACCGTAGACCTCACTGCTCCGAACGCACCGACCGTCACCACCGCCGACGGCCTCTATCCCGAGGACACCCCAGGCATCACTGCGGCCGGTACCGGCGGTCGTTTCACCTTCACCACCGACAGCGCAACCAAGTTTCTCTACAACCTGGACGTCAGGCCACCCACTTCGAACACCCCCAGCTCCCAGACGGTTACCGCTTCCAGCAATAAAGCTCAGGTCACCCTCACTCCCACCGCGCCCGGAACGCACACCCTCTACGTGTATGCCGTCGACGCCGCCGGGAACGTCTCCAGCCAGCAGCAATACCAGTTCACCGCTCTCGGCCACGTGGGCCACACCTACGCCAGCCTCCAGGATGCCTTCAACAGCACTGCCGTCACCGACGACAGCAACCAAGCGGCCGCCGACGCGGACGGATTCGGCGGCACCATGTCCCTGCAGGACCTCAAAGCCGCCGGCTGGCAGCCCGGCGGGAAGATCACCGTGGACGGTGCAACCTTCACCCTGCCCAACTTCGCCTCCGCGTCCGGCGACAACGTGATGGCCGCCAACCAGACCATCAACATGAACAACACCAGCGGTCAGGCTCTGGTCTTTCTTGGCTTCTCCATCAACGGACTCGTCAGCTCCCAACGTGCGGAAGACGACTACTCCAGCCCTGTCATCCCTGACGGCACCAATGTCAGCGGAACCGAGTGCACCCTCGGTAACGGACAGTACGAAGACTGCCGGGCGGGCGGCCCCTACGGCTCCATCGCCTACTCCGACGGCAGCACCGGCACCTACCACCTGACTGTCCCGGACTGGGTCCGGGGCTCGAACCCCCTGGCCACGGTCTCACTTCCCCACCGCAACCACACCAACGGCACACAAGAGACGTTCACTAACAACATCTACGCCTTCGCTATCCCCCTCAAGCCAGGCGCCCAGCTCAACTCCGTGACCCTCCCGGACCTCAGCGACACCGCCCGCCAGTATGTTCCCGGGCTACACATCTTCGGAATGGCCGTACGCAACACCACCACTGCCCCTGGCGGCGCATCCTGGACCGGCGCCTGGAGCTCACCGCCGGAGGACGACGTGCACAACACCTCCATGGGTGACTGGAAAAACCAGTCGATCCGGATCGCTGCCACCACCAGCGTCACTGGATCGAGCACGCGCATCCGTCTGTCCAACGCCCTCGGCGTGAACGCTCTGACCATCGACCATGTCACGATCGCCGGTCAAGCAAGCGGAGCGGCAACCTCGACGACACCGCGAAACCTGACCTTCAGCGGCAACAGCACCATCACCATCCCGCGCGGCGGCGAGATCTACAGCGACCCGATCGACTTCGCTACCACGGCCGGCCACAACGTGGTGATCAGCCTTCACCTCGTCAACGACAATTACTACCTGATCGAACACTCCTCGAGCAGCGCCTCCCACGAGTACTGGACTGCACCTGACACCGGCGATCACACCACCGACACCTCTGCAACTGCGTTTACCACCGGCTGCTACTGCACCCATGTCCTTAGCGACATCGACGTCGTCACCGCTGACGACCAACCCACCGTCTCCGTCATCGGCGACAACCTCATCGACCCCTACGCCACGGGAAACACTGAGGTCCTCTCTGCTCCAAGGACCGCCGATAATCTCGCCAACGCCCTCCAGAACAACACCCAGGGCGTCCCAAACTACGGGGTCGTAGCCTCCGGCATTGAAAACAACAGCCTCACCACCCCTCAGACCTGGGGCGGACCGGCACTACTCGGCCGCCTCGATCGCGACGTCCTCGATCTGCCGAACATCAAGACGGTCATCATCGACGAGGGACTCAAGGACATTCTCGCTGGTACCGACGCCACCACCCTGTCGGAGTCCTTTGACACCCTCCGCGCCCAACTCAGAGGCTGGGGCATCAAGATCATATTCACCACTCTCACTCCATGCTCCGGCTACGCAGCCTGCACAGCCACGGCAGATCAAAACCGGACCGACATCAATACCTGGATCACCGACCAGACCGACTTCACCACACCCACCGTCAGCTATGTCGACACGGAATCCACCGTGGCGGTCCCGGACCCAGCGAGCGTGACAGATCCGCCTGCTCTCATGCTCAACAGCGCCGCGGCGCCTGACGACTTCGACGCAGGCGACCACGTCAACCTCACCAACGACGGCTACAGCGCCATCAGCAACGCCTTCGACCTGGCTTCCCTGGGCCCAGACGCGTAGAAAAAACAGACCGACATCACGCCGCACGACCGGCGACAGCCCCCGCACTGCTCTCCTGCAGTGCGGGGGCTTGGCCTTGCGGTCGCAGAGCATCCGCGGACTGGCACTGGACGCCAGGGGAAAAGCTAGGCAGCAAAAATTACCGACAGTAGTCCTCACTGGTCAGCGGACGTATCGCCAAGCTGCTCCGGGTCAGGCCCGGGCCCCTTCCAGTCGCTGCACGAGTGGCACGGGAGCTGGTATCGGCAGGGCCCACGGCGGCCCGACCTCCCCGACACCGACGACTTCGCCAAGCCACGGGAGCTGATCTGCGTAGTGGATGCCGCCGATCGGCGCTACCAGGACGGGCGCCTCAGCCCCCTGTCCGCAGGTTCCATGAGGCCGCCATCGGAGCCCCGTCCACCTGGTCGACCAGGTGGACGCACACTGAGTCGGCCCGAGTGCGGGGGCTGGACTATGCCAATGCAGGTGCTTTCGAGTCGGCTGGTCCGTTGACCTGCTCGTGGAGGGGTGGGGGCCGGGGTGCCGGTCGCGCATAGGGATCGTGACCAAGGTGTTCACGCCGGAGCTCGTGGACGCGGCTGTTGTCAAGCACGGGCAGGGTGAGCTGCGGCGTCGACTGCTTCCGGCCCGGCTGGTCGTGTACTTCGTGCTCGGGCTGTGCCTGTTCGCCCGGGAGTCGTACGAGGAGGTGATACGCATGCTGACCAGCGGCATACCTGGCAGCCGGGCCCTGTCCCGGGCCAACCGATCGTCGCTGTGCCGGGCACGAGTCCGGCTCGGTGAAGAGGTGCTGGAAACGGTATTCCGGCAAGTGGCCGGCCCGCTGGCGGTCCCGGAGACGCCCGGCGCGTGGTGGCGTGGTCTGCGCCTCCTGGCGCTGGACGGCACACAGTTCGACGTGCCGGACTCGGTGGGCAACGGCGATACCTTCGACGGCCCCTCTACAGGCGGGACGCCGTTCGGCTTTCCGCAGGTGCGAGCTGCCGTGCTCGCGGAGATCGGCACCCACGCCATCCTCGACGCCGGCCTGGGCGGCTACCGGGACGGCGAACGGCGCCTGGCCTACCCGCTGGCCAGCTCGACAAGCCCCGGGGATCTCGTCATCGCCGACCGCGGGTTCTGGTCGGTCGAATTCGGCCACGCCTTCACCACGTCCGGCGCCCATCTGCTGGCCAGGCTCCAATCCAACCACCTCGGTACCACTCAGGCGGAGTTGCCTGACGGCTCCCGGCTGTCCCTGATGCGCCCCGGCAAGGACGTCCTCCTCCGGGCAGCCCGCGAAGGCCGGGTCCTGCCGCAGGAGACGACCTACCGCGTCATCACCTTCACCAAGAACGACAAGGCCGTGCACCTGGGCACGTCCCTGCTGGACACCGAGCAGTACCCGGCGGACGAGCTGATCGCCCTCTACCGGCAGCGCTGGGAGATCGAGCTGGCCTTCGACGAGATCAAGAACCACCTCGGCCCCGGCGGACCGCTCCGATCGCGCACCCCTGAAGCCGTGCGGCAGGAGCTGTGGGCCGTACTCGCGGTCCACCAGGCCGTCCGTCGGTTCGCGCACGACGCCGCGGCGAACGGCCCGGTCCTGGATGCCGACCGACTCTCCTACCTCCGCTGCGTCCGGATCGCCCGGCGCAGCGTACCGTCCCAGCACGGCACCTCCAGGCGCACGCTGACCAACGTCTGGAAGGGGGCCATCCAGGAAGCGCGGTCCTGTCTGCTGCCGCCCCGGTCCGGCCGGGACTGGCCCCGAGCGATCAAGAAACCGATGCGGTGGCCGATCCTGAGAACCCGGAGCGGCCGCAGCAAGGTCGCACCGGGGCGATGGGCGCATAACCAGACCACCAAACAGCGCAAACACCGGGGCGCCGGCAGGCCCGTGCCTTGCGCTCAACCGACTTGACCTCCCTACAGCTGGTCCCCCCTGCTGGGTTGTTCCGGAGGATGTATCCCGCCACCGTCCTTGATGTCTGTTTCGCAGGTGCGCCGGTCGTAGGACTGGTCATTGGGGATCAAAAGCACTTCTGCAACCTGCTCAGGGTCCTTGACGCCGAACCAGTTTTCGCCTGTGATGGCACCGTCCGGCCTGGGCCACCCCTGGGATGAATAAGCCGTCTGACACCCCAACGCCACGCGCTCCTTATCGACCGCGCAGGCATCCACTGCAGGGCCGGATATCTTGCTGGCGCCGTCGAAACGGTAGTGGAAGAAGACCAAGTCACCTTCGGAGGGCGTCTGCGGGTGGGGCTCAAGGCGCCAGTCAACGACCTCGGCGGTAACACGGAGAGGCTGCCCATCCGTGTCCACGACCTGCACCCTGACACCAGCCTTGCCGCGCTCCGCCGTCGTGTCGGTGCAGACCCAGGAAGAGCAGCCGGACAGGGCGAGAATCACCAGAGCCAGCGGGGCAACGGCGAATACCCGTGCAGGTAACACTGAGATGACCTCCGGTCGGGGTGGGGCGGGGAAGTGTACCCGGGGTCTGGCAGCTGCGGGTGATGGCGACGAGCGCCTGCGGCGGCGAAGCCGAAGCGCAGAGCAGTCCTGTGAACTGGGCAGGTGCTTAAAGCAACTGCATTGGCTGGACTATGCCCCCGTTCGTCGCGTCAGATCAGGCAGCAACTGGCCGGTTACCGCAACGGAGAACGTGTCTGGTGCGCGCAAGCGTCTAGCCAGACCGCGACCTCGTTTCCGTCGGTAACCACAACGGCGACGGCGCTGTCTACCTCGTCTTCCGCACCCTGTCGTCCGGCAAGCTGACCCTCCGCTACGGCAAACCCAACGGCCATGGCGGCACCGTGATCGAGTCCATCGCCAACTCCGGCAACTCGCTCAACGGCACCGACGGCACCTACGCCGCCTCCGGCTGGACTCCCACCACCGTCCGCCTGCTACTCGGCACACTCGACGCCAACCACGACGGAATCCCCGACATGTGGGCCGTCATGAACGACGGCTCCGTACGGATGTACACCGGAGGCGCCACCGCCGTCGGCTCCTACACCACCGTCGTCAGCAACGGCTGGGAAGGCAAACTCACCCTCGGCTAAAACAAAACACGCCGTACGGCGCGGGCCCCGACGGAGAATCCGTCGGGGCCCGCGCCGTCAGACGTAAAGCAGTGGATTGGAGATGTCCACAACTGGCCTCGGAGCCAGCGCCGCCCGGGACTCCGGTAGCTTCTCGGCCGCACCCGCCGGAGGAAGTGCGGGGAGAAGTGGGTTGGCCGCGACCATCAATCGATGCACTTAGAACGCCGCCGCCAGCACAGCAGCGATCAAAAGGTACGTGATCACCGCGCCAAGGATGACGCCCACCATGGAGAGGGCCTTCCAAACGGGGGACAAAGCGAGGCGCGCAATCTTGAGGTTGATGACCGTACCGAGCGCGCCAACCAGACCACCAATCAATCCACCAACAATGATCAGACACAAGGGAAGAGCCACAGGAATGCCCTGCCAGGCAGGAAGCTTACGAATCTGAGTAAACCAGTCATCTTTCCGAACATCTAGACGGACTTCGGGCATCTTGGCCATGTTGACTTCCTCGGCAGTTCAGCTATAGAGAGCGTGAAGATTTCATGATCGCCGAACAGTAATGGAAACGAACCGTTAACAGCCGAGAGAGTTCAAGCGTCTTCGCTGTTGAAGACACCTCACGCCCGTCCCTAACCGCCACGAGTTCACACTCGTACGCGGCCAGAACAACGGCACGCATGAGAGCCGTTCGCCCCCGACCCCTAAGGACGGGCGTGGCGGGAAATGTGTTTGAGTTTCCCGGACTGCTGACGAACCTCGCGGGTGGACAGGACGCGCCAGTCGTGGCCGCCTTCGGGAGCGTCCGGGGAGAGGACGTCGGAGTTGGGGCGGATGACGATCCAGCCCTCGCCGGGGACGGTGAGGTGCTTGCCGAACGCGCCGAGGAGCTTGGCCTGTCCGTCGGGGCCGCCAGCGATCTGCTGCACGATCTCCGAGGCGCGGTGCCCGTTGGGGGCGGGTTCGATCGTGCCGTCGTCGGCGCGGCGGCCCGCGTACAGGGTGGCGCCGGACATGGCGTTCGCGACGTAGGTGGCGGCGAACCGCACTTCGGGGATCAGGTGGTACAGCTCCCAGGCCCGCCCTTGCCAGCCCTGGTCGACGGTGCCCTTGGTGCGGACCTTGCGGTCGATGTAGCGGGAGGCCGCGGCGGCGATCTCGCGGCGGGTCACCGGTTCACCACCTCGCCCAGGGTGTCGTCGACGCGGTTCAGGAAGACGGCGGCGCCGGCGACGGCCAACCATTCGATGCCGTGGACAAGGAGCGGCGCCTGGTCGAACTGGCCGGTTGCGAGGAGCCAGGTCGCGAGGAGCGCACCGGAGATCCACCAGCCCGTGCAGTACACACAGGAGATCAGGGTGATGACGAAGGTGCGGGCGCGGCTGTCGGGGTTCCGGCTGTGCCAGTCGAAGACCGTGTTGCGGGCCGGGTCCAGGATCGTGTCATGGACGGCGAGTTGGGTGCCGCGATACCCGGCGGCGGCTAGGACAACAAGCTCCGGAACGCTGATCATGCCCGGCCCCTTGCAGACGATCTTGCGGATGCGGCCGCACACTATAGGCCGATCTGCGCAAATCCTGCTCAGTGATTGATCTTCAACCTTTTCACCCCGGTCACCACCGATACGTCACGTTGCGCCGACCCTGCTGCATTCTGCGGCGCTCGCCTTGTGCACGGCGGGCACGCCCAGGAAGCGGGGCAGGTAGGGACGTCGGCGGCTATGCCGTTACAGCGTCCGGACGGCGGGTGTCACGCAATCCCAGTCGCTGGCGTCCGCCCGTTCACACACGGCTGCAGATCGAGTTCATCACAGACTCCGCCGACGAGCTCATCAGCGGCAAGCAGTTCGCCAAGGGGCACGAGTACATCTCCGTTTCGTCGACTTCATCCGGCACATCAAGACGCGCGTCTCTGCGGCACCCGCCGGAAGCAGACGCGCATGTACATGGTCCTGTGCATGGGACGCCCTGACGCCGACGTGGTGGTCAGGAACGGCGCTCATCGAATGTCGCGTCCCCGCGGGGCTTCATCGACTGCAAGACGGTCATGGTCCTCGTGGGCATCAAGTTCGGTACGCCCGTCCGGATCCTGCTGGTCGGTCCGCGAACGTCGTACAGAGCGAGAATCCGCCGGTCACGAGGGCGACACCCCCGGCACCGGGTGGGACAGGGTCCCCACCTTCGCGCCGATGTAATAAAGCCGGGACTACGTGTTCAACGAGGATCGGCCTCGCCCTCAGGGTGTGCTGAGCTGCACAGACAGAGGTGAACACCCCCTCGGCAATGGGCGCTTGCCGATGTGGTCCCTGGGAGCACCGACCGCCGAGTGTCGGTCCGACACGTCAGAATGTTCCTAGGCGGCCTTTCGGGGCTGTCGCCTGCATGGCGGCGGCCCCCTGCTCGCGACAGGAGGCCACCGACTTGAAGCGCAAGAACCGTTGCAACCCTAGGAGGTCACGATTCCCACTGACAACGAGCCTACGGGCTCGCACTGTCAAAGCAACTCCGACCAGCACCTCGACGGTCCTCCGCTCGGGGAGAAGCCCCGCCGCGGTCGTCCGCGACCTGGCCGGGAGCAGGCTCGGCGGCTGCTTGAGACCGCGGGTGACGAACTCGTGCGGTCGGCCGTGAAGGTGTCCCTGAGCGGCCTGTTCGCCGCGGCGGTCTACTGGATCGAGCACCACTGATCAGGCGCCGGCTGGGAGCACACGCGGTGCTCCCAGCCGGGCCGCCCGTGCACTTCGGGCACAAAAGAGCTACTCCGCGACGGCGAGGCTGACGTCGCCTCGCTCCTCCGGGACGAGGTCGTCGTCAAGAACGTCCACGTGGGGAAGTGACCCCTGGACGCCGGGCCGCGCCGCCGGGTCAGAACAGGGCCATCGCCTCAACGTCGCGATGGCCCTCCACTCTTTCGACCACCACAAGTTCCAGCTGCTGGCCGGGGACCGGCAGGTCCACGATGGCCAGCGACCCCGTGTACGACACCAGCCGCTGATTGGATGTCCGTTGCGTCGCCCCGTATTCGGGGCTTCAGCCGCCGGCGCACTGCTGCACCGGCTTGACCTCCGGATCGCCGGGCAAAAGAAGGTGAGGCAGCGGACGAGCATACAGGGAAGGCGTCCGTTGCAGGCTGCCTGCCGTGCGCTTCCAAACGTGACCATTGCTGTCTGCAAAGCGCATATCGGTATCGCCAAACGAGTCACCGACATCGAGCCACTTGACGACCTTGGGTGATTTCGAGGCCGGAGGAAAATACACCTTGAACTTTGTCTCGTCGTATATCAGTTCGGAGCATGGCCCCAAAACGGGAAGGTCGAGCACCCAACTATACGAGTCACCACCGTGATAGTCCTCGGTCGTGAAGCCAAGTCTCACCACAGTCACCGGGTCAGGTGACCGGTTCACGAGGTGGAGCCTCACACCGTTTGGCCACTCAGTCCAGTAAGTCACCTCGGATGCCTGGACCCGAAGTTGACGTTCGCTATCTTCTCTCGACTGTTGCAACTGGTCCTGCGATACCTTGGCGCCGTAGTACGTCGCCACAGCGGAAAATAGCAGGCTGCCAACACCTCCAACGACGCCAGCTACCGTTGCGACTTTGCCCCAGTCGACTCGACGCCACCATTTTGGCGGATGGTCCAGCTCGGAAGCCTGATCGGCTTCCGGCTCTTCATCAGAGGCGATCTGAGGCTCTGGCAGCTCATCAGGGACCCGCGCCCGCACACGGTTGGGAGCCGCACGCCGTCGTGCCAGCCGTAACCGGACCGTCCGTTGCGATTCGTTGACCACTCGTCCCCCCTCCTGGCTGACACAGAGGCTGCCACAGCTATCCCTTCCGAGCATCACTCTCACTTGCCGATCCTCCGTCCATACGCCGCCGCGGCACCGCCCGCCGGGCCGCCCCGCCCGAATTGGCTAGCCTGTGGGGCTTTCGGGAGCGGGGCGTGGGCGATGGCGCCCTGGTTCGCTTCCGGGATGAGGCCGTAGATGAGGATGCAGGAGGCGTCGATACGGCCCGGCGAGTCGGGGTCGGTGGGCTGCCAGGTGGCCCACTCGCGTTCCATGTCGGTGAACACGCCCCGGAAGCGGACCTTGTCCTGCACCATCTGCTGGGCGATCGGCTCCGCCCGCAGCAGCTTGCCCTGCTTGGCGCGGACCGGAGCGATGGCGGGCATCAGGGTGCCCTTGGGGATCTCGCCCTCGTTCTGGAGCTTCTCCCACGACGTCTGGATGGCGAGGACGCACATGTCGCGGCCGTAGTTCCACTCGACGTAGATGATCGCCGCGTTCGTGCGATAGGCGAGGAGGCAGGCCACCGTGGACCACTCGGCGGAGGACATGGCCGCCGATACGTCGTCGGTGACCCATACGCGGCCGTCGTCGCCGAGGAACCCGCCGATGACGCCTGCGACGTCTCGTCCGCCACCCGAGGGGTCGATGGCGACTGCGATCTTCTGCGGCTCCACCGCGGTGCTCGAGTCCCGCAGCATCCGCAGCAGGTCGTCCGACACGAGGGCTCCTTCCGCCGGCTGCGGGTCGCCCTGGGCGAGGGCGTGCCAGTCCCGCACGATCGACGTGCGTTTCATGTCCGCCCACCACGCCCGCAGCGCCTTCTTGTCCCTGGTGGGGATCTTCGGATGAGGCAGCGGCTCCCCCGGGGCCCGGCCGAGCGGGTCCGCCCCGAACTTCGCGTCGGCGACCGCAGGCAGGTGGATGACCTTCCACCGGCCGCCGTCCTCGGTGCGGCCTTCCTCCTCCAGGCGGCGGCCGGCGAAGTCGTCCGGATGCCAGCGGGTCTGGATCGCGACCACGGCGTTCCGGTCCGGCTGGAGACGCTTCAGAGCGGTCGACGAGTACCAGTCGTGCAGCGCCCGCCGGGACGCCTCCGACTCGGCGTCCGCACGGTCCTTGTGAGGGTCGTCCACGATCAGCAGGTTCACCGGGTGCCCGGTCAGGCCCTTACCGACCGACACCGACCGGACGCCGCCGCCCTCGGTGAGCGACCAGTCCTGCTTCGCCGACGACCCCCACTGCAGGGCGAGGTCGTACTCGTGGCCGTACTCCTCGACGTAGCCGCGGATCGTCATGCCCCGCTTCAGCGCCAGGTCGTCGCCGTACGACGTCACCGCCACCCGGTCCATGGGATACAGGCACAGCCACCAGTACGGAAACCACTCGGCGACCGTCGTGCTCTTCCCGACCTGCGGCGGGGTCAGGATGAGGAGCCGGTCGTACTCGCCGCGCCCCACCTCCGCCAAGGCGTCCCCGATGATCCGCAGGTGCGGCCGCATCCGGTACGTGCGGTCCAGGCCGCGGGCGAGCGTCACCGGGTCCCGCAGCAGCTCCTCGCTCATCGACCGGCGCGCGGCCTCCAGCTGCCGGTAGACCTCCGCGTCGTCCAGGTGTTCCAGCTCGCTCACGGCAACCGTCATCGGCTCACTCCTCCTCGTCGTCGCTGCCGTCGACCGCGCGGATCCGCTGGTTCACCGAGTCCGCCAGATCGGCGAGCCTGGTGCGACGCTGCTCCGGGGACATCTGCGCGAACTCGGCGAACTGCTGCGCCAGCGGGTTCGCCCCCTCGCCGGTGACCGCGATCGTCTCCGTCGGATCACCGAACAGGACCCGCCGGTGCCGCATGGCGACGTCCATCAGCCGAATGAAGTCGCCCACGGTCATGTCGGCCGCGTTGATCGTCGTCAGCCGCTGCGCCAGCTTGCCGATCGCCGCCCCGAGGATCTTCGCGTCGGTCTCGGCGGCCCTCCGCCGCTCCTGCAGCCACATCGCCTGGTACTGGTCGTCCAGGTGCCTGTCGTACGCCTCGACGCGCTGCCGCCACCGGTACTCGGAGGCCAGGTTCCTCACGTGCCCGTACGCGAGTGTCAGCCTCTGAGCGGCTTCGGTAAGGGTTCGGGTGCGTCCGAGGTCGCGGTAGGTGACGAATTGGCCGTGCTTCTTGGGAGTCTCGTGGGGTTGTCGTTCCCATGGGTCGGTGTGGGGGTCGAGGGTGATGGGTGGGCGGGTGCTCACTCGGGGCCGTCCGTGAGGAGTTCGTGGTTCGGGCCGGACAGGTACTGGCCCGCGAGACGCTCGAGTAGGCGCCAGCCCTGTCCCTGGTCGATCTCCCCCCGTCCTTCTGCGGCGCCGATGGCTTTGTTGATGGTGACGGCGGCGGGTGCTGGGAGGGTGCGGGAGCCGAGGACGGTTTCCAGGCCGACGTGCCCGGTGTGGAGGTGGGTGCCGTCGGGGGCGGTGTAGCCGGCCTGGAGTTCGTCGAGGTGGTTCTCGACGATGGCGAGGATGGCGTGGAGGGCGGTGGCGACGTTGCCGACCTTGTGAGCGGCGTGGGTGGAGGCGAGCGTGTCGAGGGTTTGCTGGTAGTCGGCGCGTGCTGCGAGCCAGCTTTCGTTCTGGCCGAGGCGGGCTTGGTCGAAGGCTTCGCGGGCGGCTTCGAGCTCGGGCGGAAGGAAGATCAGGGACACGGTGGCGAAGTCGAGGTTCGCCTCCGACAGGCCCTCGGGCTGGACTTCGGCGAGGAGCTGGAGCTGTTCGTCGTCGAGGCCGGAGTAGGCGCGCCAGTCGACGTCGTCGAGTTCTTCGTAGAGCTGCTTGAGGGTGGCGGGGTCGTCCTGGCCGTTGATGGCGTTGTGGGACAGCTGGATCGCGACGAGCTGGGGGCGGGTGAGCTGCTCCTCGATGAGCATGCAGTCGATCTCTTCGAGGCCGGCTTCCACCGAGGCCATCGTGCGGTGGTTGCCGGACAGGATGAGTTCGCGGCCCTCGGCGTACTCGCCACCGGAGTAGATGAGGGGGGTGGAGGTGAGGCAGCCGTCGCGGCGGATGTTCTCCACCAGCCGGTCGTACTCCTCCTTCCGCATGTATCTGGCGTTAACTTCGAGGCCGGTGAGGGTGCGGGGGTCGCGGCGGACGAGCTTGGGCCGGAACAGCGGGGTGGTGGTGTCGGTCATCGCAGGTCCTTGCCGTGCTTGGTCTTCCACAGGGTGAGCGCTTCGTTCAGGTCGTAAGTGCCGAGGGGGCCGCCGTACTGGAGCTGGTAGCGGTGGATGCCGTCGCCGGGGTCCTTCGGGCTGGCCTCGGTGCGTTTCTGCAGCTTCACGCCGGGGATGCCGCGCCCGTACTTCGCACTGTTGGGGCGGTCGGTGAACGCGGTCGTCGACCAGGCGTCGATCCGCTTCGACAGGGACCGTTGGACGAGGAGCTGCGCCTCTTTCGTGGACGCGGCCATCACGATCAGCTTCGCGAGACGCCGATAGCGGGTCCACGACACGGGAAAGTCGCTCATGAGGTAGGCGGTGTTCGGGTCGAACTTCGGCGGCAGGTACGCGAACGCGCCGATGACCTTGCCGTCGACGGCGACCGCGCACGCGATGAGCGGGCTGCCGGGCTTGATGCTCTTGGACATGAACTGGGAGCGGATCGCGGCGAACTGGCCGCCGGTGAGGACGTGGATCGTCATGCGGTCGCCGAGGTCCTCACCGGGGCTGATCTTCGGCATGCGGATCGTTTCGATGGGCTGCCGGGGCCGGACGATACGGCGCGGCCCGGCCGCCGCGTACACGTAGATGGGGAGGCCGCGGTTCGCGGTCTGGACGACGCCGGCGAGCTTGTCCCGCAGTTCGGGGCGTTCGATGTGCAGGCCGAGGACCCAGTTCGGCCGGTCCTGGACCTGTTCGATGATGCGTTCCTTGCCGTCTTCGGTCAGCTCGTCGAACGACGGCTCGGGCCAGTCGAACGCCGCGTCGATCGGCGCGAACTGGGCCTGATAGTCCGACGCGTAGAACGGCGGGAACATGACCACGGGGGCGTCGGCAGGGACTTCGGTGTCCAGGTAGTCGCGGACGTCGCCGGCGAAGAACGAGCCGAGGCGGGTCTCCAGGTTCCGCAGTTTCGTCGCGGTCTTCTCGTGCATGCGCGGCCACTGCTCTCGGGTGGCGTCCAGCATGCGCCGGTAGTAGGCGCCGTCCTTGCCGACGTACTGCAGGAACCGGGTGCCCAGCATGAGGGTGGCGAGAAGATCGGTGCGGTCCTCCAGGTAGGGGTGGAGCCAGCCGAGGGGCTCCTCGTACTCGTCGCGCAGGGTGTAGTGGAGGTCCTGCCCGGCGAGGTACCAGCCGAGGGCGCAGCTGTAGGCCTGGATGTCGTTGCCGTGGACGCGGCGGGTGTCGCCGAACCGGGCGTGCAGCACCCGTTCGATGGTGAAGTTCCCGGAGCAGCCGACGTAGATGTCCTCGCCGGGCCAGGTCCCGGCGTGCTCGTAGATGATCGAGCGGAGGGGGGCGGGGATCGATCCGTGGAACATGGGCCGCTCCTGCGAGGTCCTGGAGACAAAGGGCGGCAAAGATAGCTGACCTGGGGCAATCGAGGCCCGAGGGTGGTTTGCGGGGCATGACGAAGGCCCCCGCCCTGGGATGGCGGGGGCCCGTCGTGGAGCGCCGGCCACGACTTGAACGTGGTCCTGCTCCCTGGAATGGGAGCCGTGCGGCGGTTACACCTCCGGCGCATGCCGGTCGCGCCGCTGCTCAGGACGACCGGACGTTTAGGGACCATACATCACGAATGTCGCTGGCGTCGCTGACGTCGGCGGCGGATGAGCCACTCCGAGACGACCACTGCGAGGGCGAGGGATCCGAACAGCATCACTGCCGCCAGGGGCTCAGGTACTTCCGTGGGTGCACCTCCGCACGCTTGCCGGATCGAGTCGGCCAAATTGATGATCATCACGGTGAGGGCGATCACGTTCGAGATGCGCCCGGATTCCTTGACCCGGGCGGGCCTGGGCTGCATGGTGCGCGTGTCCGCCTTGGCCGCCCTTCGGGCGTAGAGGAGAACACTGGCAGCCCACCACATGCCGTGAATGAACCGGAGGGGCCAGAGCTTGTGCCCCTCTCGGAGGATCACCCACAGCTCGGCTTTCCACTCTGCGTATTGGAGCTTCCATGCCTCCTTGTCCATGAGGAGCCGGCCGAGCTGCAGCACGAGGAAGGGGATTCGCAGGGTGATGTTGCGCGTCAGCGCCATGGTCAGCTCGTATGCGACGGCCGCGACAAGCGCTGCAATGAGCGCGATGCGCCAACCGAGGGCGTCCTCGCCGAGGAAGGTCTTGCCGTGTTCAGCGGTCGCAGTCGCCAGTAAGGACAGCGTTTCCATGGGTCAGGCCCCCTTGGGTGCTGGACTGGTCAGCCAACCTGGGGACCTGGCGGGCGGGGCGACGCTGGCACTGAACTCTGCGAGGAGCAGGTGCGCTTCCTGGGCGCCTTCCCCAGTCAGGGTGTAGTAGCGGCGGGCAGGGCGGCCTTCGGCCTTGGGGTCGATCTGCTCCTCCTCGCCGGTGATGAAGCCGGCGCCTTCGAGGCGGCGCAGTGCGGGGTACAGGGAGCCGGGCGAGATCCCGGCCTTCTTCGTGAGCTGGGTGCCGAAGTGGCGCTCCTCCGGATCTTCGAGGAAGGCCCGGAGCAACTTCACGACGTTCGGCGTGAGGTTGATGTCCATGGTTTGAGAGTAACACCCTTGTCTGGCAACGGATATAGGGTCCGAGCAGCTTTAACGCCACCGGATATAGGGTCCGTTGACCTCAGCGCTCAGCGGACGAGCCCTCGCAGACCAGGCCCGGGAGGGTCGCAGTTTCGCCGGTGGCCGCTTCGTTGCCCGACCTTGAGATGGTGGAGGGCTCAGGGTGTTGAGGCGCTTAAATAGGCGTGAGGCCGGGGAACCTATCTCGTTCCCCGGCCTCACCTGCTGTGGCTGCTACTTCGCTTCAAAGTGCTGCATGAGCGTCATCGCGAGGTGCAGGTTGTCGACGCCGTGGATCCCGATTCCTGCGACGTCGACGTTGCTGAGGTCGTCTTCGGCGACGACCGCGGTGGTGTAGCCGCTGGCGTATGCGGTGCGGACGGCTCCGTTGACGTCGGGTACGGGCAGTACCCGGCCGTCGAGGCCGAGTTCCCCGATGAACGCCACGGTGCGCAGGACGCTCGGGTCGCAGCGCCCGGCGGCGGCGAGTGCGGTGACGGCGATCGCGAGGTCGGCGGCGGTGGCGCCTTGGGTGAGGCGGCCGTGGGCGGTGACCGTGAGGGCGCCGTCGGGGACGTCGTAGCCCGCATTGGCCATGGCGGCGCGGATCCGATCACGGGTCTCCCGCTGGTGTAGCGGGTGCGGGCCGTCCACGGTGAACGCGCGCCTGCCGGCGGTGAACTCGGCGCGGACGTCGAGCATGAGGAAGGGGGTGGCGGCGAAGCCGTGCGCCTTGCGCCGGTCGACCTCGGGGGCGCCGGGCAGGCGGACGGTCATGTACGGGAGGCGCTCGGCGGCGGTCTCCCATCCGGCGTCTTCCAGCCCGCCGAAGGGGAGGACCTGGGCGAGTAGGTCGTTGATGTCATCCGCTGCGCTGTCGCCGAGGGGGCTGGCGGGTGTGAACGGGGCCCGGTACAGCGGCTGGCCACTCGCGTCGCGGATCTCGTACAGCTCGGCTTCGTCGGTGTCGATGGTGATGGCGGCCGCGTCGGGCAGGGCCTCACGGATGAGGCTCGCCACGTACGCGATGGTGCCGTGCTGGAAGGTGGCTCTGGCGCTGAGTGCGATCTGCCAGGCTTCCTCGCAGGCCCTGGACAGGGCGGCCGTGGTGGGGTCGGTGTGCAGGGTGCCGGTCATGTGCGTTCCATTCGTGTGGGGTTGATCTACTTCCATCTTTACGCCATTCAGATTGCGCTAACCGCATAGCCCAATCTGAATAGGCAAAAGGACTTCTAAGGACGTGCAGGTCAGGCGGTCGTGGCGAACTCCAGCTCGGCGGGCGGCGCGTAGCGGTCGATCTCCTCGCCGGTGATGCACTCGACGAGCGCGCACAGCAGGACCTCGGCCGCGTTCGGGGTAACCGCGTTCCCCAGCTGCCGGACGGTGTCGCGCTTGCTGCCCAGGATCTTGTAGTCGTCCGCGAACGCCATCGCCCGCTGGATTTCCTTGGGCTGAAGCATCCGGAACAGCACCTTCGAGACGTCGTACTCGCCGTCGGCGTCGAGGAGGGCGAACCGGTCACGGGTGGGCAGGGCGCCGACGGGCTCACTGGTCGGGCGGGCCTGGCCGTTGCCGTAGTACGGGACGAGCAGCGGGTCCGGCGTGATCAGCGACTGGTGGCCGGTGGTCGTCATGGTCCGGAACGGCTCGTCGGCGCCGGTGACCATCTGGGCGGGATCGCCGTTCGGGGTGTTGTTCCGCATGATCAGCGGGCGGGGTGCCATGACCAGGCCGTGATGGTTGCCGCCGGCCGAGACCGTGTGGACCGGGTGGCTGACGTACCGCGCTTTCTCCTTGTCGCCGCCGCCGCGCATCGGGACCACGAACGGGACGTAGGCGAGCGCCGTTTCCAGCCGGGCCGTCTGGGTCCGCAGCGGGCCGTCAAGGGACATCGGCTTCTTGCCCTCGCGGCCTTCGCAGGGGATCAGGATGGGCGGGAGGACCAGGGCGTCGCTCTCCACCGTCGTCCGGGTCGACATCGGGACGTCCACCCCGGCCGGGCCGTTGCGCCAGGTGCCGCCGGTCGGGACGAGGAACGGGGCGACCTTCCCGGCGGGCTGGTCGTCGAACAGGGCCTCCTGGCCGACCTGCTCGCCGGGCTGCGGCCAGTACTTCGCGATCCCGGCCCGGATACGGGCCATCGTGTTCGGGGCCAGGCCCTCCGGGCACTCCTTCGACTTCGGGCGGGAGCCGATCGGCGTGCCCTTGATGGACCAGTCGATCGCCGCCGCGGCGGGCAGGACGTCCGGGTCGACGAGCGCGCGGCAGCTCTTGCGCGGGCACCTGTAGTCGTAGCTCGACTTGTACCGGCCCATGTCCTGGCCGGGCTTGCGGAAGACCTGCAGGGCGGAAACCATCTCGTCGCAGCCGGCGCAGTACGCCTTGGGGCGCAGCCACTTGTCCCAGTCAGGCGTCCGGCCCAGGCTCTTGTGCCAGTAGCCGACGTACAGCCGGTCGCGGGACTGCGGGGCGCGGTGCACTCTGCGCGGGTTGGCGTGCATGCTGTTCAGCGCGATGACCCGCGTCCGGTAGCCCAGCTTGTGGAACTCCGCCAGCCACGCATCCCACTCGGCCCAGGCCCGGACATCGACCACGTTCTCGACCACACCGGCCTTGATGAGGCCGCCGCGTTCGATCACCCCGCGCAGGTACAGAGGCACCTCTTCCATCAGTGCCCGGCTGGCTTCCTCCTCTGCGGTCGGCTCGTTGTCCTCCTGGTCGGCCGTCTTGAACTTCTCCTCCTCCATGTCCGCATACAGGCTGAGCAGGTCACCCTGAACGGCCTTGGCGAAGGAGCGCTTCTTACCCTTGGCAATAGACCAGTTCGTACAATTGTGCGACATGATTCCGTTGGCCATGTACGACTCGTCTTCGGCCACGCTCAGGTTGAAGACCTCAACCGTGCGCCCGGTGGGCTCCACCGACTTGACCGGCGCCCACCGGTACCCGTCCTGATCGACGTGGAAGGCGTGCTTCGGGCCATCGGTGATCCAGTTGACCTTCCACTGCGGACGCTCGTTGACCACCCGACCTTCGATGGTGCGCACGCCCTTGCGGACGTGCGGGCCGGACATGTTCGCGACGTACCCGAGGGAGTTGGCGAGCAGCCGAATACCGACCGCGAGGCGCTTGGAGACCGTGGCCATCGAGGTGTACGGAGCGCTCACACAGCCGTCGGCCGACAGGTACCCCTGGAGCAACGCGCGCCGGTCAGCCTCGGGCATCGTCAGCGCCCAGGCCGGGAGCCCCTTGCCGTCCGCGTGCTGACCGAAGTGCTCGACCAGCCACTCGGTCAGGCCGCAATGCCCCGTGGTGAAGTTGCAGGCCGTCCGGATCTCCCGCAGGTTCCAGCGGAGTCCGGTGGTCTCGGCGAGGCGGGCACCCAACTCCTGCACCTCGTGCTTTCCGCAAGAGATGACCACCTCGAACCGGCCGCGCTCGGACTTCCGGCTGTTCTTCGCCTTGCAGGTGGTAGAGCAGTAGGGCGACACCTGGCCCGCGTTGCTCCGTCCGTCGGGACGGGCCGCACCCCCACAGACGACGCACGGGGAGCCGGCTGGGCGCGGAGCGCGGCGGGTGGCCGGCTGCTTCAGGCGGGCCGCGGTGCGTGGCTTAAGCCGCAGCGAACCATCGCCGAGCCAGCGGCCGACCATCCACCAAAACTCGCGGTTCTGGTCGACACCCCGGCCGCCTACCGGCGGGACGGGTAGCTCCTCACCGAAGTCGATCGGCGTTGCCCACATCCGGCCTTGCAGGTTCTTCGCCTCGGTCCACTCGGGTGAACCGGTGAGCCTCCATCGGTAGCCATGCCTCTTGTCCTGCCAGACCTTCGTTCGCTGGCGGGTGTAGAAGGGGTGCTCTGCGGTGGTCTCGATGCCGCCCGCGAATCCGACGCCCTTCACGCGCACGGTCTCGGCGAGCTTGCGCATGGTGACCTTGACCGGCCGCCACCGGCGTTCGTGCGTGAACACCTCGTCACCAACCTGGACGTCCTCGATGGGGACATGGCCACGTCGGGTGAGGATCAGCGTTCCGGCCGGGAAGCATTCCGGGCTGGCCCAGAAGACGTCTGTGATCGGCCAGGCCCAGACAGGGGCCTTGCGGATGTCACCGATGTAGTGCGCAACGCCCGGGAAGTTGAATTGGTGGCTCTTGATGGCCTGCCGCCAGTGGTTCGCGGCGAAGGCCACGCGCAGGCCGGGGACCGCATCAGCGCCCTGTCCGGAGCCTCCGCATCCCGCGAACCAATCTGACACGCACAGATCGCCGCCGTCGTGCTTGTAGGCGCGGACTCGCTTGGGGGCGTTGGCCTCGGCGGATGCTGCCGCCCAGGAGCGGGAGGTGGAGTTGATGTAGGGCACGGACTGGTCCTCGTCTTCTGTTGGGGTGGGAAGTTGATCTACTTCGATCCTTCCGCTATACCAATTGCCCTAACCTCATAGGGCAACTGATATAGGCAAAAGAACTTCTAAGAACGCGCAGGTCAGATGGGGCGCAGGTCAGTCGATGGGGAGGGCTGCTGCCTCGGCGAGACGGAGGGCGTACGTCGGCCGCCGGTGCAGGTCGGGCAGCTCGTCGCACAGCGGGAGCCACACGTCCCGGTTTTCGTCGCTCAGGTAGCGCGTCCACTCGCTCATGTCGTGGATGGCGCCCAGGCCGTCGGCGTCGGCGAACATGCGCTCCTCGCCGGCGGCCGTCCAGTACCGGCCGGTGGGGAACAGCGAGCCGTCCTCTCCTTCGACGAGCTGCACGCGCGCCGCGTCGAACGGGGCGCTGTGGTCGAAGTCGGTGAGGATGTCGCGCATCGCCGCGGCGGTGACGACCGCCATGACGCGGCCGAGCCGGTCGTTGGCCTTCTCGACGGTGTTCAGCGACTCGAGGGCCGCAGCGCCGAGCGCGCCGCTGTCGGGGAGTTGGTAGGCGGGGCGTGAGGGGGTCTGGTCGGTCATGTGGCGTCCTCGTTTCTGCTGGGTGTGGTGGAGGTGGGCGGCGCTAGGCGGTGGGCGGTGCCAGGCGGTGGGCCGGGAAGCTGATCCGGTAGACGTGCGCGGACTTCTCATCCGGGGTGTGTTCCCATCCGGCCGCGCTTCGGTCGGCGGGCGTGGTGCGGTCCAGGGCCTTGCGGAGGATCTCGTCGGCCGAGCCGAGCGTCTCGGTGTCGAAGGGGCCGGTGTCGTCGGCCGTGTCGATCTCGGTGTCGTCGGCGAACACCGAGACGATGCGGGCCGCGTTGAGGTCGACCAGGACCGACGTGGCCTCGGGGGCGCGGTCGTGCAGGATGCATCCGGCGGTCCAGGCGGCCACTTCGAGGTCGGTCTCCGGGCGGGTGAGCCCGCACCAGCACTCGGTGTCGTGCCAGTCCGCGTGGCCGCCGCAGCCGGGGCACCACCAGACTGTGCAGCTCCAGGTCCACTCCCATCCGCCGATGCCGTACAGGCCGTCACGGGTGGGCTCGATGACGTTGGCGGCCGTGTCGCTTTCGTCGGCCCACTGCCAGCGGATGTGAACGACGACCGTGCGGGTCGCGCCCTTGCCGTTGGGCTTGCGTCGGCGGGCTGCTTTGCGGGCGGCCGGGGTGGCGACAGCGAGCGTGGTGGCCTCTCCGGCGCCCTCGTCCAGGTCCCGCCAGTTGACGCGGACCGCGATCGCGAGCGGTTCGCGGTCGTCGTGCTCGTCCTCTTCGTCCGTGACGCGCTTCAGGTCACTTTCGATGATGTGGACGGTGTCCCGGCTGTCGGTGCGGCCCTCAATGACGTGGATCGTGTCGGTGGAGTCGTAGCCGTATTCGTCGGCCATGCGGAGTGTCTGGGCGGACAGCTCGCGGGCGGCGTCCAGGGTGAAGTACGGGCTCATCCAGCCGTTCCACCGGTTGTGCGGGTCGAGCTTGCAGTCGAACGGGCCGAGCATGTCGTCGATGCAGACGCGGCTGTCGATCATGGTGGGGCTCCTTCGCTCCATCCGGGCATGGGTCCGGCCGGGACCCCATGGGGTCCCGGCCGGTGGGAACTTGCTGGTCAGGCGTCAGAACAGGGCGGGCGGCTCGGCCTTGGGGCCGGTGGCGCCGAGCTCGGGGATCTCCTCGCCGGTTTCCTCCCGCCAGAAGGCGGCCAGCATCGACCTGTGGCACCAGTTGCCGGGCTTGCTGAGGACGTCGAAGCAGCAGAGGACGAGCGTCTGGCCGCCGTTCGCGGCCGAGATGGCGGCGAGTTCGGTGTGGATGGCCTTGATGCCGTGCTCGTTGAGCATCCGCCGGTACTGGAACTCGTAGGCGTCGGCGGGGAGGTTGGCGGCGAGCAGCTGCCGGGTCGGCGTGATGAGCTTCGCGTGCCCGCCGATGGGCTGCCGGAAGAACCGCGGGTGGCCGGCCGTCGTGCGGACGGCTGCGCCCATGCCGGGCGTGTACTCCTGGTAGGTGCAGGTGGCGAGGTCCATGTGGCCCCTTTCCTGGGTGGGTGGGCGGTTGGGGTGTTTGGTTCTACTTCAATCCTTGACCTGAACGCCTTGGGCTAACCTCATTGGCCAACCTGGATAGGCAAAAGATCGTCAAGGAAGCGGAGGTCAGGCTGCGGCGAAGAGGTCAAGCTGGCGGGGCTGCCTCAGGTGCCACCCGTGGGTGGGCAGCGGGCCTCCGGATTCGGCGTCGACGACCAGGAGGACGGTGCGCACGCTGGTCCCGGAGGCCGCGAACGACTCGTCGGGCAGCCGGATGAACTCCCCCTCGGCGAGGGCGACCAGCTCACGGAACTCGACGGTGGCGCGGTCGCTGTGCCACATGACCGACTCGGGCATGACCGCGATCAGGGTGCCGTCGTCGGCGAGGAACCCCATGGCGTGCTTGACGTGCTGGACGGCCGCCGAGAACGGCGGGTTCATCACGACCCGCCGATACCCGGTGGGGCAGTCGAGCGGGTCGAGGTCCAGGAAGTCGGCTTCGACGACTCGGCGGGCGGCGCCCTGCTCGCGCAGGACGTGCGCGCGGCGGGCGTCGATCTCCACGCAGTCGACGACGGCGCCTCTGCCTGCGGCGGGCCCGGCGATGGAGCCGGTGCCGGCTGAGGGTTCCAGGACGCTCATCCCGTCGCGGATCGCGGCGTGCTCGAGCATGTCGTGCACGACGCCTTCGGGGGTGGGGTACCAGCCCTGCTCGAACCGGCTGGGGAACTCGCGGGTGGCGAGGCAGGCCCGCATGAATCCCTCGATCTGGAACGGGAAGACGTGGGCGCGGACCGCTTTGCGGCCGTCCCACTGGCCGCCGATCTCCTTGAGCACCTTGTTCACCTGCTCGTACAGGGCGCGGTCCAGGTCGAACGGGATCTGCACGCGGTCACCGGCGATGACCGTGCGGTTGTCGGTGAGGACGTCGTAGACGCCGCTGGGGATCTCCATGAGGGTCCTCCTGGTGGTTCGAGGTGTGTGGCCTGCGGTTCGGGGCTTAGATGGGGATAGGCGCACCGCCCACCCCCGAGGGGCGGTGCGCCGCACGTGTCAGGTGGTCTCGGCGTCGGGGTTGACCTGCAGGCCGGACGCGCGGACCTCGGCGACCATCTCGGCCTTGCGGAGGTTAGCCATGGCCCTGCCCGCGATGTCCTGCAGGTGCTTGATGCGCAGGCGGTGCCCGCCGATGCCGCCCGGCGTTCCGGCGAGGAGCAGGGCCAGCTCCTCGGGCTCGGTGGCCGCGAGGAGCGCCAGGATCTCCCCTGCACCGCCCAGCTTGTCGATCTTGCCGACGAGCTTGGTGCGGTCGGCGATGATGCGCTCTCGCTCGTCGTCGGGGAGGTCGAGGGAGCCGGGCAGGGCGTCCATGCCGTTGTCCTTGCGGGCGGCTGCGGCCTCGTCGGACAGGACGAAGAACGATCCTTGCTCGGCCTGCCGCTTCTCCTCGGTGTGGAGGGCCTGCGCGAATGACTCGGCGTCGCGGGCGCTCTTGAAGTCGCCGCGCACCCATTTGGCGAGGAACCGCACCTGGTTGTCGCAGGCGAGCTTGCCGACGTACCAGGCGAGGCCGACGGGCAGCTGGTTCTTGATGAGCGCTTCCTGTGCCTCCGGGCAGAGGTTGAGGAGGTCGATGCGCCACTGGACGTAGGCGGGGCTCTTGCCGACGAGTTCGGCGACCTCGTCGACGCTGTACTCGTTGTCGACGAGCCGGCGGAAGGCGTTGGCCTCTTCGATGGCGGTCATGTCGGCGCGGCCGACGTTTTCGGCGACGGCCATGGCGAAGGTCTCGCGCCCTTCGCCGACGCCGTGGAGGACGACGGCCTTCAGCTCGGTCAGTCCGGCCATCTGGGCGGCGCGCCACCTGCGCTCGCCCATGATGAGGGTGTACCGCCTGGTCGACGTGTCGTACCGGACGGTGACCGGCTGGAGTTGGCCGAGCTTCTTCATGGAGGCGGCCAGCTCCTTGAGTGGGCCCTCGTCGAAGAACTTGCGGGGCTGGCCGGGGTCCCGGTCGATGCGGTCGATCGGGATGTCCTTCTGCACGGACCGCGTCTCGCTGCCGATGGGCGCCTTCGGCTTGGCGGGGGCCGCGGCAGCCTTGCGGGTGCTCTTCTGGGAGGGGGTCTTCGCCACCTTGCCGTCCTTCGGCTTCTTCAGGACGGTCGTCTTCTTCGCGGGGGCCTGGGCGGTGGTGGCGGTGGTGGTCATGTGGCTGTCCTTCTCTGTAGGGGTTGGTGAGTGGTACTACTTCCATTCTTTGCCTGAACAGGTTGCCCTAACCTTGTAGCGCAAATGACGTTTGGCAAAAGAATTTCTAAGAACCCGCAGGTCAGGAGCAGTGGTTATGGTCAGCAGGTTTCACGCGAGCCGCACAGCAGTGGAGGTCCGGTGGGAAGCCACAAGGCTTCCACAACCTCGGGTCTCGAAGTGACCAACGGGGATGCTGACAAGGGTGGTTCTATGCCAGGCTGCTGTTCTCCACAAGGCCGAGTCCTGGCTGCGGCCAAGGCCCCTGGGTAACCACAGAACCTGAGAGCGATAGGGGGAATCACTCAATGCAACCCATGCAGATCGTCGTCTCGATCGAGGCGGAGGACGGTGACGCCGAAGAGACGGACACACTGACCCGGGAGCTACAGGAAGAACTGCTCCTGCTCGACACCGCGCAGTCCGTCACGCGACCGGAGGGGGAAGCAGCGCCGTCAGGCGCCAAGAGCGGCACGGCTACGACACTCGGAACCCTTCTCGTCACCGGGGTGTTCTCGCGGGCGGCGCTAAGCGCAATGGTCAGCCTGGTGAGCGAGTGGCGGCAGCGGGCGCAAGCTCGACGCGTTGAACTTACCGACGGTGAAGACTCGCTGGTTATCGAGGGAAATTCAAGCCGTGACCAAAGAGTTCTGCTCGAGACCTGGCTTCAGCGGCGGTCCGGCAGCAGCGGGCAGTCGTAGGCGCCAGGAGAGACCTTGAGCCGCGTTGCCCTGCTCATCGCCACCACGGACTACATCGACTCCGGACTGAGTCGCCTGCGCTCACCCGCATCCGATGCCCGTCGCCTGGCCGCGTTACTAGCAGACGAGGCGATCGGCTACTTCGACGTAGTCATCCCGCTGGTCAATGACTCGAAAGCGGAGATCGAGGAACACATCGAGCACGTACTGCGGGGTCTCGGGTCAACCGACACCCTGCTGATCTACGTGTCTTGCCACGGGATCAAAGACAGGAACGGACGCCTCTTCTTTACTACACTGCGAACCAAGCGGGACCTGCCCGAGTCGACTGCGGTCTCCGCGCGATTCATTGAAGAGCAGATGAGCCGCTGCCGCGCCCAAGGCAAGGTGCTTCTACTCGACTGCTGCTTCGGCGGGGCGTACGTACAAGGGATGGAACCCTTCGCACCGGACGATGGTGACCTGTCGGCCCAGGTCGCCGGCAAGGGTACATACGTCATGACCGCCTCGGACCGCCTCGAGTTTGCCTTCGAAGGCGAGACAGTGAAGAGCCGTTCGGGAGTCTTCCACTCCGTGTTCACCGAAGCAATCATGGATGGCTTGAGCACGGGGCGTGCAGACGGGGACAACGACGGTGTGGTCACGGCGCACGAGCTTTTCGAGCACATCCAGCGGCACGTCCGAGAGAGCGGAGCCCCGCAAACGCCCACCGAGTTCCGCTCGGGTGTGCAGGGCAACATTCCCATAGCTAAGGCCGCGTTGTGGCACCAGGGCGGTGCCGCGGGGACCGACCCCTTTGTCGGTGACAGCCTCCTCCTGGGCGAGTTACTGCCCGCACTCACGACGAGTTCCCAACGGGGTCTATGCGCTCCCGACTGGCCGCCGAACGGTCAGCTCACGGTTCCCCTGGGGAGGATGTACGACCCGGCACAGGGTCTACAGGAGACTTTAACTCTCGATCTGTCCGGCGGCGCGCCACACATTGGCGTGGTGGGCAGCCGGTGGAGCGGCAAGACCTCAGTCCTGTGCACTCTCGCCTGTTCCCTAGCGCTGACCCATACTCCGGACGAAGTGCAGATTTTCGGGCTGCACGGCGAACCGGACGGCATGAAACGCCTGGATACCCTGCCGCATGTGGGCGCGGTGGCTGACTACGCCAGTGGCGACGACGTACGCGTGCTCATCGCCGGCATCATGACCACACTCAAACGACGCGAGCGACTCTGCGATGCCTTGCGTATTAGGTCTCCCAAACTCTTTCGCCAGAGGCGCGAACGTGGACTGCTGGAAGGAGAGTCAAACGGGGAAGTCTTCCTCCTTATAGACTCCTGGCCGGACTTCGCAGCACGCTATCCCGATGAGTCCCGCCTCTTGCTCCGCGTCGCTCAGAAAGGTGTCTACTACGGCATCCACCTCGCAGTCTCCGCCGACCGATGGAAGGACCTGCCCGAGGACCTCCTCCTGCACCTCGGAACCTGGGTCGAACTCGCCCTCGCCGACCCACGAGAGTCACGAATCGACCGTGATCTGGCCAGCGGTATCCCCCCGGGGCAGCCAGGCTTCGGATTGACAAGGGGACGGCGATACTTGCGGGTCGCTGCTCCCGCGCTCGCTCGAGTTGGGATCCCAGCGGAATCGGCATTAAGCACCCATTTCAGTGACGAGGGCGAGGAACTCACTGCACTCCTGCACAAAGTGGCCGCAGCGTGGCAGCGGGACGGAGCCCAACCGCTGAGCACAGTCCAAGACGGCGACGAATCTAACCCCGGTCTGCTGAACTTGTTGTCACTTCCCGAAGGATGGGAAACCGCTCCCGCATCCGCCTGGAGTCCCAGGTCGGCTCAGAGCCTCACCACTCCCGTGGGTGTCGATGCCAACGGCGCCCCCGTCATGCTGGACATCAAAGAAGCCTCGCTGGGGGGATGGGGACCACACGGCCTTTGCGTCGGCGCCACCGGCTCTGGCAAGTCCGAACTGCTTCGTACCTTGGTCCTCGGACTGTCTGTTAGACACTCGCCCGAAATACTGAACTTCATCCTCGTGGACTTTAAGGGAGGCGCCACTTTTACGGCGATGGCGCTCCTGCCGCATGTGGCAGCGGTCATCACCAATCTTGCCAACGAGTCGTCACTAGTCGACCGCATGGCTGATTCGATCCGCGGCGAACTCAACCGGCGGCAGGAGTTGCTACGCGACGCCGGCAACTACCCCAACATCCAGGAGTATGAGCGTGCCCGCTCAGCCGGAGCGGCGCTCGCTCCGATGCCGACGCTGGTCCTGGTCATCGACGAGTTCGCCGAACTGCTGACTGCCAAGCCGGACTTCATTGAAGTGCTTATCCAGATCGGCCGCATCGGCCGCTCGCTAGGGATTCACCTGCTACTGGCCTCCCAGCGTCTGGAGGAAGGGCGACTGCGGGGTCTAGAAACTTACCTGTCGTACCGCATCGGTCTGCGCACCTTCTCAGCTGAGGAGTCACGAGCAGTGCTAGGTGTGCCGGACGCCTACAGCCTGCCCGCAGTGCCTGGCTCCGGCTACTTGAGGTTCGATATGGACCACATGATCGGCTTCCGAGCAGCTTATGCTTCCGGTTGGCTCGAAAGGGATGAGGGTACCCCTGACGGGGACTCACCCATGGACGTCATCATCAACAAACTCCAAAATCAGCGCCCTTGGGCTCACCAGATCTGGCTACCACCGCTAGACCAAGCACCGACGCTCGATGAATTTGGACCGCCGCTGACGGCCGTCGAGGGCCGTGGCCTGACATGGTCCGGCTCGCCACATATCGGCCGGCTTGTCGTACCTCTGGGCCTAGTGGACAGGCCATTCGAGCAGAGGCGTGATGTGTTGTACCAGGATTTCTCGGGCCATGCGGGCCACAGCTTGATCGTCGGCGCTCCGCAGTCCGGGAAGTCAACTCTGCTGCGTGCACTCATTTCGTCGCTTGCACTCAGCCACACACCAGCAGAAGTGCAAATCTACTGCCTCGACTTTGGTGGTGGCAGCCTGATCGAGATGGAGGGCTTGGCGCACGTCGGCGGGGTCGCTAGTCGACTTCAGGAAGAGAAGGTGCGCCGAACGCTCAGCGAGGTTGCGGGTATCTTGGATGCGCGAGAAGAATTCTTCCGCGCGAACGATATCGACTCGATTCAGACGTACCGACGCCTGAAGGCCGAGGGATATTTTCCCGACCAGCCCTGGGGAGACGTCTTCCTCATTATCGACGGCTGGGCGACTTTCAAGACAGACTACGAAGAGCTGACGTCGTCGGTCACCGAGGTCGCGACGCGCGGACTGCACTTCGGTGTGCACGTGGTTATAACCGCCAACCGCTATTTCGACGTTTCGTTCGCCCTCAAGGAAACCCTACGAAATCGACTCGAGCTGCGGCTCCATGAGCCGGTCGACTCGGAGGTCGACCGCAGGGTGGCTCTAAATGTTCCTGCCGATGTCCCGGGTCGCGGTCTGACCTCGGACAAGTTCCACTTCATTACGGCACTGCCACGGATCGACGGTTCGTCGCAAACAGAGGACCTAGCGGAGGCGACGGGGACTCTGATTCGGAGCATCAACGAAAATTGGCAGGGCAACCCCGCGCCGCCGGTGCGCCTGCTGCCCACCGTGCTGGCTGCGGAGCAGCTGCCCAGAGGGTTCGAGCACCCGGAGCGAGGCGTCGCTATTGGTATCGACGAATCGGCGCTCGCACCAGTCTTCGTCGACTTCGAAATGGATCCATACTTCCTCGTGTTCGGCGAGAGCGAGTCCGGAAAATCCGCGGTGCTGAGGCTGCTTATCAAGCAAATCACAGAGCGTTACACCCCGGAACAAGCAAAGATCGTCGTGGGTGACTACCGGCGTAGCCACCTGGGGAGCGTGCCAGAGTCGCACCTGTCCACTTACTGCACGTCGGCACCCACCCTTTCGGAGACGCTGACACAGCTAGCCAATTCACTTTACCGCCGAATGCCGGGCCCGGACGTGACAGCCGAACAGCTACGTAACCGTAGTTGGTATACCGCCCCGGACGCGTTCCTTATCATCGACGACTACGATCTCGTGGCGACGAGAACGAACCCCCTTACTCCACTCTTGGAGTATCTCCCTTTCGCCCGTGACCTGGGCCTCCGCATCATCATCGCGCGCAGCTCAGCAGGTGCTAGCCGGTCGATGTACGAGCCGGTGATGCAGCGACTGTTCGAACTCGGCGTCCAGGGTCTTGTGCTCTCCGGCAGCCCCACAGAGGGCGCTTTACTAGGAAACGTTAAGCCGTCGAAGCTGCCACGCGGTCGCGGCTACTTCTGTACAAGGCGTGGCGGCGGGCAGCTGGTGCAAACAGGATGGCTGCCGCCTAAGCTCTGAAAAATGGAGTCAGGTCTCGAATTAAGAATAGAGATGGCTTCGGGACGCGTCTAATACTCCAGCCGTAGTTCGCGATCATGGCGAGTCGCTGCTTATGGCCCGTAGACGAGATCCGCACCCCCACTGGCCTCAATCAGCCAGGACAGTGAACCGCTTCCGAAGGGCCAGCCAGTGGTGGCCACCTGCACCCAGCCGCCCGACTCGTCGGTTCCTGCGTGCCACCACCACCAGCTGCGATCGTCTCCCATTCCTTCCTCGGTCGGGTCGAAGTAGTACAGCCATCCCGAGAGCGTCCACGGCCCCTGGTCGGCGGCCGCTCTCTCCTCTGGCGTCATAGCGCGCCATTGACTCAGCCACGCCTCGACGTCGAAGGGCTCGTCATGCTCCGGTTCCGGGGTCTCGGGCGCGCACTGCTGGATGAACCAGGTCGGCAACAGTTGCGGCCAAAGCTCATCTGTCGGCCAGTCACCCATCTGGGAGACGACGCATGTCAGTACCGCACGCGCGTTGTCGATGACCTGGGCCGGGTCCTCGGCAGTGAACCTGAGGCGCACGAGAAACGGCCGGGGCTCGTCGTCATCCTCGGTGCTCGGTCCAGATCGAAGGCGCCGCAGCTCGCCTGTCATGATTTCCACGGTGAGGAAGTATGCACCGGCACCGACCTCGCGACATCTCGATATCGCCACCGGTCAGGGGACACGAACCTCTATGGCTGGACGGTTGCTTGCCGTTGGTAGTGGCAGGCTCGGGCGCGGGCTTGGTGTCGGCGTCGCCAGTGTGACCAGCGCAGGCGGTGTGCGAGGTCGTGGACCGGGCTGATCAGGGCTGCGAACAGGTGCTGGATCTCGTTGCTGGTCAAGGGGATCAGGTTGTCGAGGGCGGGCCGGTCGCGGCGTTCGGTGGCTGCGGTGACGGCAAGGAAGGCGTGGGCAAGCATTGCGAGCGTGACCCAGCGGTGCCAGGAGGTCCAGCGGCGGACCTGGTGCTCGTCCAGGCCGGTCAGGCCCTTGCCAGCCTGGAATGTCTCCTCGATCGTCCAGCGCCGTCCGGCCGCCCGCACCAGTTCGGACAGTGCCATTGGCCGGGGTGAGAAGCAGCGGTAGAAGGCGAATTCGCCGGTGCGGCGGTTGCGGCGGACCAGCAGGCACCAGTTGCCGGGCCGACCGGCGGGGTCGTGGATGTCGACCTGTGCCCAGTCGTAGTACCGCTCGCCCTTCGCGCCCGTTCCGGCCGACAGCCGTTGCCAGGCCCGCTTCGGGATTCGCGCGGTTAGGGTCTTTGCCTGGAACTTCCCAGCGTGCGTGATGATCGGGTGGGTGCTGGAGACGGCCAGGACGTAGCCGGTCCGGCGGTGTTCAAGGGCGGTTCGCAGGTGCGGGTTGTCGCCGTAGACCTCGTCGCCTGCGACCCAGCGTGCGGGGGTTCCCGCGTCGAGCGCCCGCTCGACCATGCGGACGGCGAGTTGGGGCTTGGTGGCGAAGGCCAGATCGTCCGGGATGCCCGCGCTCCGGCAGCGGTCCGGGTCCTCGGTCCAAGAGCGTGGCACGTACAGGGCTCGGTCGATGGCTGCGTGTCCCTGGGTGGCGGAGTAAACGAGATAGACGGCGACCTGGGCGTTCTCGATGCGGCCGGCCGTGCCGGTGTACTGGCGCTGGACGCCGACGGTCGCCGTGCCCTTCTTCAGGTCGCCCGTCTCGTCGACCACGAGCACCGCCTGGTCGTCGGCGAGGTGGTCGACGACGTAGGCGCGCACGTCATCACGGACTGCGTCGGCGTCCCATTTGGCGCGGTGGAGCAGGTGCTGCATGCCGTCCGGGGTCGCATCGCCAGCGTGCTCGGCCAGCGTCCAGCAGTTCTTCCTCGGCAGGTCCGAGAGTAGTCCGAGCACCAACGCGGTTGCGCGACGTCGGGGTTCGACCCGAGCGACCCGGCCCGCCACGCGGCCCATCAGCTGGTCGAACATCGCCCGCCACCGGGCAGGCACTACGCTGTGCCCGGCGGCCACCGCCTGATCTTCGTTTGTCCACACAACTCACGATGATCAACGGTGGCCGCAGCCATCTCCGCACCAGCCCCGACCAGCAAGATCACGATCTACGGCTGGAGTACTAAGGGCTCGCAGAGAATTAACTTGTGGGCTCAGGGACTTGACATCCCAGGTTAGCGCGATACCTGCCCGCATGTTGTTCTTCGGCAAGCCCTTAGGCCGTCGGAAAAACGGGCCTTCGCCCCGGGTCTGACCACGACGGAGCAGGCACCGACTCTGCGGGTTGATTGATGTAATCGCTGTCGCCGCCGTACAGGGCGGCCGTCCACGGCTCCTCGTGCTCGTCGACGGGCAGGTCGGCGTTCTCCCCCGAGTACAGGCAGACCTTGGGCCCGGTGTACGCCTGCCCCTCGTCGGCGCTGCGGTCGACGGCGACGAGGACGTACGAGATACCGCTGTCCTCCACGAGGAAGCCCGGCAGGCCGAAGACCGCAAGGGCCGCGATCAGCTTGTCGCCGTCCCTCGGCCCTGCGGAGGACGCCGCCTTCTCGGCGTCGCCCCGGAGGACGGCGAGTGGTACGGGGCCTTGCCGCGGTTGGACGGCCGGGCGTTGTCTGCGGTCACGACGGCCGACAGGCGCTCGTGCTTGTAGTGCAGCACAGCCAGCGCGCCGAGCGCAGCGGTCACGACCGCATCGCTCCCCGCGTCCAGGTGTCCGTGCTCGATGAGCGCCCGTCGGCGGGCCTGAAGGTCGAAGTCCTGGCGGGCGAGCTGCTCGCCGACCGCGTTCAGCGACTTCATGTCCGGCAGCCCGCCCAGGGCCGGCGCCACCGCGTAGTCGAGGACGGCGGCGGACATGCCGAAGTCCTCGGCCTCCATCAGGTCCTGGGCTTCCTGCAGGACGTCGAGCGTGAAGGCCGGGAGGCGGCGGCCGTCCTCCAGCGGGGCGGACGTCGCGGTGGCGCTCGCCATGAGCAGCAGTTCGCTGAGCCGGTCGACCTGCGAACGCTGCGGGTGCCGGGCGCTCCCGGAGGCGACGTCGGAGAGCAGGCTGAGGCGGCGGGCAACGGTTTCGGTAGTGGTCATCGGGGTTCCTCTCAGATCCAGGTGCGGATGGCGTGGTGGCGGCGGCCGAGGTAGGGCACGGCTGCGTCGGGGTGGTCGGTGACGATGTGGGCGCGTGCGGCGTCGCGGGCGCCGTCGCGGGTGGTGGACCGGCTGAACCTGGTGCAGTCGTGGTTGAGCTGGGCGGCCGAGTCGCAGTCGGCACCCACCACGTGGACTTGGCAGCGCCACAGCCAGCCCCGGCCGTAGCGGGCGGTGGGCACGGGCGACAGGCTGACGATCGCCAGGGGTGCGGGCGCGCCTTCGGCGTGCAGGAGGCTGTCAGTGATGTCGCCTCGGAGTCGGTCGGCTTCCAGCACGGTCGGGGGGATGTCCCACCAGGTGAGGGTGAGCGGCGGCCACTGCTCGGACGGCAGTTGGCGGTCGTCGGGGATGAACGTCTCGGGGCCGGGCAGGGCGGGCCAGCCCGGCGCGATTCTGTGGAGCGAGTTCATGGGGGCCTCTCTCAGCTCGCCAGCGCCCAGGCGTGCGCGGCAATTCGGTGCTTGCAGACGTGGATGGCTTTCAGGCCGGCCGGGCACGTGCAGGCGGCCCGGGCGGTGCGGTAAGCGGTTGAACCGTCCGAGCTGACGGCGAGGAACACGAGGTTCTTGCTGCTCTTGCGGAGCGGTACGAGACCCCCGTGCTCGAGGAGTTCGACTGCCGCTTCCACCAGGTGCGGCTTGTACTGGGCAAGCTCGGGGGCGCGGGTGGCGCGGCGGATCCTCTGCCGACACTTGGGGCCGTAACCGTCCGGGCTGGGGAGGCGCAGCCGCCGACCGCACTTGGTGCACCGGGCGTGCTCGGTGGCGGTGGCCTTGGTGGTGCGCATGGCGGGCTCCTCGGTGGTGGCGAGTGGTGCTACTTCATTCCTTGCCTTGGCGACTTGACCTAATCTAATTGGCCAATCTGAAGAGGCAAAGGAACTTCTAAGAAAACCGCTGGTCACCGACCTGCGGCTGCTATCCCTCTCTGTGGCCGATGACGCTGGCCGTGTCCGTCATCGCGTAGATCAGCGCCCGGGACATGAACTCTCCGCTCACCGTGACCTGTCCGGCTTCCTCGTTGCCGCCGAACAGGTACCAGCCGGTGTCTCCCGGCCCGTGGCGGCTGCGTGTGCGGCGCTCCAGCTCGTACCCGGCGGGCTCGGTGGTCTGCCACCTGCGGCCCGGCTGGGTGCAGTGCCAGGTGATGCCGGCGACGAGCCGCACGCGGGCGGGCGGCGTGCTGTCGGCCGCGGGGCGGGCGCAGTCGACGTGCTGGTCGCAGTTGCACTGCCCGCATGCCACGCACATCTGCTCGGCTTCGAGCCCGCAGGCTCCGCAGCCGCCCTCCTCCTCCAACTCCAGGTCGTCGACGAACAGGGCGAGGTCGGCCGCGATGTCTCGGCGGGTGGTGCGCATGCTGTCTCCGTCTTCCGGGTGGGCGGTGAGGGGTGGTCAGGCGGCCGGGATGACGCGTTCGACGGCGACGATGTCCCACATGGCGTTGCCGAGGTTGGCTTCGAACGAGTCCATCGGCCCCAGGGGAACGAGTTCACTGGCCCCAATTAGCGATCTTGGGCGCTCATCGTGAACGAGTCGATTGGCCCCACCTGAGCGACGATCGCGTTGGGTGTCGACCGCCGGTTCAACCGTCCTCGATCGTTATCGGGTCGCTGTCGTTCTGGGCTCGCTGATACATATGTGCGATGGCAAGCGACGACTCCTGTGAGTTTCAGGCAGGGCAGTCGGGACTCATCGTGAGGGTCCCCGAGGCAGAACCTGCTGTTCGAGCGTGGCGTGACCGGCTGGACCCCTCAGCCCGTGCGGGTGTTCCGGCCCATGTCACCGTCCTCTTCCCGTTTCTCGACGAGAGCCGCATCGACGACGGTGCTTACGCTGCCATTGCAGAAGTGGTCGGGCGTCACCGACCCTTCGAGGCCCGGTTCGAGCGCTGCGGGCGTTTCCCGGGGATCTTGTATCTCGTCCCCGAACCGGACCTCCCGTTCCGCCGGCTCACCGAGGCGATCGCGGACCGGTGGCCGGAGACCCCGCCGTTCGGCGGACAGTTCGACGAGGTCGTCCCGCATCTGACCATTGCCCAGGGGCAAGACGATGCCGTGCTGGAGGAGGCCGAGGCCGACCTTCGCGGCCGGCTTCCCGTCACTGCCCCCGTGTCGTCGGTCGATCTGATGGTGCACGATGGAACAAGGTGGCAGCAGCGGGCGTCATTCGCGCTCCGGTGA